GAGATAATTTCGTCTAACTTAAAGTTACTGGTCATTGTGAATCTCCTCTCGATAGTAAGCTCGTACCCTCTCTAATACTTTACCTAAGAGGTTAAGACCTTTCCACTTTTCAGGGTTCTCTACGTCAGGATGGTTCTCGTCCATCTTAACGCCCCAAATCTCATCGAAAGGGCTGGCTTCAATTAATGTCTTATCTTCTGTTGCTAGAAGAATCTTCTGAAGTTTAGGGTCGCTGAACTTGTTTACTAATACTCTGTAGTATATGTCTTCTCTGTTAGCAATCCATTGGTCTTCAACAAAAGGGATGCTGCGGCTCCTGCCAAGTCTTTTACAATCTTCAGGTCGTTTAGCAGCAAGGATACGGTCAGCGATGTTGTCAGCATCAAATAGGTTAGCCTTCTCCCACATAACCGCCTGCTCTGAACTATGAAATTCAATACCTTCGTGCCAAAACGAAGACATGTAGAAGTTAGAGAAAACGTCGTTCCTACCCCAAAATAGTACAGATTTATCAGTTGTCTTCATTGTAAGTATCCTCCCTTTTACTCATGATCATCTAACTCCGATGGTTCTTCACTTACTACAAACTCTGTATCCTCTTCTTGCTCTGTTTTTGTCTCCTTGACGAAGTCATACGCTTTAGCTTTCTCCTCTGCTTCCTCCGGAGTATCCGCTTTTACAACTCTATCCACATACTGTGTGATCATATAATAGCCTTTTACAAGATATTTACTCATTAGTTACCCTCCCCTCCAGCAACTTCAGAAGAATCAAGTATACTGTAGATTCTGTCTAATACCCTCTGTTTTTCTCTTACTATACTTTGTAGATGCTGTATACGTCTTTTTCCCTGCTCATTTCGTGAGACTAGGTTAATTATCGTTTTTGTTAAACTCTCCCTAGACATAGTTGAAACCGCTAGTTCGATATGCTCCTCATTAAGAAAAGGGAGCATACCTGCCTCGATAATTACTAATAGATCAGCAGGCAATACCACCTCTAGTCGATCAGCCGGAACTGTAATTTCTGTGTTGTACTTCTCCAGTTTTAAATGAACCACTTCACGGCTGTGATCAATAACCTTAATTCTTTTACGAGACGTAGTCATCATGTCCATAGTAGCCCCCGGAACAGCCGGACCTAGTTTAACTCGAATAGGGAATCTGCCTGCATCTCCCATGTCTGTAGTGTATGGTAGTAATATCTCCATTAAATCCATCTCCTTTGGTATGTAATTTTTTTATTTAGAGAAGCCTGCTAATCTTAACCCAGCAGGCTTTTAGTCAATCATCTTATCATCTTTTAGTCGCAGCAATATTTCAAATTATTCAGTGATATGTCTAGCCATAGTAGTATTTCACCTCCTTAAAGTGCAAGAATCTTTAGAGTAGTTCTTCTAGTACTGGCTTAAAATATAAAATTCGCCGTAAGTCTCCGACATAGGGAGTAAACACGTAAACAGGAACTTCTTCGGTGCTCTTGCTTGGTGACGGCGTAAGTTTGCTTAAACCGTACTTTTTATCAATCTCGACGGGAACCACAAAGGGAAATACAGGTTCTGAAGATACATAGAATCGTAGTTGCCCTCCTGCCTCCTCGAATCTAGTAGGAGCAATCTCGTCTGTGTAAAACTGTTCATATCCATCCATTTCTTAAACCTCCAATTTGAGTCTTAGCGAGTGATTAGTCTAGGCATTACATCCTCTCCCCTCGTCTGTATCTTTATAGTAACATCTCTGTAACTTATAGTCAATACCTTTTTGGAAATTTATTCAAAGAATTTTTGACGCTCTTTCAGCCGCTGGTTCTCCTCCTCCAGCTCTGCAATATACTGTTCGTATTGCTGCGTTTGCTCTTGGCGGCTTCCGGCTATCTTGTTAATGATAGCAAACATGTAAACCATCATGGCTGGAATGCCTCCAATAGGTCCAAACAGCAAGAACATTAAGAATGCAGCGAAGAAACCTCCAAAGATAACTGTGTTTAAACTCATGATTAACACCTCCTCGATACAGTCTATGTTATAGGCAGCTAAAACTTGACAACTTTCTTTGTACGATCCGATAGGACAGCTTTGATAATCCCGATTTTCTTGTCAAAGGAGCCGTCTTTAAAGAACGAGTTCAGCTGTGTATAGTAGTTGTAAAGGTCTAGTAAGGTATCTGTGTCCATTTTGGTCATTTCATACGCTCTTGGCTGTTTGACTGGTGTAACATTCTCCCACTCATCTGTAGTGTAATTTTGGTAAGGTACTTCCTGCTTGTTACTAGTTTCTTCAATCTCTTGGTCTGTCTCACCTTCTATAAGCGGGTTTAAGGTGTCTAACGGAGATGATTCAAACTCCTCGTCAGAATAAATGAGGCTCTCCATCTCGTTCGAGTCATAGAGAATGTCTCCATCCATTTTCATTTTAAGAAGCTCCGATTCAATTTCTAACCTTTTGTTTCGGTCGGCTGCGACTGCTAGATTGTTGATTTTATCAGCTGCGGCTGAGAGGTAGGAGTGCGCTGCCGAACCTATCTCCTCCAAGTCAGACCCGACATCTGTATATCTTGAAACTAGGATAGCTCTATTACTAATTGTCTGCATTAATGTTTCAAGTTGAGTGAGCGGATTCCCACAACTGACTAATGGGAATAAGTTCAGGTGATTGTTTATCGTAAAGCATATACTACATCCACCGCCCGCTTTGTCAGTATGAGCTTTTGCAGGACACCCATGCTTACTATAATCATAGTGACCTGTCTCAATAAACCCACTAAGCCAGTTGTACAAATGCATAGCAACAGGGAAACTTGTCTCGTATACAGCCCTAAAAGACGATGTCGCAGCGTACAAAGCGCTTCCAACTTCTCGAAAGTGTAACTTACTAACCATAGGGTGAAGCTCAATATCTTCCATCATACTAACCATCTCCTTTAATAATAATGAGAAGGTGACCGAAGTCACCCAAATTATTTTTTACTTCTTAGCAGTAGGAACCACCCTACTACTGCTATAATGCTAATACCACTAAGGATTCCCCATAATTGCATATTAAGCTCCTCCTTCGTCTTTGAAAACTCTCCCTTTAACCATTTCAATCGCTTGATCAAATACCTTCATTGACATCGTACGATTCTTTTTAAATTTCCAGCCCTCGTCTGTAAGCTGCTTCTCTGCAATAGAGACATACTCTTTTCCTTTTAGTGTGCAAAGGCTGACATCGTGGTGACGTTTTTCAGTCTCCTCGTATGTACCTAATAATTGTTCTGAATCCCAAGAGAAACTCTTTGCCATGAATATTTCATCCTTTCTATATGTTATACTCTCAATATACGTTAAAGGGGCTGTAATGTAAACCCCTAAATTTAACATCTTTTCGATCCGCAGCGGAGCAAACTAAAGTCAACAGTGATACAGGGACTCCTTTGATTTCACTGTTCGCACTGTCCCTAGAAATGTTGCAACGTACACCATCTGTGTCACTAACTACTTCAAACAATCCTTCGTGAGGTCTCGAAGGTACACGTACAATGTCTCCTATTCTGAACGGTGTCATTCTGCACTTTCCTTAGCTTGAAATAAACGAAGATCGTATAGTCTAGCTACAGCTGGGTTTCCGGCAATTCTCAACCTCCCAGTCTTCGTCTCTTCCTTCACGTACGAGATCGGGATATAGAGGACAATCGGAGTATTAACATCTTCACGGCTCCACGCCGTAAACTGCTGTTGGTTACTTGCTTTTCTTGCTTCCTGCGGGCTAGTAAACACAACTCGATGCATCTCCCCCGGCGAAGTACGATCCCGAGTAACCGCTCGGAGGTCTTCTAGCATTCGAAGGAAAAACGATGTTTTGCTCCCCTCCTGCTCATCCAACGTAATAAATATAGACGAAGTACACCTTCCCGCTCTAGGGAACTCTGATAGGCAAAGCTGAACCTCTTGTTCTCCTTCCTGGTCTATAAAGACGTAATGAAAATGAGTAGACTCAGCAAAGATATGCGTAACGCTTTGATATACCCCTTCTGCCCGTTTTATCATGTTTCGGTTGAGCTGTTGTATACTGTCATACTTATATTCCGTGCTCCAAAGCGCCTGCGTCAAAGTCAGTACTAGATTTTCCACAAATTGAAGGTCGTCTTTGTAGAACACGTAACGCATTTGAATTACCCCTGCATGAGTTAATTGAAGCTCTACACAGCCCTCTACGTCTTGTTGCGGAACGTGAACAACGTATTGAAGACTGTAGTTGTGATCCTCGTAAGCTAGTCCGTACCCGTACACATCTATAGTTTCTGAAAAGTATCCACCCGGTAAAGATCGTTTTTCTAAATGGTCAAAGTTCCCTAACATATAAATCTCTCCTTTTTTTAATCTATCTTCAATATAACCTTAAGTTGACATAAAGTCAACCCCTAATTTTCTATTGTTTTATCAATTTGTTGGGCTGCCCTTTTAAACTTTTCAAAGTTAACCTGCGGCACGTTGTACTGGATCAAGTGAAGAATCTTTTTGTCTTTAATGACCAAGATCATCTGACTTGCAAGGTTGTACAGATAGGTTACACGGTTGTCACTATGGTATGCGTAATACTCAAGCAATGCGGTACCTCTGTTCTCAGCGCTCTGAAGTAGGATGACTTCATCCTCAGTTTGTATTTGACCGAACTTGTGTAGGATGATACTGTTTGACACTTCTACCCAGTCTACCCCAGTTTTACTCGTATGGTACCCTTGTACGTCCATATGAGGAGCTACATCCTCCATAATACGGTTACTATTCAGAATAGACAGCATTTCTTCTTGTCTTTCCTTCTCTGCTCGTTCCTGTCTAGCTCGTTTTTTGTGTGGCAGCAACTCGGTTAGTTTTGATAATTTATTTTTCACTTAATACTCCTCCTTCATTGACAATAGAAACCGGTCATGGTAAAGTAAATATGTACCTTTTCCAATACCAGTCCCTATTTTTGGTGGTGTCGAGCTTATCGGCACCTCTTTTTTGCGTTTATTTGTTTTCCTTTAAGTTATCGTCTGCTTTTTGCATAGCGGCTTCTCTTCCTTCGAGGTACCACACCTCATATGGAATAAGTCCGCCTGTCGATGTATCTATGTCGTCATACTTGTCTATAGAGTACGGACTTTTTCGACTGTACTCGATGAACTCTTTAAATCCTGCACAAATCTTTTTTTCGTTACTGTGACACGCCCAGTTGTGACCGGACTCCCGTTTCATTTCAACGATCTCATAGGGTGTGGGCAGGCACCCGTAGTTTTGCACCATCTCAGATTCGTCTGTAAATGCGAAAGGACAAGATTCACATGCCATTTTACTCACCTCTCAGTTTTTTAAATTCTTCGTTGAGATACTCCATAAAGGTACGACCAACGTCTGTTTGCTCTGTAACTGGAGTGAAGTATTCCTCGTGAAACTCCTCCCAGTCCTCAATCGAGTACTTCCAATACAACTCGTCTGTATCAGAGTCAATCTTCTTCCGGTCATACGCATAAACATCAATAGAGTTGAAAATACGCTTTGTAAGTGTTCTACGGCTAACGTTTTGGTAATCCTCCGTTAGTATCACACATCGGTCTACAACGAAAAGGTCTTCATAATGGGTACCATCAAAATCATGAGTTACTTCGCATTGGTAGTTTGCAGATACGAAAAGCAGACAGTCTGAGACGGTAGACAGTTGTGACATAATCTGTTCTACGATTTCCTCGGGTTCCATCATGTCCTGCATTACATCCCCATCAGAGGTAATCCAATTCAAGGTATCTTCTTTAATCCTGCTTACATCGTTGCGGCTCACTTCAATAAGCATACATAAATCTGCCATTTTCTCTCTCCCTACTAAGGTAACAAAGATACTACACAACACGTATTACATCCCGCTCTTAACTAAAATAGTGAAAATACCCATAGGTACGCCAATCGCAATTACAGCCAACGTAACAAGTAGTAGCATCTTTGTTACCTCCTTTGTTTTATTGTAACTTGAGTGTATCATATAGGTAGACGGAAAGTCAACTCCTTTTAACAAAAAAAAATAAGGCACCCGTAGGTACCTTACCTTTTACATCATCCTGTGTACGACTAACTCGTCTTCTGCGTATAATCCTTCGTCACGGGATAGCTTATATGCGAACTTAGTAGGGTTCTCATTGTGTACGTAAACCTCTTCAATAATCGCTGTATCCCTACGTCCGTCCTCGCTCGTGTACAACACCGTGTCGTTAATAAGGAACTTGTTTTCTTTATTGAATGTGTCCGGAGTAAACTTAAAACAGGTAAATAGGGAGAGATCATTGACCCCTACGTTAAATGTTAACCAGTACTTGTCTTCTACTTCTGTAGAGGACGTATCATATGTAATCTGTGCGACCGTAAATTTCTTTTGTGCAATCCTAACAAGAACATCAGAGCCCTCGTTTCGTTCAAAGTGTTTGATAAACAATACTTCTCCGTCTAAGAGAGCCTGTAACTTGCTCTGCAAAGTTTGATACTCATTAAATGGAATAATCGTGTACTCATTAGGGTCAATAACTGCCATTTTAACCTCTCCTTTAGAATCCTAGTCCGCTTTGCTGAATAGCTTTGTTTAACCGTTTGTCTTCCTCGGTCAGGTCAAGGTTCTCATAGAACTGTTTCTCCGCTTCTTCTAAGTCAATAAGCAGCTGATCTTGTTGCGCTTCAGGAACATACTTCATGATGATTTCCATGAATGCAGACTCCTTGGCGTGCTGTCGTAGTCTGATTTCTCGAAGCCCTGCAATAGACATACCGCCAAGCTGGTTATTGGTAATCTTAGCTTTCAGCTCTAACGCCTTTAATGCTAAGGGAGCGTCCACTACATCAAAGTGTCTAATGCCTTTGAAACCTTTTCTAATAAGCTCATCCAGCAATTCCAAGTCATTAAAGACTGTGTCTACTTTGTCGATGTCATGTATCTGCGCTGGTGAGTTTGGCTGCGAGTCCGAGAAGTTTTTTTGCGGTGTTCTTTCCTTGTCCGCTATATATGCTACATTGTCCTTTGCTCTTTTGTCAAGTAGCGGAAGGAGGGGTTTTCCGGTCTCTATAGATTCTTCTCGTTTTTTCTTATAGTTGGTTAATGAGGCTTTAGATATACTTAAATCATTGTCTTTACAGAACTCAATGATATAGTCGTATGTCTGCCCCTCATCTAGCATCATGTCTACTTTAGATCGAACTTTTCGGTTATTATACAGCTGCACTAGAACGGAGCTCGAACCGATATTTTTCTTTTTGTTGTCCTTGTTATTTGTCATTTAATATGCCAACCCTTTCGTTTCGGTGAGTATCTTAAATATGTATAAATCCAGTGTTTATGCGGTCTCTCCTCTAATATAGTAAATCATTCACAAATTTTTCGGTATTTCTTAAATTAGCCAAAAAGTCCTACTACCTAGTTGACTTTAAGTCAAGTCTTGATATACCGCTATATTGAACATAGATTGATCGTTTAAGATATACTCGACCGAGTTTGTTTAGTCTATAACTCTATTATACACTAAGTTGTTAAAACTTTAGCTTATTGTACTTAAAGAAAACCATAAAAAAAGAGAGCTAAAAGCCCTCTTTTGTGTGGTTTACTTAGTAACATCTGCCTATGTAGGCAAAGGTATTATGACCTATCTTTCTCTGCTTCAAACTGCTCTAAAACAGCTTGTACACGATCATACTCCGACTTAAGTTTCTCTGTTTTACACTTTTCAAGCTCTTTTACAAAGTTTTCGTGTGCTTCTCTAAACCTACGTATGTCAGTAAGTATACTTGATTTTAAGTATTCTCCAATCAAAGCGTATCCCTCCTAACGTTTAGAACTCATCTTCGATCACTAGCTCTAGTATATCCTCTAGTCTAGTTATGTTTAAAGCGTCCATAATCTTCGAGAGATGTGCCTTATTCAGAACTGTACGTCTGTTGTTAGCCATTTCAGAGATAGCAGCAGCCCTTAGCCCTGTCAAATTAGCTAATTCCTTCTGATCCATGCCACGCTCTTCTAGAACGTCTTTAATTTTCAAACGGAAGATATAAGTTCTCTTCATTTTCTATTCCACCCTTCAGATATTAACTGAGCTGATTGAGTGTTCTTACTTCGTTAGCTTGTTCAACAATTAGTTTGTCGCATTCACGATCAGCCATTACTTGCAAAGACATACAGTTTATAATCTTCCCATAAATGTTTAGTCTATACGGCATGTTAATTCCGTGCCTGCGAACCCACTCCTCGTTGATAGCAACGTCATGCAGCCCGGAAACCATCTGAAGAAGCTCCGAATCTGTTAAATTCTTTACATTTTTAGATGGTTTCTCCTCTAATATAGGAGAAAAGGCGTGTTTTTCTAGCGTACCCATTAAGAATCCTCGCTTTCTGTGGGGGTAACGTGGTAGCAGGGAACCATTACTGATCCATTTTCCGCCATTAGAGGTAATACCACAGGAACTAAAGCGTATACTAGTCGGCTATCTCCCGAAGCCAGTAATCCGGAATTAACTGTAATATAGCTGTCAGTATTTTCTTTTATGGCATACTCGTACCTGTCTACATACCTCTCTAAGAGTTTGTAGCTCAACTCAAAATTAACTGGAGCTGAAACGATGTCACGTCTGTTAGCAAATACCCGCTTACCTTCTTCAAACCGTTCGAACTCATCAAGTGGAACACGACAAGTGATTTCTGCAAAAACATACTTATTACCAGTTAAATCCTTTGCAGAAAGGATTTTTAGTTCCTTTACCAAAGAAGATAAATTAGGGTATACATCAATTCGTTCAAATGAATTAATCTCCTTGATAGACTCCTCACCAGTAGCGTACACAATACCTTTTATTACTTGGTACTGCTCATCAGTTCCGTGCGGTTCTACCTGTTCAGGCTCTTCGATGTATTCCATCGCTGCGATTTCACTGATACGGACTCCGCCTTCCTCAAAATTAAGGATAGCAGACGAGTTTTGAGTCCTATTCATCCAGTTCCACAGCCCTATTACGTTCCTTGTTTTATTCTTTGGAGTCCACTCGAGAGCGCCGCCGCCTCGTAGTGTAATTCTTACTTTTTTCATGTTATTCACTCTCCTTGTCTTCTTTTAAGTATTTAGTCCAGTCTACTTTAGACTTTAGATCGTCAGGGTCGATAAACTCCCGTTTAACATTTTCATCTAACCATTCTACTGCCTCTGTGTAAGAATTGAACTTAAGATGGAAGCCATCTTCGTCTGCAAAGAAATCGTTCCAATCAAATCTGTCTTCGTCATCTTCAGAACTGAATTCTCGAACCTCTAATTTATCCTCGTGGTTCTTGCGAATTTTATAATAATAATCGTGCCAAGCGTCCATAATAATTCCTCCTTTATTTTACCATATAAAACATGGCTAAGAATGCTGTAACAAAAATTACAAGACGAATAAAGTCAATTCCAAACTCCTTCCGACCACTGTGAGCGAGATTAACAGTTGCAACAAGGGCACCTATAAACATGAAAAACATCAACGTATAGACCATCCACATCAAAATGTATTCCTCCTCTACACTAATCTTTGCAAAACTATAAACACAGCACATACAAACCCTACGGTAAACACAAATCCTACAGCTAAATATACAGTAGCAACTTCAGGAGGAGCCTTTTTAACGTCCTTAAGAGCGAGCATAGCCCCAACTAAGAGCATTGCTATACTTACATAAATTAACCAATCCATATTCTACACCCTCTCTTTAACCTTGTCATAGGTTACTAAAGTAGTTAGCAGTTCTTTTTAGCGCATCATACAGCTCAATTTCATAATCAGTTGCTTCTCTTACTATCTTTTCTTTTCTTCTGTGTCTGTAGTCCCTCGTTTTAACATACCCGTCTTCGACATACACATCTTCCCCGAAGTGGCGAGTGATTTCTGACCAAATAATTTTACTAATTGCGTGGGAGGCAACCCGTGCCTTAAAAGTTGTCGAAGCGTAGGTTTCAAATTCTTTCATCTTTACCATCCTCTCTGTAAGTTACAGACTAAATATAACCTCTGTACACAGTATAAAAGAGGTTGACATAGAAGTCAACCCCTTTTCGAATTAAATATTCCATTTTTTTAACTCTTCTTCTGAAGCGACTAATTCGTAGCCTTTTGACCGATCTTTATGCTTGATCAGCCACCCTTCCTCGACAAGGCTGCTCATTAAGTCCTTCATCTTTGTTGTCTTTACTCCGAGCTCTTTCCGCAGCGGCTCCACTCGTGTCTCTTTAGAAGCTGCTATTACCTTCTTAAGTCTGCTGATATCGTCACCTGTGTCGTGAGCTACTTCTTCCATGACCTCAACTTCTTCGACGGTCACCGGTTCAGAAGGATTGTCGAAACTACTGCCATAGTACTCTGCTAACCTTTTATATACGTTTTCCTCCTCAGCTTCATCTAAGCTGATCATTGCGCTTTGAAATCTTTGAAACTCTTTAGGATATCCCTCAATCCTCATGACACCATCGCCTCTACCCAGCAGCTTTAGCCCACCTAACCCTTGACCAAACACAGTCGTGTAGTTTTTATTATTATTTAGATTAAAGCTAATAGCGTTTGGAATATTGGCTTTGATACGTCCGCTCACGATATCTGCGCTCGGTCTCTGTGTCGTAATAATTAAGTGTATACCTGCCGCCCGTGCTTTCTGCCCTAACCGCCCTATATATTCCTCTACATCGGGACAAACATCCATGAGCTCGGCGTACTCCTCAATTACACATACGATATAAGGCATCGGTTCACTCATCTTTGTGTTGTATAGTGTAATATTCTTTACTCCGTTCTCTCTAAAAAGGGTGTATCTTCGATCCATTTCAACAACCAGTTCATGCAAAGCCTTACCAGCTACTTTCATATCTACGACAACATCGTCTACGTGAGGAAAGTGTCTGTACTGATCCAGTTCAACCTGCTTCGGGTCAATCATGACAAATCTAAGAAGATCAGAAGTATACCTTGTCAGTAAGGAAACGATAATAGTATTGAGGAACACCGATTTACCGCTTCCTGTAGCTCCTGCAATGAGTAAATGCACAAGTTTAGCCAACGACAAGTATAATGGATTATTCACTTCATCTACCCCTACAACAAACGGCAGCGCATTCTCTTCCGCAAACTCTTGATACTCCGGCATCTCTAACAGCTCCCGTAAGCTGATAGCGCTTTGTTTGTTCGTTGGGAGAATAAATCTGACCGTGTCCGGGGTGTCTCCTTGCTCGATCCCTAGAGATGGAACGCCCATAGCTGCCTGAATATCTCTGGATTTAGCTGTAATGTGGGTTAGATTTTTACTTTTTGGGATGTCTATTTGAATAACAACGAGCCTAATGCCAGCAGTCACTGACTCATTATACACTCTTGCCTTGTCAATGATGCCAACTCGCTTCAGTGCTTCTGCAAGGTTACTGACAAGTCCTTCCTCTACTTTACTTTCTTCCCTTTCGTAGGTCGGTAATAGCTGAATAACTCCTTCAGCTTCTTTCATTGGTTTGACTGTGCAAACATTATTCACCACTCCGCCCATGAGTGAGAATATTTCTTGCGTGCTTAGAATTTGATCTGCATTCTCTGCCGTCATTCTACAATCTCGGTAGTACTCTGTAAAGTGCTTTGCTTTCGTTCTCTGTAACCGAAGTGCGTTATACGCATCGTAACGTTCTAGGAGGGCACTGATCCGATCCTCCAAATAATAGGGGTTTGGAGACTGAATAGCTAAACGCAACTGAAACTGGTAACCGGTGTCTTGCAGCTTATCCTCGACTTCGTCTATATAAGGATTCTCCTCTATAGGGGATAGTCTTTCGAGCATCCCTAACACTTTATCTTGGAGGGCTCTCCCGAATCGGTAACTCGACGGAGACTCATTCCCATTCAAATAGCTCTCATACATGTCGATCGCTTGAGTCTTCCAGTGAGTCCTTCTTCGGAACAGCCACTGCATAAACACCTTATCTCCCTCTGCCAGCGAGAGGTCTGCGAGATCATCCAGTAATTGACCTTTCATGCCTCCGTACAGCGGCATAAACAACGGACGGGATAGATAACCCTCATACGCCGTAAACGTCTCGTACGGGCATTCTCGAGTCAACGTAGCGTTCCTATCTTGCAACCGGATAAAGGGAGGTGCAATAGTAAGGATATTCATTGCACCTTTGTCTAATACCAACTCAATTCCAAATATTGACTCTCCTGATTTCTGAACGAGATCAGCGAGCTCACTTCCAAGATCAGAGCTATACGAGAAATAGTTAGACAAGTTTTGATAGTCTGAATTAATTCCGAACATTACCTTTCAGCTCCTTCATGATAATACATGAGTGAACGGTTGTCACTGCTGAGTTTAACAAAAGCATACTAAGGTTAAGGATCAGAATAGATGTGGCTGTTGTCATTTATAGTTCCTCCTTATTTTTTAATCTTGTCAAGTACTCGCTTACCGACTTTTTTAACCGCTGAGTGAGGTCGAGTAACAATATCAATCGTGTCTTTGACGTTACGAACTACTTTATTTTTGGTTGCTACGGCGCCTCCGTACACCTCATCAAACCCTCCGCCAGTATCAAGGTATTTTTGTACCATTCTAGGCGGGTTACTCATACGAGCAAAACCTCCTATCACAACCAGCAGCTTGACAATCAGTCCGGTAAACTGTGTAGGTGTTGGGACTCCGAATATAAACCAACCAAGGATTAGTAAGAACAGTGCATAATATATTTGAACAAGGGAGAGCTGCTTTAAGTTAGCCCACCATTGGTTAAAATGATGTCGGTACGGATCAAAAATCCATGCAGTCATTGCTACAGGAGCAGTCACACCTAGAACCATGAGGTCAAAGAACCGTCTCCCGTTCTTCCATAGGACAGGTACAATAGATGATATGAGGACAACATCAAAAATAGCCAAAGCAATTACATCAAAACCACTTATACTAGTGGGAACCGCTACAGAACTCATTGTGTCCGCTCCAGCGGATACTAACAGGTCAGAAACCCAGTTAAGCAGCTGGAACGACTTCTGAAATACAAACGGAACCGCAGTCGTCAATCCAGCCACAACAACCCATCTCTTTAATATCGTCTTCATTTCCATAGGTGACGATCTTTTGCGTTTATTGTTAGGCAGCATTTGTTTGATTGACTCAATAACCGTTAGGACAGAGACAAGTCCTATAGAGAGTAGACTGAACATATAGGTGGTGTTCTCGAACCACTCATTATTAAAAATCCACAAAGGTGTTTTCAAGATTAAGGTAGCAGACAGATCGTACAACCAAGCCATAAGCTTCACAGAAAGTACAGCGATGTGGTGCGGAAGGTCCTGCATCCAAGTATTGATAAAGTCGATACGCTCATTCAGCTTTGCGATACTGTCTGCGACTGCACTAATCGGGTTAGAGCCACCACGAACCTTAGATAGTATTAAATCAGCAGGAGCTTTAATGTCTGACGACGCTGTTGCTGCTAGTGCCTTAGATGAAGCTCCTGTAATGAATGAAGACGAAACAACCGCAAACGGAATAACAGCTGCCTTTAAAAGAGTCCGTTTAATACGGGTAAGTTCTTGAAGACCATTTGAGCGAGATAGAAGAGCAGGTACACTGTAGGTACCGCTATCAAGACTTGCACTAAACCCTTTATCACGTCTGTGGACCATTCGGTTGCCATTTCTCGTTTTCTGAACATTCTGTAGATTCCTGCTATCGACAACATTACCATGCTCAGAGACACACCCAATGCCACGGATATTAATGCGAGGTTGAGTCCCCATGTCATGACGAGTGCTGGCGTTATTGCTGCCGCTCCTGCTGGAGGTGTTGTAACTGCTGCGGTGGTTGCCATAGCTTTTGGAGAGGTTTTCATTGCTACTGCTCCCACTATTGCGAACCCTCGAATGAGTTTCTTTAGTTTCTTGACGTTTCGGGCTTGCTGCTTTCGGCTTCCAGTTAGTACCTCCTTTCTTAGATTTTCCGCTAGAAAAAGCACCTTCTCTTCCTTAGACTTTCCAATCGTTACCTTCTGCGGGCTCGAATAATTAACCAACGGGTCAGATTTTGCGGCGGAGATTGTCAAGTTTATCACTGTGCATTCCTCCTCTTTCACGGTCTCTTGTCATTGATCTTTCACTTTTGCTTTTTTCCTTTAAGCTAGGCTCCCATGTATTGAAAAATTTCAAGGCAGACATAATTCCAGTTCCCGCAGCACAAACAATCCCTATTGATCCAGCAGCTAAAATGATACTAGTCAATTTTACCAACTCCTCGATGTATTTTATTGATTCAATCGGTTCATACTATCCCTAACGAAAGGAGGGAGTAGCCGTGTTGTTCTTCGAAAGTAAGCCTGAGACTAGGTACGAGCGGCAGTTAGAGAACGTTGACGAATACGTTCTACACACGATACAAGACAAACACAACATCAACATAACCAAGAAGCAGCTGTCGACAATACTAGATGTACTTTGGGAATACCGGGTAATAGAGTAACGATGTGTAAGAGCATACTCGATAGCGCTTCGCTAAACTGCTGCATAGCTTCGTTGAAGATATCTGCCACGTTCAGCTGCGTGAAGGCTACTTCTTTTAGTTCGTTCATTTTCTGTATCAAAGGAACATAAGCAGACGGATCAGCAAATTCTCCATCCACCTTCACACCAAAATGGAGATGGGGACCAGTCGAAGCACCTGTATTTCCTGAGTGACCAATCAAGTCACCGATTTTAACCTGCTGCCCGTTGTTTACTGTAAAATCTTTGAGATGACCATAGATAAATGTCTTTCCGTCGGCGGTGTCAATGAACACCGTCTTTCCTGCGTTAGCATTTCCATAATCCTTTAACCGAATAACTCCTTCAGCAACTGCTTTTAAATCAGTGCCTTCTTTCATGGCAAAATCAATACCTTTATGAGCGCTCTCACGGAAGGATTCTGCCGCATGAAAATGTGAGGTGATTTTGTAGTTTCCCATACCTGTTTTAACCCCCTATTTGCCCCTTATTTCCCTCAAAACATATATCGTTTAAAGCCTTATATGGCGCCTTTTTCCTCCATATTTCCCTTGATTTTGGGAAAGAGGGAAAGAAGGAAATTAGCTCCTATCCTAGAAGTCGTCTAATCGGCTCTCAAGGTCTGAATCAGATACCTCCTTTTTTGTTAGTACAACCTGACTGAAATCGGGTGTATTACTTTGTGTGACTGTCCTATGCTGTATTGCAGCGGAGACAGGCTGTAACCTGTATTTCATGCCATCTCGCATGAGGTCTCTTACAATAACCGAGAAATCAAAATCAGTTAACAACGGTGTAATGTAATCTATAAGGTCTTTATCCTTTGTTGGTCTTAGGTAAAGAGAACGTCTAGCCCCCATAATGATCAGCTCGCTTGATGTTTTTCTTTGCCTGCCGCATCCCATACTTTCTGAGACCTCTTGCATTTGCGTATCTGTCGAGCACTACCGCCTCTACGTTGTTCGGTACTCTCGGCAGTAGGTAAGGTTTAAGCAGCTCCGATCCGCCGCCAGTGAACACGATGCACTGCACAAATGCCCACGAGTTGATTAGTACTTTGTCGAGTACGTTCATAATGTTGTTAGCTTGCGTTGCATAAGCTGCATCTATTAGCGGGTCGATATTTCTGCCTTTAAACTCCCGTGCTGCGATTATCTGCGGGTACTTACCGTCAGGTATAGTTGCTCCTAATGACGTCTCTAAATGGCTGCCAACCTGCTTATACGCTGTAAACATGCCATCGTTCGTTTGAATGGATAACTCCGGCTGCTCAACTAGACCGTCAACTGTCAGAATATTCAGTGTGCGTGCTCCGACGTCTACTACAACGTTAAACCCTTTAGCTACTTCTCGGTTCGACAAGTTCCCGGATTCGTCTAACACTAGGTCGCAAATGCTCCCAAATGGCTGCTTCTTGATGTCTACATGCTCTACTGTGATCATCTTGTTAATAAAGTTCTTACCGTCGTGACTGATGTCGATAATGTGTGCCTTGTGCGAGCTTAGTTAAGGCTTTGCGGCGCTCTTCAGTATCGTATTTAATAGGTAAGTTCATCATAAGAGTATCTACAACCTCGTAGCTCCCCGGGCACATCAAACCTAGTGCTGTTTTAAGAAGAATTGGGAATCGGGTGTCATCGTGCTTCTTCTCTCCGCCAATCCAACGAATATCAGGATCGAGCTTTATTGCGTAGTCACCTACTACGTACTGCTGCCCATCTACCTCACAAGCTAAGTATTGCAGCTTGCTGTCTTTGTCGAACTCCGAATCCGGCTTCTCTTTAAAGGAAGTAACAAATGAAGGGATTAAGGAAGGTTCCCCTCTCCCATCGAACTTAATGTCTCCGTACCCGTCGTCTAATGACTTTACAATGTACTTATCTTCCACTGTGATCTCCTCCTTGTGTTACTTTATCCTACTTCATGTTACTTTGTATGATATAGTTATATGGGCATTCGTGGAGAATATTGTCTGTACAAATAAAAAAACCTAGCTGTTATGCTAGGTTCTTGTCAATGTTTGTCTATTTATGGACGAGTAAAGGGTGATATTTCTGCTTGAAAAAACCCTGTCAAAGGGTTGCTAATTAGGTATCCGTTATCATTCATAAGCGCAAGCTCACATCTTTCTACGGAAACAACAAACGCCTTGTATGTTTTTCCCGCCGTAACTCCTAACCTCTCGCTAGTATGTTTTATATGGAGGTTTACAGGTGGGAACTCTCTAATTCCTCCTATAGGTTCACCTAGGAGGGCAGGTTTAGAACAAGGCATCCTGCCCGTTTGCGTTCCATAAGAGTAGAACCGAGGTTTAGGTCTTTTGTGCTTTTCTAATAGCTCCCTAACTCTCATTATCTCCTCTGAGTGCTTGGCATCTTCAGACATGCTCCAACCTAACTTCTCCAAAGCCTCATCAGACCATTCAGACATAGGAGGGAAAGGTTCTATTTTCTTACTCATCGCTTTCTCCTCTTTCTTTGAAAGGATCGTCTCCAAGAACTTCCACAAAGAAGTCTTCCCAACTCAAAACACTCCCGCTTTTTACCTTTTGCAGATTATATTCACGGAAGAGTCTTTTTAATGATTCTTGTGAAACATGGTGTAAACTAAGGTCTTCGTTGGTTACTATTTTGACATACTCGATCGCTGCTTCCATGAATTTAAATTCCGCTAATTTACTTTCTACCCGAGAAAGCAGGGCTAGGTCGTCTACGGTGAAATCGACTCCCGCCCCAGCTGCCTTTACAAAGCGTTCTTGCATAGTCAATAGGTCTCCGTAAGTAAGTGTAAGTGCATCAATATTCTTCATATTAAAAAGTCTCTTCCTTATCGTAGTGGTAAATTCCATTATCCCCTATGGCAGCAAAACGCAACTGAGTCCCTCTACGAATAACAAACGTTAGCTGATCGTGGTAAACCGACGCATAATCAAACTCTAAGTCTTCCTCATTAGCTACTAAAAGAATATTTGTATTTTTTCTGCGAGTGTCCCAGCATGTAATGCGTTGGGATACTCTACCTTCAGAGTCGATATGGTGAGCATTATAACAGCTAATAAATACTTTCCGTACCGCTTTTGACACTTTACTCGTCCTCCCTTAAACTTCGATCAAGAATTTCTGCTCCTTTTGCAATGTTATAACAAGCCGAATTACCAACTAAGTAAGCAAAAGAGAGGTCTTCTGCATACACCGCAATGGTATAATCGTCTCCCTCGTCCTTTATGTCAGAGCAGTAAAGATCGTCTGAAATTACTTTGTTCTCGCTAATATAGTCCCAATAGTCACTCTTATCGACATACATTTTTAAAACAAGTGAATTACTCATATTACTTATCCTCCTCGTAGACAACAACTGCGTTTTGATACTTGACCTTTTTCCCTTCGATATAGACAACAGCGTACGAATGGATATAGTCTACGTCTACGTCTCCGTGGTATTCTGCTAATTTCTTACCTGAAGGGGAGTAGATATAAGCCGAGTTATTTCTTGGTTTATCTGAGCTGCTTGCCTCACACCCGATGGCAAGTGCAGCAACTAATCCAAGTACAACTAATGTTAAAATCATTCTTAAGCGTTTCATGGTTGGTTATTCCTCCTAAGTACGTGTTAGATTATTGTGATACCGATGTATACAAGTACGATAACGGCAAGTACGCTTTTAACGACGTCCATTACGTGGTAAAAAGCATCTGCGAATTTTTCTGCTTTGTGCATCTCCGCAAGATCATAGGAAACGTCTACGAGGAACACAAAAACCGCAATAGCTATAAAAGGTAATAAAAGTGTTAGGCTCATTGAAGCTCGTCCTCCCTAAGCTTGTCGTAGATTTTATGCACTTCTTTAGTATGTTGAGAATACGCCCAGCTCAGAGTAAAGTAAACTATAAGGTGGGTAGCTAACTGACCAAGAATAACAGCTCGTAACCATATAGGGAGGTCAATCCCGTTAGCAGGGAATATGTTAAAGAAGGCTAGAACCCCACCCTGCAAAAGGAACCATTCTCCTTGCGGTTTACGCATTGTCTCTCGTCGCTCTTCTTTTGCGGAATATGTTTATCTCCATTCCGATAACCGTTGCTAACGAGAGGACACCTACAGCAATAGTTAAGACTTCGTACATATGCCAACCATTGAAGTTGATAACGATAAATCCACTTGCTGCTGCTTTTACAATAAACCCCGCCATAGCTGCTCGGGCAAGAGCAGAGTACGTGTCTACATTGTCCACGCCACCTAGTCGTCGAATCAAAAAGACAACGATACCAAAGATAAAGATTAAGGACATGCAAACATCAGCAAACGTATAAACGATATTCTTCATGTCAGTAACTGCTGCTAACACGATAGTTACAAGCATTAAGATAATTAAAGCCACTTCGTTCCAATTAAATTTTTTCATTAAATTTTCCCACTTTCTTCATTTTTTTTATTACCTACCCGGAGCCTAGTATCGTGACCTTTCTGTAGTAGGTAATTGATTCTTTCTTGCGTCATCTTTTTCTCCGGGGTGAACGTTAGCTCTCCTATACCTTCGATGTAGTAAGATATAGACTCTACATTTGTTTCCTTACCTCTTACAGATTCCATTTGTATCATTAGAGCGATAACGATCTCTGCGGTAGCGACTTCTCCATCAATCAGTACATCCGTTGCGTCTCTTGACAACGAAGTGTAATCCACCTGAATCTTTGACATACTCAGCTCTCCTTCACACTTACTTTAGGTTCTTTAAGTAGGTTTATTCTTATTAGATAGTGCCTTCCCCGAACGGCTGTAATAAACCACTGGTGGTGATCGACTCGGTATCCTTTTCTCTCGATGAGGGGTATAGCTTCCCTAATTCCGACTACCGCACGGTCTCGCTCCTTGTCTACAACACTGTTCATGTTAATGTAGACAGCAATGGTAGTTTCCCCTTTTCTAGCTCCTCGTTTAACAGACTTTTTTACTTCTCTAAGAGTGATTCTTCTCCACCTGTTGGCTACTTTATGTTTATATTTATCTGCCGTAGCGACAAGTTTTTCTCTTGGTGTAAACAACTTATGTTTCACCCCTATGCATTGGTTTTGTTGGTTTTTTAAGCAAGTCTATGACTATATGGTACTCGTGCCCATCAAACATGTTAGCCGATCTTTCATGTCGAATAACTCTAAAACCTCTAGACTCCGTAATAGCTACTACTTCCTTCATAACGGCTAGTACATGTTTAAAATTGCTGTATGCAACTTTATCCAACCCGTTCAGATCAACATAAGCATGTACATAGGTCTCCCCTTGCCGAACAGTCTTTTTAATCTGCTTTTCTACTGTTCGAAGGGCTTGCTTCCGAAGTTTTCTTTTTATCCTGCTCACTTTATTGCGTCTGTTCTTTTCTGCTCGACTGATGAGTTTTTCTCTTGATTGAAGCATTCTCCTCTAACCTCCTTTTCGTAGGCTCCGTGATAACATCGAACAGAACTACATGGTTCCCTTTAGAATCGTAAACCACATGAAAATCGTAGTACCCGGCATACCCCAATCGTTTATATAGCTCATTTATGTCTTCATGACTTACTCGTTTGTGTGAAAAAGTAATTTCGGCAAAAGATTTTTTCCTAAACTTACACCGTATAAGCTCTCTATTCACTTTTCGATCAATAGCCTTACTAGAAAGTGAAAACCATCTCTTGCGTAACCTATTTTGCGATATAATCACTCAATTCCCCTCCTATCTTTTTCTTCATCTTTCTTAGTGCTTCGTTCATGATCTGTCGAACTCTCGATTGAGTGCGATTTACTAACTCAGCAACTTCCGCTGTAGAGCATCCTTCGAGATATATCTTTCTAATAATTTGCTGCTCCCGATCAGTTAAACATTGCATACTCTCCTGAATAATATCACTGAGTATCAAATCGTTTTCGAACTGTGTGGAGGGAGCATAGTAGTCCTCATTATCCTCGCTTAAGGATACAAAGAGCTGCTCATTATTACCTTTACCTTGGAGGCTGTAAGCCAAAGCAGCGTAAGCAGTTTCGTAAGAGACATTTAATGTCTTGGCTAGTTCCGGTACACTTAGATGATGAAGACGCAGCTGATCTATTTCTTTAGCCTTCGTAACTACTCTGAGCGGGATATGTACTGGGCTGATGTCACGATGCATCATTTGAATATAACCTCTTACAAAATTGGTAGAGTACGTGGACTTCTTAACATCTTTGCTTGGGTCAAACCGGTCCAGTGCTAGAATCATAGCAAGGGCACCCTCTTGAAATGCATCATCTTTCTCAATTGGTGAGCTACTACTAATCTGCTTATGGACTTCCTTCCATACAAGTTTTAAGTTCTCTTCAACGAATTTATTACGGGTTTCCATTGGCTTTGTCCTCAATCTTGTTATTTTCATTCTAAATTAACTGTATCATACAGTCTACTAGTCTGTCAAATACTACTTAGGGCTAGTTTTAACTTAGCTAGTGCTCGGTCTCGAAAAAGTCGGATGCGGGGCATAGATACTCCAATCTCTGCGACCACCTCTTTCAGTAAACAGTCCTCAAAGAAAATCATCTGAATGATTCTGTGCTCTCTTGGTGTGAGTACTTGCATGACGTCTCGTAGAACAATATTGTCGATCCAGTCAACGTTTAAGTCTCCTCCTAAATGCTCGTAGTAGAACTCGCCTCGCTTTGGAAAGTTCTGCCCCTCTCCACTGTTTTGAAGATATTTTACTTCTAAAGCTAAATACTGTAGTAATTTCTTAGCACCTTCTTCGGTAATAGACAGCCGACTAGCTATAGTATCACAGGAAGCATTCTCTAACTCTAGCTTTCTAACTTCCCGAGCTTGCTCCTGAATGTGTGCGGGTATAGAGACAGGTGTATTGTCACGATAGTAGTTCTGTATTCCTCCAAACACGCAAGTACGTAGGTAAGTCATGAATGACGCCTTAGACTCGTTACTCAGGTTAAATCGGTTAATTGCCACACAGAAAGCTTCGCAAGCTACTTGAAACACATCCTCTTTATCCCCGGGTGCTGCGTATCTATACGACAGACTGTGAAGTAGCTCTTTATATTGTTCAAACAGCAGCTCTTTAGCGAGATCGTCTCCCTCTTTAGCTGCGCTTACTAAGTTATTAATTTCTTCTTTTGTTGGTGAAGATTTCTCTTTAATCATGGTATCCCTCCTTTGTCCTACTGGTTTATAACTAGATTGTAACATACAGAAATTCGTATGTCTACTAAAATTTTGCAAGTTTCGTCACTCTACTTGTTTGAAATGAATGACATAAAAAAGAAGAGAACCTTATGAGGGTTCTCTTTTCTATATCTCAGATTTAGTTGAACCAGCATTTCCATAAAAACAAACCAAACAGTACTACACAAATGAAAAGTCCATAACCAAATATCACTTTATCCAGTTTTTTCTTGGAGAAGATAAAACCAAGTATCGCCCATAATAACATAAAAGATAACAAAAGTAGTGCTTCAATGTTTATGACAACTTCGCTCATATCATCCCTGCTCCTCTAAACAGGAGGAGAAAGAGCATGGCAGAACATACCCCTATCCCTCCTAAATACATCCGAGCAAGTACTTTTGTGTCTACTCGCAGGTAGCCATAAACACTCCATACCAGCATAACGAGAATTACAAAAAACAACATCGAGTACATACCGTTCTACCTCCTACTACTTATTTTTTTACTACGAATCGAGGAGTTCCATTTACTGTAATTCGCTTAGACTCCACCTTAGCAGCTGTTTCTAAGTCGATCTTGCCCAGCTGTACAAGCGCATCCAACTTGTCAGAGTTAACTCTAAGCTCTGTAACCTCGTCTAAAATGTCTCCTGTAAGTAGCGAACGAATGTCATTTAGATCATAGTTAGAGAACGTTGATACGGAGTTGCTTTGGACCGCATCCACAAGAGAAATCTTCTTACCTTGTGAGCTCTCTAGCTCAGTGATATTGTTGTTCTCCATGTACTTCCTGATTAGTTTTTTAAGTCTGTCTTGGTTGGCTTTTAGCTTTGACATGTACCCATGCAGGTCAACATACGCATCAATCTGCTGTTGAAGTTCCTGCGACACTTTATTTCTTTTTCTCACTGTCTCCGATACCGCTGCATGACTGCTTTCTACCGCTACTTGAAAAACGTCTTCGGTTTCTTGCTTCCACCCGTTAGCGAGGAAAGTTTCTTCAACCGATTCAAAAGTGTGATTAGAAGAGAAAATCGTACAGTTTCCGTCACGTTCCACTTCAACTCTTCCATCTTCTCTCTCCTGTAAAATTGCTTTGTGATCTCCATTAACAAACGTAATTTTTTTCATGTCGTGTTCCTCCTTTGAGTGTGTAACCTTAGTATAACCCGTGGTTAACTAAATGTCAACCCCTTTGACGGTATTGTGCCCGATGTTCTTCTATATGATCCCCTACAGACTTTTTAATTTTATGGTAACTATCGAAACAGGTAGAAACCCAGCCCTCAATAACATGAAACTTATTGCCCATAAAGTTAATCAACGGGCTACTGTCGACTGAAAAGGAAATCCCGTCTGTTTCAAACTCGCTTAGTGTTTCCTGATGCTGATATAGGAATGTAACTGTAAGCATCCATGTACTATCAGGGAGGAGCATATCGTGTTTTCTTATTAAATACTGGATGTCTTCTACTAGTGTCTCTCTCGATGATACAAAGAAAATACCTGAAAACTCTACTGTGATTTTTGGGTATTGCTCTTCTTTTCCTCTGACTAGTCGAGAAAAGAACTTAGAAGCGCCGAGAGGATACCCAAGGAGCTGCCCCATCATAACAGTTTGTTCCGCCTTGTCAGTCTCTTTGAACTGGTCTTTATATCTCTGACGGACTTCCTCGTTGTTAAAGAAAATAACTCCATAAGGTGTTCCGTCATCCCGCAGCATAACTTCATGAAGTAGGTGATCCATTCCTACGTTGTCTTCAAGAAGTAATCTGTAAAGAAGGTAGTCCATCGTAATCGCAGGCTTAAAGCCGCTAAAAAAAGCTAGGGCTTCTCTCGTAGCCCTCCCATAGCGGGGGTGGTCTGTTGGTAGTATCTCAAACATTTCAGGGGTTAACTTCATTAAAATCCTCTCCAGTCGTCTCGTATTTGTCTATACTAAGACTATAACATAGAGTGTTTTAGAAGTCAACCCCTGAATGGTAAATTATTGTTTTTTTACAGCTCCTGTTTACAGAGTAACGTTTGTCCCTTTTAGTACAGTAAACTTAACTGTAGGGTTTCCTGCGTCATCAGCGCCCATTTGAATGTCTGTAATATTTTCAAGTGGAATGCTTACCTTTCTCACTCGAGATGGATCAGACACAACAACAGCATCACTAGACGGTCTCAACCAGTCCGACATTGAAGGCGCTTTGTTCTTGTCTACTAACAGGCTGTTACGGGAGTCATCCAGTACGGCAGGTTTACTACCTCTATCCGCTACTTTACGAATTGCAACTTTTCGATCTACTTTAAACTCATTTAGAATTGTGTATGTACCATGCTTGTTGATGTTGTACTTTTTGTATATGTCGTTCAGGTTCATGCCGTCTTCATAATCTTTGACTAGATTACGCTTCTCATTCTTAGTCATTTCCTGTAACCTTTTGCCGGCTTTAGAGCTTTTAATCCTTCCATTACGCAGCGGTAAGTTATGTCTAGTAATAATCTCATACATCTTGCCTGAAGATATTTTAAATGTGTCTTGAATTTCCCCTACAGTACGCCCTTCGGAGTACATCTTGACAATAGCGGACTCAGAAGCTACGTCCTCAGCGGATACACTAGCTGTTGCGAATGCCTTTGCTTCTTCTTTTGTAAATTCTTCAAACGGTGGTGGCACGTATTCGTTACTCATATGTTACACTCCTCCTACAAATGATATATTCAGAGTGTAACACGTCTATATGATACTGTCAATATATTAAATAAAAAAAGAGCCTAACAAGGCTCTTATCCTACGATACTAAGTTCAATGGAGTTGTGAGTGCTGTCCATTTTTAAAATGTAGCCACCCTTCACTGCATCTACAGTCATTCTATAGTCTTGTAAGGACTCTTTCGGGAGCTTAAAATAATGTTGATCTGTGCTAAATATATAGTCACCTTCGACATTCTCCATTACACTAATGACGCCCTCAATAGGGACGCATACACTCCGAATCCCTTCTTTTTTGGACTCTACTTTGAGTGATACGATATGAGCTCCTAAGAGGTTATCATTGCTCATAAGCTCAAACACAGAAGAAAATCCGATAGAGGTTAGTTCCTTATCAACAAAGTTACCAAGGAACTTTAAGGCACCCGATGTACCATACAAAAGTGATACAGTGTGTTCGAGCACTTCATCAAATTTCTCTGTGAGATAGATAATAGTAAACTTCTCTTTGTGAATAGTAAACTCTTTGTACTGTACTGTAGGGTTGTTCATATTCAGCCTGATGTCTGCGTTAGTTAGCTGATATGTTGCCGTAATAGGCTGCTGCGGGCTACTATCAAGGAAGTTTGGGTTTTCCTCAGATAATTCGTAACCCGGGATGTCTCCTGCTTCGTAGCGTACCAAGAAGTCGAGTGTATTGTCTAACTCGTACCTAGCGTTCTTCTCAATAAGCATAGAAAGAGTTAGGTGTACTTGGTTGTCCCGGATGTCGAGTTTGTTGACTAGCGCTTGAGAACGACAAGCTACACGTCGACTAAGGAATGGATTCGTATAACCTACACCGTACAATTGTAGCTTTGTATTTTCCTCGAAGCTGCGAAGTTTCATTAGTGTAGCATTAAGTGGTTTCATTTCTTGAATTTTTACCATTAATTTTTTCCCCTTTCACGGTTATAGTAAGAGTTACGACTGGTCTGTCGTTTTTGACTTGTTGTCTTCTTCTTAAATCCTTTACTACGGCTAAAAGCCTTCTGCGGGCTCTTCACGGCGTTTTTCTTGGCTTGGAGTACAAACACCAGCATGTTACCTTTAAACAGCCTCTGCGTGCGTATGGATAGCTTTCCGTATACGTCTTTGCCAACCTTTATGTAGTACACTTCATCTTTAGAGGTTAATGTCTGTTCCCCTGTAGATTTTTTTAAGTGCAGCGTAAGCATGTCTGCTGGTATTCCGGCATACTGAGATACGAGATCAGTTCCGTACACCTTGCGAAGCTCAACATCCCTTTCAGATAACCCCTCAAACACTCGGGTAAACTCTACCCTGTAGTGTCCTTTAGTACTACTCAGTGACTTCTTATACGCATCTTTGCCGTTATCATTGACCCCAGTTAGCCCTCTCGAAGTTCTTCCTCGAGACCGAATAAGGTTATTGGGGTTGGCTCTTTTCTTGTTTGCCATAGCTGTAACCTCCTCTGTCTATTCTATATGATACAGCAATCAATGTCAACAAAAAAAAAGAGGTTACATCTGTTAATGTCACCTCTCTTTCCCTATACCTATAATATATCATAACTTCGGATTCGACCCGATTTCCAGTCCTTCTAGGATACTAATAGCCTCCAACAACTTTGTACGGTTTTTGTTGTACACTTCCATCTCTTTCTCGATTTCACTAACTTGTTTTTTCAAGCTGAGTAACGTTTGAGTGTAATTTCCTAAAGCTTCCGTAGAGTCTTCAGTAGGTGCAGCAGTAGTACTTTTTGTGCTCTCGATGTACTCGGTTGCTTTTTCTACAAACTCTTGGTAGTCTTTGGCTTGTTTCTTGTCTGCTTTAAATCTCTCCTCTAACTGCGGTAGCATACTCCAGTGGATCAAAGCAGTTCTTGTTCCTGTAAAGTCCTGTGGGTCAAACAGCGGGTTGTGTACATTCTCCGCTAAAATGTTTTTGATTTGTTTTTCTCCACGGAATGCGATGTATTTATCAGCAGCTGATTTGACAACAAAGGTTCTAACTGCCGCTTTAACTGATGCTGTGTCTGAATAGTTTGCTGTGTCTCTTGTTGAAGAAAACTCAGCTAGTGTAACCCAAAACTCCCTTGCATATCGTACTAAATTTAATTTACTCATATATACCATCTCCTTAGTAGTAGTTTATAGTTAGGGGCTGATTAACAACCCCTTGTATAGTGTATTATATCACGTTGTAACTTAGAAGTACATTTCCTCTATTTTCTATCTTTTTTCTTTAAAATGGTGAAATTTCAAGTGTTTCTCCGGGTGCATTCTACCTGAAATGAAGATATTACACAGTAGTTTGTTGGCGTCATGCTCCCCTAACCTTGATACGATGGCGTTTATCATATCGCCTTTCTTTAAGTACTTTTTTGAAGCGCCCGATTGAGTGTATAGCCCATGTAACCCGTTTGACCGACTGTCCGCACTGTAAACATTCATGCCTTTTTCTTCCTCTAATGTTTTCATCTGCCGTTTAAAACTCCCTAACAGGTTAGAAATTTCCTCTTTCCATAACATTTGATATGCGGTCCTAACACTTTTACTGGGTGACTGCATCGGCTCTTTGTAAACGCCGAGAATAGGCTGCCCTTTAAACTCGGTGTAGGCTAAAATCCCTACGTGTGGATAGTTGTGTTTTTCTAATACCTCCTCTGTCTTTTCTACATGATCGTCATGGCATAGCACATAGACGTAGTCACAAACGAGACTATAGTTTTTTAGTTGTTTGTTGAGCCGGCGTATATTGTCTCGCTCGGTTTTAATCTCGACCCCTATAATCCCCCGTTCCTCGGTGAATATAAGGCAATCTGCTATAGTTGAGCTAACGACTATACCCTTTTCAAATAACACTGTACTCTTACTATACCCGTCTGTAACGAAAATATGCCTTTTTTCTAAAATTATTTTCTTTATATCTTCCTCATAGAACCTTTTTTCCATAGTTTCTCATTCCCTATATGTCGAATTATACAATATAGCCTCGAACAGCGTCAACCGTCGAGGCTACAGAAAATATCGTTTGAATGTGCTATAGACTACTATTCGTCAATAGATACAGTTAGCTTAACTTTCTTACCATAGTGGTACGCAAAAGCATCTTCTACCATTTGTACCAGTACTGTCAGGCTTGCTGGGCTTACATCAAAGAAGACAACCTCATCCCCGTCAGAGTCTTCTATCTGAATTTCGAAACAATCAGCAGCTGCATTCATCGAATACCCGATACGATTACCTGTGTTGTCCTCCGCAGCTACATCTACACCTACAAAGACGCCATTTGATTTATCAGGGAGATGCGGAAATCTCTTCGTTAATTCTGTAAATTTTACCGCTAGCAGTTCGTCCTTTAACTTGGTAACTTTTTCTAAGGCATCCGCCTGCCTATTTTCTGCCTCTTCGATCTTTAAACTAAGTTCTTTACCGTAATCAGCCATTATCATGTCCTCCCCAATTGTCTTCAATGTACTTTATTGGCTTGCTAAACAAGGATACTGACTCATCGGCTAGAGCTGCATTAGCATCCTTTACCAACTGATTCAAGAAAGATAGATGTTTTTCTGTGATCTTAATTTCTTTTGTTCCTGAATAATCTTTTAAAGACAACCACATGCTTATCTTTGGTTTACCCGAGTTATAGCTAGTAGAGCTAAAAGTATACTTTAGACTTTTCTCCAGTGCATCCGTTATACTGTTGTGCATTACTAACTGTCCGCTAACCTCTCCGTTCGTGTCAGCGGTCAAATGAGGGAATCTACTTCGCAGGTCAAGACTGCTAGCTTCAGACAGCTCCTGCTGTAAGGCTTTTAATTGGTTGGTTGTTTCTTTTACTTCCTTCTCCGCTTGTGCTAACTCTTCAAGAATTTCTTCTTTGGTTCTCATTTATTACTCCTCCTTAGTTTTCGTCTCTTTGTATCCGTCGATCTCGAAGTGAGAAGAGAATATCTCCATTTCAGCCGGATTGAGTCTTCGCATTTCGTGGCATGTTTTACAGTGCAGTATATAATAATGATCTACTAACTCTAGTTCAACCTCATACATAGCGTCGTCATGCTCAACGTATTTAAACTGTATATCATGAAGGTACCACTGATGAGGGGCATCGGTACACGACGCTACTCTTTCCCTTTCTTCCTTCCGTTGCATAGCTTCGAAGTACTCCGCACGTTCGGGTAATGGTTCTCTTCTCTTCAAGGAAATACCTCCTTATATTTTATCTTTATAGTGTAATAAAGCTGTCATAGCCAGTAGTACGGCTGCTGTTATAACTCCAACAATCCCAAGGTTTACATACACAACAAAAGCCCCTACAACCATTGCACAAGTAAAGATAATCAAAAGACATACCGTACCTATAATATCAGGCATCTAAGCCCCTCCTCTACTCCTTGTAAGCTCCGCCTAGTGGGTTACTTGGATTTTCATTCCTGTCCTCTCCACTAAAATCATAGAAAGAGTTATTTTCCTCTGCTGCAAAAGCTCTGACAAAGGAGTCTGCGGAGATGGTCACTTTGTCTTCCCATACGACCGAATCGAGCCCGATAAATACGCCAGTCGGAGTACCTCTTTCATATTTTCGTTGTGTTCCTAGTGTAGTCCAATGATCTTCCGTGTGTTCATAAAATCCACTACCTACTTTACCGCTGAACGTGTCTTGTTGATTCGGAACTACTGGACAAACGAATACAGGGGGATCACTTTTCCATACTCGAACGTCTTTCTTATTGTTCGAGTATATACTATCCGCAAGTTTACCTAGCGTAGTTCGCTTACTAAACTGGGCAGCTGGTTTTACTTCGAATCTTCCTCTTTTTATTGGGGGTGCTTTAGGATCAATGTTTTCTTCTTGAACAGCGTATGCAGCAACGTACGCCGTATCTTTTTCGTTAATTAGCTCTATGATGTACACGGGTTTCTTCTGCACCCATAAAACCCCTCGTTTTACATATTGGAGTAGGTTTTCATCCGGGTTAGGTAAATTCTGTTTGCTCACGTAGTTTACTCCTTCCCTTTTCTTTTGATCTGTGCCGCTATGCTCACTGCTTTCATTACTACTGCCTCTCGTTCTTCTTTGCTCTTACTTTCCCCTAATCGTATCTCTATTTCAGGTAAAATAACTCTGTTTTTCATATAGCTTTTCTCCTCTCGTTTAAGTATTATAGGTACAATCCTGTTTATCGTCATTCTGTAAGATTCTTCTCAACTGCTCAAACTCGTATGAAATGATAGCCTGCATTTCCGGATCAGCGTCTTTAAGAGCAAACTCAATAGTATGTGTGTACTCTCTAGCCCTTTTAATACGCCTCGCTTTTCTTCTAGCTATTTCTCCATTCTCTCTTGCTAGTTCTTCAAATGAGACCATATAACCCCTCCATCCGCTGTCTGTATCATATAGATTGATTATAGCAGGTAAAAGCTGTGTTGTCTACTTTAATATAAAGAAAAAAGTAGCAATTAGCTACTTTTCCCATTTAATTCATCTTTAAACTTCTCTTCTAGCTCTTTCTGTAACTTCTTGCGAGCTGGAATTGTACCTGCCGCATACACCGCCCACGTTACTAAGTAGGCTAATGGCTGAAGTAGTGCTCCGTACAGCAGGTTGACAATGATTACAGTCCAAGGATTTAACGGCAAGCCTAGTACTTCGAAAGGTAGTTGCACAAGACCGTAAGCTGCTAGAAACCCTACCACTGCGGTAAACAGTAAACTAGTTAAGAAAGGGGTGATAAGCGGCTTTTGACCCTCTGCTTTCTTCTGTCGAATAACAGCGAATCCAGCGAGTAGTTGGCTGATAAGTGAAAATCCTAAGAACGCATAAAGCGCACTCTGCAAAATAAGTAATCCGTCCATTCATATCCTCCTAAACATGAGAAGGAGAGGCTTGTCCCCTCCTTAGTTAATTTTCCCTTTCTTATCGAACATCAGTTGGTTAAACATAACTGAATTGCGTCCTTCTGTAAGTATCATCGCTGACTGTGAAGCTGTAGTTGTCGGAAGATTCAGTTCTTTTGAGAAATTATTAGCCCCCATCGTCGACCCGACATAGACGTGGAATCGAGCATAGTCTTCTTGAACAACTCTTCCTGTATGTATGTGACCCATGATAAGAATATCAACAGGCTCTTCTTTAATATGTTTAGGGATTTTAACATCGTCTTTCTTCTTCTCTGTATCCCCGTGCTTAACTTTTATGTTTCTGCCAGCAACCTTGACAGTAAACTCATATGTATCTTCTCGGTTGTCTATGTATGTAACGTTCGGAAGTGCGCCAAACTTTTCTTGCATATCAATCAAGTGGTCTAAAATTATGTATGTAACCGTGTCATTATAAATTTTGTCGTTCTTGTTACCGTTGAGTCGGTCGTGGTTACCTGCAACCATACCAAAAGTAACATGGTGTGACTTAGACAGTGCAGCAAGCATGTCAATTACTAGTCTAGTAGCTTTTGCGATCTGCTGCGCTGCGGGAAACTCTGCCTCAAAGGCTTGGTTGACGTTCCTCATCGAGATGTGCTCAATAATGTCTCCAACATGGAACACGTACAGGTTCTGAATGTTGAAATCGTCCATCATTGTGTCGACTTCGTTCACCATTTCTTGTACCTGTGTGCTGAGTTTTTGGAAGTTGTACCCGCCTGTATCTTCGTTATAGACAACAGCTCCGATATGCCAGTCGGACACGAGAAGCAATAAACTCTTGTCTCCTGCTTTTGGTTTTCTTTGCGGTGTCTTCACATACTTCATTCGAGGCATACCTTTCAGTTCTTCATACAGGTACTTCTTGCAGTTCTCCATAAGGTGTCGCATGTAAGTACCATCTCTTACGACTTGACGTAGGTCTCTTGATCTTGCGTTACCTTCTTCTCTATCCATGTGGAAGGTGCTGAATAAGGAAAATAAGTCATTCTCCTTAACAGCTTCTTCGTGCTCTTCCTCGTAACTGGAAGTGTACTCTTCTTCGTGCTGGTATGTAGGGATGTCGTCTACTGTAATTTTCTTTTGATAAGCTTTTCTGTATAGACTGTTTAACTCTTCATTACTTCCGAAACAAGAAGCTAGTGATTTCATTTCCGTTATATTGGTTTTCTTGTAGCCAAGAGCAGCAAGAATTTTATTTGCTGATGCTGCTCTAGGTTTATCGTCAATTGCCTTCAGGGTTCCCATGATAGCGGCTAGTGCTCCATCTCGTGTATGTAGCACTCGTAGTTCTTCAGTTGTCAGATTACTTCGCATAAGTCCACTCCTATAAAATTAATTGACCACAGAGGTCTCAAGTTTGTCGAATCCAAAAGCTAAGCTGCTTAGTGCTGGAGTATAAGGTGTGCGTACTTGGTACCAAAACTCGTAAAATTCTCCGAAGATTTGATAGGTTAGAATAACGAGCTCAGTCCAACTGTTTTCCGGCTGATCTGCTTGAAATCTATCTTGTACCATACGACCGTGTTTTTCCACAATATCCACAATCTCTTCAAAAGCGTTGTCTGTTGTTACCCCATGTACACCTGCTAATTCTTTCACTCTATTGTTTGTCATTACCCTTATTCCTCCCTATTTCATTATAACACACTTCTAACTACTACTGTATGTTATTTGATAGTTTTTGCAAAATCCACATATTCAGTATCTTGTTATAACTTGCGTCTGTGAACACGTTACCTACTGCTTCTTTGCCGTTGCCGTCATTTATAGCTTGAGAGACAAGCCCAGCATGTACATCTCTTGTACGAATTGACACCATGTCATTTCCTTTAGTCATACGACCTACAGCTACAATAACGGGCATTGAGGAAGACTCTCTTTGTAGGAGTGCGTGTGCCAGCTCGTTTATGTATTCTTCGGAGTATAAGGTAATGACAGAACATTGTTGACCTCTAAACTCAACTACACTATGCTCTGCTTGAAGTATTTTCTTTTCAATATGGTCATGCATTTTAGTTAGTTGCCCTTTTACAATGGGAGCAAACTCTTTTACTGTTTCATTAAGCGTGCGACCTTTCAGGAGCTTCGGAAGCTCTTTGTAACTAGCTAAGTAGAGTGCTAATAGTAATCTCGTAACATTGTTGTCTTGCCATTCAAAACGACGATAAGAGTCTATAGCCTCGATCATAGCTTGTGCCTTTCCCGTTATCTGAGCGTGCTTACTCAGTCTCGGGTTACTGGCAATGTACTTGCAGACCCCGACAATAGGATCAGCTTCGGTGTCTACGATAGAAGTAATGAACTTACCTTGGATTTCTTCTCCATAAGTAGCTGCATGAATGAAATCCTGAAATGGGACATCATGGTCGATGTAGAACTGGTCCGGAAGTGCGTACCCTTTATAGGGGAGCCCTAGTACAACATTGGTAGAGTAACCGGAAAATAGGTTGACATCTCTGAAGTCTATGTATGCCTCGTGCTGCACATCAATATGTAATCCGCTTCCTCTGAAAATCTCTTGAAGGATTGCTATGGAGCATATACCTTCAAAAGTTGTAGGAGTAAATACCCGCATTCGCATCTCTTCAGCATCAGTAGCCATCTTTAACCTCCTTTATAAACAGGACTGTAACATCCCTATATACGTTAGTCTAACAGTTATATGTTCCTACGTCAACTAAAATTATGAAATTATTTTACGACTTTTTTACAAATAAAAAAAGAGAAGCCCTTTGCTGGCTTCTCTAGTAAAATTTGAGTAATACTATGGTAATAAATCTGAATTTTCTTAACCTTCAGTTCCCGGGTCTTCTGTAGGTGGTTCTTCTGTCGCAGGTGGCTCTTCTGTGGCAGTCTCGTCTTTAATATAGTCTGCTACAGCCACTTGGAAGTTGTTAACTCCTAGAGAGAACGCAGAATCAGCATATGCAAGGAAAGCACCTAAAGCATAGCGAGCTTCTTGACCAGCTGGAACGTCTTTAGAGTAGTGATCAGTAAAGTGGTAAGCGTCTTTGTAAATCGGATCGTTCTTTGTAGTGATGTATGTCACTTTCTCGTTTCCGAACTCGACAACAGGTTTGTTACCTTCGACAACTTGTTCTTTACCGTTTTCTGTGATAAGTACGGGAACGATTTTTAGATCACCGGAAACAGCGCCTTCAACAACTTGGAACACGTATCCTCCTTGAAAGAATTTAGTCGTGTCTTTGTATGTCGGTACATAACCTGCTGCTGCGGTATTCGCAATGATTTGATCTCCTACTGAAAGAGTGATCGTTTCTTGTGCGAGTAATTCTGATAGCTTCATAATAGTCTCCTTTCTATTCTTAGTTTACTTTGTCTTGTTTTACATCCACTTGCTTAGCTGCCGCAGCTTTAATTCTAGCGGACTTGCTAACATCGTGGTTCTTCCAGTAAGCACCGATGAACGCTGCTACTCCGAAGAATAAAGAAACACCTTCATAAAGTCTCTCACTGTCTACTGATAAGTTAAAAGCGTCAAAGCCTAGGTAAGCTGCTGCCGCATTAATAATCGCAACGAGATACACAATTGTGAGTACAACCATCTTTGGCTCTACTTTAGGTGCCTCAGTCGGGACTTCTACTACCTGAGTTACAGTCTCTTTTTTGTTCTCCATATGTACCATCCTTTCTTATTTTGGGTCTTCTTCTAATATAGCAGAAGACGGTTATCCATTATCGGTTAACCGTGTTCTTACAAACTCGTGAACGTCTTTAATGACTTCTCTGATTCGAGTAGAACTTACTCCCTCTTCTGCCCATTTACAGCTAAGTGAAGCTACAATCTGTGACTCGGTATACTCTTGCATTGTCAAGTAGAGTACTTCTTTTTCGAGTTGTGACATAGTCACACCCTTGAGTACGTCCTCTAGGATCATGTAGTAATCCAATTCCGAGTCAAAAGAAGGGTTACTATCCATAATGATAGAAACATCGCCGTCATTCTTTGTTACAAACACACGTTTCCGGTCTCTGTATTCTCCTTTGATATAGGAGTGTCTTACTCGATGCGTGAGCTTCGTTTTTATGTATCCCGGAAAATCAACCGCACCATTAATATGGTACTCTTTTACTAACCGCACAAACTGTTCATCAATATAGCTTTTCAGCTCTTCTTGAGTAACACTATCCGGGAGGTAACTCTTGAACTGATTAAATAAGCTATGTCTGAGATTACTGTACTGGTGAAGGAGCTTATCTGTGTCTCTTAGGAACACACCTGTAGCCTCTTCCGTATTCATGCCAAGAAACTTATTCCCATTGAGAATCTGCTCCTGTTCTTTTTCAGAATTGCGTGCCAAGAGGATTCTCCCCTTCGGTAATGATCTTTATTTTTGTGTTCTTGCAAAGAATATCGGAATAGTGGATAGTGTAAGGTACCTCTACTTCTCCTTGCTCTGTGTGACAAATGGAGTTCCCTTTAGCCCATCTGTCAAAAACAGAATCAAAACGAACTACAACAGTTTGTGTACTGTACGAATCTTTGATGTCGATAAGTACTCGTTTACCTTCAGTAATGGTCTTCTCTAAAGCGCTCTTAATCGCTTTGAAAGGTTTTGGTACTTCTTCCTGCGGACTTGTGCGGTCTCGGTGACTTTGAAGCGTTCCTGCAATAACATCGCCTTGTTCGTTAATTCTCATTAATGTTTCCTCCTCTTGATGTTACAGGTAAAGAGTAGGGAGACCCCTACTCTGCACTGTCAATCTCGTCTTGCACCGATTGAATTAACGCATCAGCATCCGCATCTAGTCCAGCATCGTCTTTCTCGATAGATAGTGGAGCGGCTACTGAAGGGTAAATCTTGTCAACCCAACCATCAAGCGATAGTGTTGCATTTTTTAAAGCAGGGTGCCCTTCCGGGAACTCAAGTTGTACGAGTTTGTTAAGTAGTTCTTCCCTTACATGGGCACCTTCGTTTTGCATGAACGTAATAAAGAGGTCTTTTCTTTTCTTATGTATTTCACCGTTGTTGTCTACGTATTCGTAACTTTGGGATGTTCCCCCGAGTATTCCTGCCTCTTCAGCAAGCCGAGCTATGTTTCGTTCATACGGAATACCATCATCTGAAATAAGGTCTAACTCCGCCATCGTATGCGGACGAGACACTTTAGACTTGTTGATCTTAATTTTCATATTATGACCAATTTTTTCTTCACCTTTTTTGATGGCAATTCCTTTTTGAACTTCAATTCTTAGGGATGCGTAATGTTCCCAAGCCTTACCTCCCGGCATTTTTGCCTGAGCAAACATCTGGTTTCCGCCAATGTCAGCTCGAACTTGGTTGATTGCGATAAAAAGAGACTTTGTGGAAGTGATTAAAGGACCTACCTTGTAGATTAGCTGAGAAATGGCGGCTGCTCGTGCTCCTACGTTCTTATCTCCGAAGTCCTTGTCCATCTCCACTTCTGAAGGTGTTTGACCTAACGAATCCCAAATGTAAACAATAGGTGTATCAGGGTACTTTTTCTTGAACAGTGCAATAGTCTCCTCAATTGTTCTACCTACACTTTCAACCATAAGGGCTACTTCTTTCTTTTCATCCGGTTGCTTCACCAAAATCTTACGAGTATCAATGCCTAGCTTGGTTAGTCGATCTTTGTCTGCTGTCCCTTCTACATCAATTAGAACAACGATACAATTTAGTAGTGTAGCTACTCGAGCAATGTGGAAAGCGAGCGTAGACTTTCCTGCGGCGTTTGCTCCTGCAATTTCTACCATTCGTCCGAATGGTAGTCCGCCTCCTAGATATCGGTCGAGTTGAGGAAAGAACGTAGGTAGTCTATCAAAGATTGTTGCATAGTCTGAATCGTGTAGGAGAACGAGACCTGCGTCTTCCGCTAAAGAGTTTAAGTCAATGACTGAAGTGTCGATTTTCTTACTAGTTTTCTTTTTTGCCATATGTATATTTCCCTCCAAAGTATGTATGTATGTATTAAGATAGGAAAGCCTAGCTGTTACACTAGGCTTCTATTAAACAGTTATTCTCCAACTACATCATCAAGCATAGAATCTAAGTCTAGCAAGTTGTTATCGTTAGGCACTGCATGATTCGATAAGTCTCCCACTGGCTGACTTGGAGGTGTCTGCTGCGGTTGAGCTGGTTGAGCAGGCGGTGCTGGATTAGCTGGTTGAGCAGGTGGCGTCGGCTGTGCCGGTGCTGGACTACTCGCAGGTGCTGCTGGAGCCGCAGGCGGAGTAGGTGGAGCTGCCGGTGCCGCAGGTGCTGCTGGTGGTGCATATGTATTAGGTGCTGCTGGTTGAGCAGGTGCCTGTCCGTATTGTGGCGGAGTTGGCGCTGGTGCTGGTGCTGGTGCTGGTGCTGGTGCTGGTGCTGGTGCTGGTGCTGCTGGTGCTGGTTGACCGTACGGATTACCTTGTGCTGCATCTGCATATGGGTTACCCATTGGCGGAGCTGCTGGTGCTTGTTGACTGTTTCCACCACTAGGTTTACGTCCTTCCATCATGTCAATAAAGGCATTAATCCAGTCTAAACCGTTTTCTAACTCTTCTGTAGCGACAGCGTGAGGCTCTAGCGGCTCTAATAGATTTTCCCACCCTTGGTCTAGTGGAGGTAAAGGCATGTTCGCATAGACATCTACACCATACTGGAAACTTCCCGGAATCGGCTTACTAATTTTTATAATAGCTGCTCGTTCAGGAGCCATAAAGGACAACGGTGTTCCTGATGTATTCATCATCGGGTCTTTTAACTTAGTTAGTAGACCTGAGTATGCAGATTGAGGCATTTCAAAAACTCTCACAACAAGTTGTCCATGCTCATCTCGCTCTTGAACCCATTCACTAGGGTTTTGTGGATTAGGGACAATTTTGATTACGTTTAACAGGAAGATCGTCTTAGCTGTTTGCTGCCCACCGAATCCATTAGGAATCATCTGACGTGACTGCCATTCAGTTACCTTCTGCTCAAGTACTCCGTATTGGTTAACTTCAGGGTGAAGAGTAAAGTTTGATTTTACGTCTTTACCTTGAGAAGACTTAGTTTGCAAGAAAATCTTGCGGGACTGTACTGAAAACGGAGCCGCCTCTCTTGCTGCTGAAGGTAGAATCTGAATGAATACGTCTTTGGCTCCGTTTTCGTAAAACAACTTCTTATGCTTTGTTTGCGGGTACTTTACACCTTCAAAATTACTATTACTCTCTGCCTTCTTTAACTCACTGTTTACAATGTCTAAGAAACTCATATGTACTACTTCCTCCTAAATATGTATTTGTGCGATTTCACACTGTATTAACATTATAACATACAATCTTTTAAAAAACAAGGTTATGAGAAAATTTATTGTTGAAGTTTTCCTCCAGCCCCTGCTCCGTATATCTTCTGTTCAGCGATCTGTTTGCCGAACGACTGCAACATGTCTTTTCGCTGTTCGAAAGCTTTAACGATTCTTGTAACTTTACCTACAACTAGTTTCAAATAAGTGTACTCCTGCATTACACTGTCATACTCCGGTTGCATTCTTCGATACGTTTCAACCATGTCTTTCGTTGGCTTCGTTCCTTGGCTGGTGTAATGTTGACGTGCGGCATCGTCGATGTGCGCTATCACTCTCTCACACTCAAGCTCTTTGCTCTCTTGATAGTATTTAAGCTGCTCTAACAAGGAAGCCCAATACACAAACTTAGCTGGCTGTTCAAGCATCTCCTGAAGTAGGTTATGCTCGTTTACTGCTAACTCCTCCCTTAAGTTATAGTCTACAGTCACTCCGGTTTGGTCAGTAAGTCTAACGTCCTCGAAGTCAAAGGAGTTAATGTTAACCTCCATAGTCTCACCTCGCTTAGTAGAGGAGAGGAATCTCACCTCGTCCTCTCTATTAATTTACCATGTAACTAGTCTATATGTCAACTATAAAATACAAACTTTTTACGCAACTGCTTGATAATTTTGTTTCTTGGATTCTAAGGCTTCCATAAGAGCGTTATACTTATCCTCTTCAATGGCTTTGTTCTCTTTGTAAATCTTGATTTTTTTCTTATCAAGATAGTACTTACAGTATCCTTTAACAGATTTAAACTGCTTAAGCTCCTCGGCATTGTAATCAACCATGTCATTATAGTTGAGACCGATCTCTACATCCGCAGCAATAGGATAACGCATCTTTTGACCTTTCCAATCGACGATCAACCATTCGATAGGTAGATTTTCCATAATGGTTTTTGCTGCTTTAGCCATGATTTCGATTTCTTCCGGTGGACAGTCAACAACGATGGAATCGTGTACGGTTAGTACAATCTTAGACCGCAGATTTCTTTTCTTGATGAACTTTCGTAAGTGAATGACAGAAGAGTTTGTCAAGAATGCCCCTGAACCTTGGATAAGGGTGTTTACCGATTGTCTCAGAGCTTCGTTTCGTTTTGATCTGTCTCGTGATTGAACGTTCTGTAATGAACGTCTGAATCCGTGTAGACACTCTACATACTTTTGCTTTTGAGCAATTTCATGAGTTTCCTCAATAAATATCTTGATTCTTGGTTTGTTACGGAAGTAATCGTTAAACAGCTTCTCTGCCTCTTCTAAAGGCATATCGTTCTTAGCATGGTATGAGAAAGCTGTCTCTCCATAAGCTAGTCCGAAGGTTGTTGCCTTCGCTGTACTACGTTGATCCCCTGTTACGTCTTCAGGAGCTACACCGAAAACAAGTGCAGCAGTCTCTCTATGGGGATCGGCGCCATCTAAGAACGATTGCGTCATGTCCGTATCTTCTGCGGCAAGTGCTAGAATACGTGCTTCTAGGGAGCTGTAGTCAAGTTGTAGTAGTGCTCCGCCCTCAAAACTGGTTATGAACATACGTTTAATCGGGTGCCTATAGTCGAATCGAGTAATATCTTCTACTTTTCTCGGTAGCTGCTGCATGTTTGGTTTAGAAGATGATAAACGAGTAGTAGCTGTTCCTGTAGAGTTGAATCCTCCATGAATAATGTCATTCGCATCTTTTAACGCAAGCAGCTTGTACGTGAAGTTCTGTTTTCTCGTTTTGACTGCTGAATGGGTTAAAAGGAGATCAGCTATTTCAGCTAACTCTTCAACGTTCTTCACTAGGTAAGGTAGCGTTTGTTTTGTATCTACCTTGTAGTGGAACCATTCAATTTCGTCTTCTTGGAGATCATTCTCTACAGCCGAGTCTACAAGATACTCCTTGTTGTACGGGAGTTTGATTCCCGTATATTCAAAAAGAACCTTTTGCTTGTGATCAGAAGAGTTAGGGCTGAATATACGTTTATGCTCTTCTTTATACTTATCTCGAAGTTTAGCCTTATCCTTGTCTCGTTGTTTTGGTGGCTTTGCCCACTCTGCTAATCCAATCTCATATAGTTCTTGTAATTCGGATTCGAGTCGTTTTACTAGAGGGAACTCTCGGAGAAGTCCAAGCAGTCTATCCTCCTCTGCTGTATAGCTTTCAATGATCTTCTCAACATAACTGATATCCATTTTGATACCGTTTGCTTCAATGCGTGCTAACGCATCAGTCAGCTCAGGGTAGTGCTCACTGTATAGGTATCTAATTTTTTCATTCCCGGGTTTCCGCCCAACTTCATCAAGCTTATTATGTACTCGTAAGCAGACATCTACGTCTCCGGATGCATAAGGGGACAGTAGCTCTTTTAACGGGAACCATTCATAGTTAAAGTCCGACCCATCAATTTCGTTGACCCTATGTTCCGCTTTCCCGAAGTCCGGTTTTTCGATAACAGGAGGTGGAATACTAACCGGAGATCGACCTTCCTGTCGAGCATTCTCTCGTTCCTGCGCTACTTGGAGCTTGTGCTCTTCTTTTAATTGCTTCTCTTTAGCTTTATGTGCTGCTTTTGCCGCTTTAATCTCTTCTGCTCGTTGTGCTTTCCACTTCTTCTGATACTCAACCTTGTAATCCTCTAAAGCTTTGTCGTATCCGCCCATATCAGTGAACTCATATGTAAGATCGGATAGCTGACGTGTGACTTTAGAATCTTGGCTAATTAGTAGCCAGTACATAACCTTCGTATCTCGGTTGTTTTGGAAATCGTCGAATCCCTTGGTCAGCATAAGGAATTTTATGTCAAACTGAATGTTGTGACCGACTTTTACGATGTCGGGATCGGCTACGAATTTTCGAATGTACTCATATATCTCTGCAAGATGTCCCGGCAGCCATGAGAACTCTTTATGTTCTAGAGGGATGGTTACACCAGTACCTTCAGCACAGCTTATAGATATAACAAGAGGTTTAGCTCCAATAGTTTCCGGTCTTAAGGTGTTTGTCTCTAAGTCCCATGAAACAACAGGAGCTTGCGGAATCTCTTTCGTAAATATTTCTCGAACTCTTTCAATAGATTCAACATGTTCGTACTCTACTGGTTTGGAGATAAAAGCATCTTCCCCGTTTTTAAGAAACTTCTGTAGAGTGACAAAGTCTGTCTGAATGAAGTTCTGTATGTCGGGGAATACTAGCATGTACTCAATCGAATACATAGGAAGAACCCAACATGTATGACTATTGCCTGCTTCATTCGGCAAGTAGTCTCGGTAGTTATCATCTAGCTGCTTTAATGCTTGCTGCGCTTGTTCTACAGCGTTATGGTGTGCTTCAAGCTCTCTCCGTAAAGCGTTATCTTTCTCTAACCGATCCTTATAAGCCTTTTGGAAATAATCTAGCTGCTCTTGGGCAACATCTACCCGCTTTGCCAGCTCACCTTGTTGTGTTTCGTAAGCTAGCTTTATTTCCGGAGTCCACTCCTTGGCTTCTTTCTCGGAGTTCGAAGTTACTGTAACCTTTACAGGGACACCTCGAGCAGAACCGATTTTAGACTCACCAATCAAAGCTTTCAATCCTAGGGCGCCTGTAGGTACGATAATATCCGGTTTCTCTCTCACGATTCTTTCGTAGAGGAATGGATACTCTTTCTTTGCTTCCGAAACTCCAATCTTCTTATACTTAGTAGCTCTGTTATATTTGTCTCGAGCAAGCACCTGTGGAATCTGTTCATAGGCATAGTCTATGTAGTAGTCATTTTTAGTAAGGGCAAGTCCATCGGGATTCTCTGCAAGAGACTTTAAAATCTTACCAGCCTCGGTCTGAAGAAAGACATTCTTGAAACCGTTATACTGGTCCGTCTTCTTGATATGGTTCTCCCTTAGATGCTCTTGAAGAAACAATACTTTCAAAAAACATTCCTCCTCCTATAGATTATATTGCTGTCTATAATCATACTATAACATACAACGGCAGTCAATAGAAAAAAGAGCTGTATATCAGCTCTCTTCATTTTCCTCATCTAATTCGAGTGGAAGTTTAAGTGTATTCCACTGAGATAGGAGTTCAATTTTTGGTACTCGTTTTCTTTCCCGGATAAAATACCTGTCATTTAAGCCGTCATAAGCTCTTTTCTCGGGTAGGACTTCTGTATAAATCTTAAAGTTCTTTCCTACTTTCAGGTCGTGCCCTTCTTTAATAATTTCTAAAGCAACCTCATCAGCTAGCTTAAGAATTTGTTCAATATCTTTAATCTTGTATCCGCCTTTTAGAGCTATCCTACGAGCGAATTGATCACGATTGATTGCCAATGGAACTACCCCCATTTTGCAAACGTTTGTTATCACTAATTACAAGCTGTTCAACGTTTCGCAGGTCTTTCTTGGAATCACACACTAACCATATATTCATCTTCCAAGTAGATAATGGGTCTTGTAAGTGTTGGAAACAGAAATATTTGTACTTCGATTTAAGATGGTACCTTCCGTTGTAGAACACATAATAAGGTTTGTGCCTCTCCTGTATCTCCTGTTCAGTGAGTGCCGGGAAGGAGATTCTTACTTTGTCCACGTGGTATCTAAGTGGATATAATGAGAATAGGTAGTCATAGATATTAATATCAGGTAAAACAATAGGTACGTCTATAACAACTTGAGTAGCCATTGAAGCAAGTTGTACATTTTTTACATCTTCGTGTGTGTGTTCCTTCTTACAATAAAAGATTATTTCTGATTGGGGCGTGGCAGCTAACTTTGTAATAACTGGTAGCGGCACTCTGTCTTGGGTGTAGTACTGAACGAAGCCCCCATGATCAAATATTTTCTCTTGTAATGAGGTGTTGCTATACCGTTGCTTATACAGCAGGTACTTCTTGTCATCTCTTTTGTTATACCGTTGAGACTCCTCTTTTAGCTTGTCCATGTCTCTTTCGATTTCTTTCTCATTCAGACTGGTTACTTTCACGGAGCTAGTCTCATCTTGCTTTGTAGTTAAGTTTAGATTAAAAAGTCTGTCAGTATTGTGTATGTTTAAGGATTTTTGTCTAGCCATTATTTTCTGCCCTTCCTTGTCTTGTTAGAATATTCTGTATATTCTTATTATACCACAAAACAAAGAAAGTAGAGGTTTTCCCCTCTACTTAGTTACAGAATTAATATTATTGGTAGCATATCATGTTTACAAGGATACCTAATTGTTTAGCCGTAAGGTTCCATCGACACACAGCCTTGTTATAAATCTCAACTTTCATGTTCTTGTATGCATCGTCACGAAGATTTTTTATAAGACCGGTTTCGTGAATAATGTAGACTAGCGACTCTTTAGGCAGCGTAGATAGTCTATCTAACAGCCTTTGGCAGTCCGTTGTATGTTTTCTATGCCACTGTAGACCGTCTTGGTAATAATACTCTTCCAAGACCTTCTTAGCTTCATCTATAGAGTAAGCTAAATGTCGCTCCGCTTCAGATGGTCTCTCTGTTATAGGGGTGTTGCTTAGTAAAAACTGCATACGTTCTTTTTTTGTGGTGCAGCATTCGTACGCCTCTTCTACTAAATCTTGGAATTTGTGGTATGGAACCGGGTCTAGATTACTCTCCCTAGCCCTACTACAATAATCTCCATAGTAGTTTTGGGTATACCTTTTCCACTCTTTAGTATCTTGATGGACACTAGTCATTTTATTTCACTTCCTTCTTTATAATAGTCTATACTACTACTGGTTGCAAATGATGTTTACTAACACCCTTTTCTGTTTTTTAGACAATGACTGTCCTGCGAGTCCTTTATTATACACGTCTATTTGCATACTCTTGTACTCGTCGTCTTGAAGAGTATGAATCAAGTTACGATCATGAATAATGTGTAATAGTGTGTTTTGAGGGAGTTCATGAAGTGTGTCCATGATATGTCGTATCTTCTCTCTGCACGCCGCTACCATCGCTTTTTGAAACTCTAAGTCATTATCCCGATAATGATAGTCTTTAATCAACTCTTCAGCTGCGTCATCAGCATACATCGCTTTGTAACCCTCCTTTGACCGTGCTAGTCTTGCTCTCTTTTTATATTCGTAGCTTCATACAATGCCCTACCATTTAAATTCGTCAGGATACTTAATACTTTTATTTTGCTCTTCAACCAACTTGTCAAACGTTAGGTCAAGAACATGTTCGATAAACTCGTTAGTAGAAAGCTGGTTGATGCTTATCGACTTTAAGTCCTCGACTATAGCTTTGGCAAATTTCTGCTTGAACTTCACTCGCATAGGTACTATGTCCCGGCTGCTGGTTGCGTCAAATACGCCAACTACCTCATCTACAGGTAGTTTGATAACAATGTTCTTTCCGCTTAACTTTGCTTCCATGATTTCCCCTCCTAGTTAATTCTCTAATGGCATAGCGATACTTGGATCATCGTCTTCCATCATACACTCGAAAATGGTATTAAACATCTCTTCGAGTACTAAATTAGGATCATCTTTTAGATGGGCGTCTAAGTAGCTCGCAAACGACTCAGCAAACTTCCTTTTAAATTTAACCCTCATCTCTTCGTGCCACAACTCGGGGTGACCATTAAAGATGTCCTCTAGTTGATTCGTGCTTATTTTAATAACTACATTATTACCGCTAACTTTTGCTTCCAAAATGTATTCCTCCGATGTATCTTATAGTGTAGTTACAGTCTACCATTATTTTTCTCTGCTGTCAACAAAAAAAAGAGAAGAATATCTCCTCTTTTAGTTTTTTCGTTGGTCGCTAACGAACTTATGGACGGCTGCTATCTCCTTATGGTTTCTACGAACCAGCATATCATTAATCTCATCTACTGCTTTATACATATTAGACTGCAAGTCTTTTCGCAATGAACTAGGGCAGTCTAGCTCATTAGGGGTAGCGTTATCAATGGCTTCCTTCGACTCAGGACAGCATTGTCCGTTATAGTTCCACATGCAGTATGAATTGTTACACTCCATCCTCTTTCACTCCTTTTGTAATCTCTTTCAGTTCACGTCTTAACATGAACAGCTCTCTATTAGCTTGGGTAAGCTGTCTTGACTTTTCTAAGTAGTCTCGTTCATAGCGGTCTCTTGATTTTTTCATATGTAAGTACAAGTTAACATCTTCGCTGTCGTATACTTTGCCAGCGTCCCTTGAAAGGGAGCGGATGAAAGAGTCTTTAAGAATCTCTTCATCCACTGCAAGCTCTTGTTTGCGTGCTGCTTTTACGTTTCTGTTTCCTAGGTAGACTCCAATGTGTTTGGGAATCTGATCTTTGACTTTTTCATACAACTCTCCATCTTGCGGGAATACATAATAGTTATAGTGACCTACAAAACTCTTCTTAGCAGTAGACTTGAAATCTGCATAGGAGACTTTAAGTTCAAAGCATCTCCACACTCCCTTAGAGTCATAAGTCATGTAATCGACTCGCTCTTTACCCATTCCGTCTCGCTGGAAACCTATGGTGACCTCAAATCCACCAAACGTGCCTATCTTATTAAACGCCTGTCGAATTTGTTGCTCTAACTTTGTAGTCTCCTCACTCTTAGCCATAATGACTCAACCTCTTACAGAGAGCATAGCCGGATTCATGATGCCTTTCGTTTCTTCGCTACCACCGTACTGTTTATTATGCCACACTCGAAGTTCTTCACCGTACTCCCAGTGAAAGCTAAGTACAGCGACAGCAGCACCATACATAAATCCTGTAATTCCTTCTGTATCGGCTGTTCGAGAGGTTTCTTGAGCAATGTCTTTTACTTGTTTACCTTCTTCAATAAGACTTTCCATTAGGTCCGCCCATTTTTCAGCATATCTGAAGATGCCCAAACCGTAACCCCACTCATCGTGATTGTTTTCTTTCCATTTATCGTAGCCTTCTTGATCGACGATTTTCATAGTTAAGTTCTCCTCCCAGCGTTATATAGCTTGTGATTGGTATACCAGTCCTTCAGTTCATTTCCGTGTACCCATTGTCGAACTAACACTAAGCCGATAGCCCTAAAATATGCAGGGTTGTCGCTTTCAACAACAGACTCGTAAGTTTCTTGAGCAATGTCTTGTACTTGTTTACCTTCTTCAATTAGATTTTCCATTAGTTCTGCCCACTTCTCGGCATGTTCAAAGACTCGTTTACCGTAGTTATCATCGTTTACATTTTTCCATGCTTCGAACTTCTCTTCACTAACTAATTTCACTTCGTAGACTCCTCCTCTTTTTGGCTTGCTACTGACTCTGCCCACGTTATTTCTATTTGACGTTCCGCTATCAGCTCGTTGGTCACAGCTGATGTGAGGTAGACGCTACGCACAAATTTGTGTTCTTCTGATAGAATTTCTGCGTCACCGATGTTAAGCTCAATTGACAGGGCGGCTACTGCATTCTTTACTCTTTCTATCTCCTCGGGACTCGCATCTTTCGGAGGAGCAATACCGACCTGCTCAAGGAGTTCGTTAACCGACGTGTCGATAGCAATGTTCTCCGCTTGCTTTAAGTCTGCCATAAATTTGTCCATAGTAACTCTGTGTTGGTGTGCTTCCTCGCTCATCGGCGGGCGGGTTAACGACGCTTCGTCGACTAGTCTTTTCATATTTTCACCTTTGTCGTATTCAAAGTTGTTCAATGATATCATCCTCTCTTCTTCGGTACTACACCCTGTATTTTACAGCATAGTTACAGCTTTGTCAACAAAAAAAAGAAGGGAATCATCCCTTCTAATTTACTACCTCATATTCACTCTTGTCCCAAAAAACTCGTACACCGCCGTACATATCTCGGAAGGAGACACCTAACTCACCGGTTAAGGAAGATTCGACTATGTTGTGTACTAGAAACTTTTCACCTTTTTTAATCCAAAGAGGCGAAGTTTTCTTTGATACTATAACGTCACCTATTTTGACGTCTATGATAAGCCACCTCCGGGAAAAACAAAGTCGTCGTCTCTGAGCGGTTCAACTGTAGCCTTTTTATATCCGTTTCCTTTTTGACTGAAGAAGTCGAATGACTTTGTTTTCGTGTTCAGTCCGTTAAGGACAATCGGGTTAACGTCTTCTTCTTCAAAGATTCCTTCGTACCCTAGGTTATTGAGCGCTTTGTTGCCATTATACCGAACAAACTTCTTAACATCTGTAGATAACCCTACAGCGTCGTATACATCAGCGGTGTATTCTAGTTCATTTTCGTACAACGTTTGGAACAAGTCTAATGCGTACGCATGAAGCTCTCTTTGTGTTTTAGCATCCTGCTTATTGTAAATTTCTTGAGCTAGCATACCGATGTATGCTCCGTGAATTGCTTCGTCTCGGATGATCAAGTTGATGATTTCTCCGGAGTTCATCAGTTTACCTTGTCCATAAAAGTATAAGGGGTAGTAGAAACCACTATAGAACAAGAAGCTCTCTAGGAAAACAGAAGCAGTCATAGCTTTGAAAAGCGAGATGTCATCGTCCTTCTGAATATTGTTGTAAATGTCTACGATGATTCTTGCTTTCTTCTGTAAGAATTTGTTGTTCTTAACCCACTCAAACACTTCTTTGATTTCTTCGGAAGAAGCAAGAGTTAGAAAGATGTTAGAGTAAGATTTTGCATGAACTGCGTTCTCCATCATACCCATAAAGCTAAGTACAGCTTTTCTTTGGTGCCCTTGTACGTGCTCTGCAATGGCAGGCATTCCTGTATTACCTTGTTCTGTATCTAACAGTGTAAGACCTGCTAGAACACGCATGTAGGTAAGTTTAACTTCCGGAGCCAGTGACTTCCACACAAGGATGTCGCCATTCAAAGCAATCTCTTCGGGTAACCAATACTGTTTTACATTCTGATTGTAGAAAATTTGTGTAAATTCATCGTCGGGACGAGACCAGTCCGCTGCTGTTAAAATTCTAGTTGTCATTAATCTTCCTCCGCCAGTTCTTGATTCTTGTTGTACTCTTCTGTGATAGCTTCTTTTAACTCGTCGAGCCAGCTTAAAATTTCTTCATAACCTTCCTCATTGTATAGACACTCACCATGATGAAGGCTTGCTGCTATTTCCAGTGTTAACTCTTCTAGTGTAGTCATGAAAACTCTCCTTTTCGTAAGTAACCGAGTTGTGAGAGAGCCTAAAAGCCCTCTCTCCTTTCTCGATGGGAACTGTTTGGTGAGAGAGCCTAAAAGCCCTCTCCCCTTTGTTATGTGGTACAGTGTTGTGACCTAAACGGCACATGACAGACATCCTTCTTGTCCGGTATCCTTGGTACGTGCGTAGTAAAGTGTTTTAATACCTTTATGATGGGCATATAGGTCAATACGGTTAAGATCACGAGTAGTCATCGTGTCTTTAAGGAATAGGGTAAAACTAATTCCTTGGTCAACGTGCTGCTGAATGGTGGCAATCATATCGACTACACGGAACATGTCCATGTCGTATGCTTCTTTAAAGAAGAACCAGTTTTGAGGAGACAGACCCGGCATTGGGTAGTAAGTCTTACTGTTTCCGTATGTTCTTTCTTCAATCTTCTCCATGATTGGCATAACCGAAGCTGTTGCCGATTGAACATAAGAGATTGATCCAGTAGGAGCAATACATAAACGGTAGCTATGATACATACCGTGCTTCTTAACTTTTTCTTTAAGGTTTGCCCAATCAGCTCTAGTCGGTAGCTTCATGCCTTCGAAAAGCTGCTTAACTTTGTCTGTAACGGGTAAGAAGTCATTGTCGAGGTATTTATCAAAGAACTCGCCAGTGTCGTATGTGGAGCCTTTAAAGCCCTCATACGTCTCTCCCTGCTCTTGAGCAATTTCAGATGATCTCTCTACAGAGTAATAGTTCACTGCTGCAAAGAAAACATTTGCAAACTCTCTAGCTGTAGGACTTTCATATGCGATACCTTCAGTAGCTAAATACCCGTGTAGGTTCATAGCGCCGAGCCCGATAGATTTCATCAGTTTGTTTCCTCGGTTTACTGCTGGAGCATTTGTAATTTCAGTGGTTTGTGTAACTCGTGTTAAAGAATCAGTTGCCAGTTTCACTGTATTTTCAATGGACTTGTGCTTCATAACATTCAGAATGTTAAGTGATCCCAAGTTACATGAGATGTCAATACCTAAGTCATCCTCTTGTCCGTAGTCCGTGTAGTTGGACACTGTAGACGCCTGTAGCACCTCTGAACAGAGATTGGAGAACTTTACATGCGAGATATGATTGTTTGCATGTTCTTTGTTTACGTTGTCTTGGAACATGATGTAGGGGTAACCGGACTCAGCACGAAGGACAGCTAGCTTCTCAAGTAGTTTACGAGGGTTTAGCGGCTCCTTACGAACTTTAGGGTTGTTAACAAGTTCGTCATACATTTTATCCATATTCATCTCGTCAAGATGCACTCCGTATTCTTTATAGACAGAGTGTGGATAGAATGTGTACCCCTGTTTATCTTCTCTCGCAAGTTCAATAAATTTATCCGGGATAACAACTCCAATAGAAAGCGTCTTTGCACGAACATCCTCATCCGCAGAAATCTTCTTCGTATCAAGGAAGTCATTGATGTCAGGGTGGAATACGTTTAGATACACACTCCCTGATCCTTGTCTTTGTCCCATCTGATCTGCGTAGCGGAATGCATTATCAAGAAGTTTCATAACCCCTACGACGCCTTTAGTAGCGTTCTCTACGCCTTTGATGTCTTCCCCTTTAGCTCGAAGCTTAGTCAGGTTAAGACTCACTCCTCCGCCTAGTTTTGATAGCTGCATGGACATGTCAACAGCCTTAGAAATATCGTTCAGGGAGTCGTTTACTTCCATCAAGAAGCAGCTTACAAGCTCTCCACGGCGTTTTCTACCAGCATTTAGGAATGTCGGAGTACTCGGTTGGTATTCTTGGTTAAGCAGCAGCTCGACAAACTGCTTGGCTTTTTTAACATCCCCATCAGAGAAGAACAAAGACACGATAGCGATACGATCTTCGTAACGCTCTAAAATTCGTTGCTTATCATTAGTTTTGAGTGCATAATCGTTGTAGAACTTAAACGCACTCATGAAAGAAGGGAAACGAAACTTCTTGCTATATGCGAGTTTAAACACATCTTTAATTTCTTTGAAACTATACTTCGAGAGAAATTCTTCTTCGTAGTAGTCTTCGTCGATCAGATAGTTGATTTTCTCTTCAAGGTCATGAAAGAACACTGTATTTTTGTTAATGTAGTCAACAAAATAACTATGTACTGCTTCTTTATCCTTGTCGAACTGGAACTTTCCTTCTTTCTGAATCATGATCTCGTTGTTTAATTCTATCCACTTAGGGATGCTATTCTCACTTGTCAATTTTCTTGACCTCCTGTATAAGTTTATCTAGGTCGGTTAATGTTCCGCTCATCTCAAATTTAAGTAGCAACGGAACGTTATATGCAGCTGCAAGAGTGTCCCCAGCAAGACCGAAGGATGTTCCCCAGTTCCGGTTCCCACTAACAGCCACACCTAGAAGATGTTTTTGGTTTTGTTTGATGAAAGATTCTGTGATAGCGGGTACTTGTCCAAAGCCTGTCGTGTATGTTATGTGTACAAAAGGTTCATTTACAACGTCTAACTCTGTATGTATTTCCTGTAACCGAATATCATATGTATCTTGTAGCTTCCTTGCGAATCGTCTTACATTGCCTGTTTTGCTTTCGTAAGTGATTATCAATTTCCACCCTCCTATACTATATGTTGTGTAAAGAAGGCTACATATACATTATAACATATAATATAGGGAGTCTGTAAAGAGAAAACAACTATTTATAAAAAACTACCTACACAGTTTACTCATGTAGGTAGCTAAAGAAATTATTGGTCATTATTACTCTGTGATCGAATCTTTTCCTGCACCGAAGAGATGTAACGCTGAATTGCTTTAATTCTCGCCTTGTCATCAGCGGAGATGCTATCCTCTTCAGATAGAACTGTAGTTGCGAGTGACAGGTTCTTAGAAGCTTCACCCATAAAAGCAAGAGCTTGAAATACATAATCGTTTTCTTTACCAATTGCTTTAAACTCCTCGGTTCTAAACATTTCGTATCCAACTTCGTGTAACCATTCTTCAAAGTCCCAGTCTTCTTGATTCATATTCTTTTCCACTCCCCCTATTTATTACTTTCAACAATAAGCAATTTTTCTTCTTGATCTTCCTCTATTTCAAGGGTTAACCCAGTACCATAGTAACCGAACCTATCCCAAACATAAACAGTCTGTGATTTATCCTCTACTTGCTGTAGTAGGTCAATTAAATCTTGGATAGTTTTTGCCACCTTTGTCTCCCCCTACACTACTTGTTAAGTCGTTCTTTATTATTAAGCTGGCTTAACTTATTCGCTGCTTCCTCTGTGTTTTCGTAGATGTGATTCTTGACCCTTAGCTGGCACCGTTCGACACTATCTTCAGACACTAACAGATAAACCATCTGTCTAGCTACTCTCTTTTTCAGCAATCTTGAGTCTCCTATCTTTCTTTTGGTACTCGCCTTTGCAACTTCCCTATAGTGCTGTCTCAGGCTGGCTTTAGGTACCCAAAAAAGGTTAATAATTTTCCCGCCTTGTACTATCGTGGCTATTTCTCCGTCTACTCTTTTCGTGTTTGAGTAAACTCGAGGAAACAAAGAGTTACTAGTTCTTCTACATCCTTTAGCTTTTAGAATAGCTCGCATTCGTGGTTTTCTCATTGTTAGTTCCCTCCTCTACTTTCCCTGCTTTCGTCGTCTGTTTAGTTTTCGAAGAGGGGCAACTCTTTTAGAGTTTCGCTTGTTCTCTGCTACAAAATCATAGTCTTCTGACCATTGCTCAAAATAACGTCTCTCGCTAGGCTGGCTTCCAATAAACTCCAGCAACTCTCTAAGCTTTAATAAGTGAGCAGTAGATAGTTTTGCCGGGCTACCTTCCTTAATGTATACGGGGAATCCAAACAGGTCTCTCTTCTTTCTGTAACCTTGAACTTTTAGAATAGCTCTTTTACGTGGTTTTCTCATTATTACTTTCTCCCTTTTTTGAGTTATAACTTATTTTCTTGTTCGAAACACTCGAGACACTGCTCGAATTCATAGTGTTCAGCATCACCAAGCACGGCTTCGTACTCCTCGATCTCGGTACCCTTACCGCAAGTTTCACATGTGTAAGTCAGCATCAGTAGTGAACCTCCCATCCTTATCGGAACGTTTTAGTATCTCATCAAAGACCGCATGAGCGTAATCCCAATTTTTGAAAGTACGATCGTATATGCAAGTAGTTTCCCACCCTCTTACGCCGCCTACATGTTCCCAGTACCATTTAAATACTTGAATCCTTGCAGGCTGCGGAAGTGTAGTTCCAGTCCGTTTTAGACGCATAGAGTATGAACTACCATCTTTTATGAATGTAGCTTCTCTTTTACTCTCCGATTTTGAAGACACGTCCAATATCCTCTCTAAGGTAATTGATGTTAGGTTTAGAGGTCACAAAAACATCGGGGTTTACTTTCCATAGATCGTAGCCTGTTACAGTTTCTCGGATAATAAAGTTCCCGTTGCTAGCTTTTATAACCTTGTCAGTAGGTAGATAAGGAACTATCATAGTTTTCTAGACCTCTCTTTCTTTAGCTTTATGGGCTTTAACAAAAACATTTTAAAGACGACTAAACTGAAGAGGAGGCAGGTAATCGAGATTATAAGCGCAACGATAATGACAATAGCTATTTCTAACCACTCCATTACCCTTCCACACCCTCAATGGCGTTCATCACATCTCCTGCATGTAATAAACCATCATGCCACTCCATAAAGTAAACAAGTTCCTTAACTCTTGAAATCTGTTCTTCCGCTTCTGTGACTGCTTCTAACCGTGCGATGGCTAAATCCAATGCCTCTCTGAGCATTGAATATCTCTCCGGGGGGTAGTTAGCCCTAATTATTTGTATTGCTTCTTCATGTGTCATTATTGTCCCTCCTCACTATAATCTTTTTCGTACGGGTCCCACTGAACTCTGTCAGCATATTTTTGAAGGTCTTTGATGTCTATGTTCGAGAACGTGTCAAATGTTGTTACTAGCACGTCAAATCGTTGAACTTCGTCTCTAATATTTTTGATCGTAACAGAGGTAACAGCGTAGTCGTTCCCTAAACTTTCAAGGATGTGTAGAAGTGTTACGTCAAACGGAATCATGACAAAATCTTTTTGCCTGTTTCGTGAAAATATTAGTAGAGGTACTTTGCTGATACGTCGTGCGTCTCTAACAACTTGAGCCCACCATTCTTTAGGCTGTCCAATGTCAAGCAGGATGTGGTCAAAAGTCCACTCTTCTCTCTTCTTACACTCTATAACAAAAGGGAAGTTAAGACCTGCGGGAGGAACAATATCCCCTGCTACCCGTTGATCGCTTCCCCATTGTAAGCCCCCGGAGGCAGGAACTCTTGAAAAGTTCCCTCCCCACCAGTTGCTCATAAGTTTTGCAATTTTAAGTTCGTACCCTGATCCTTTGACCTTTGATTTTTTAGACATAGATACTACTCCTCTTCCGTTTTGTCTTCTGCCTTTTCTTCCTCTTCAGCGTGTTTCTTGCCTGCTTCTTTAGCTTCTGCGTACTCTTTTTTGAACTCTTCCTCTGCGGACTTACGCAGCTCTCCTGTAGGATCAAGTTTCTCGATTACACGCTTCTGAATGTTTAGGATTTCAAGTACTCGGTTCAGTAGCATACGATCTTCGTTAGTAATTGCTCGTACAACAGTTACTACATCGGATAGGTTTACTACTTTTCGAAGTGTTTTCTGTAGTTGCTTTTGCTGGTCTTCGCTTGCTTCCCCTGTAAGAAGGACTGTCACAAGTCGTTTTAGTTCGTTTGGTTTTAGTGAGTCTGCTGTTTGTTGTTTTGCCATGTTATTCATCTTCTCCTTCGTCCAAGATGTCTAGGATGTCATCTTGGTTCTCTTTTAGTTTTAGTTTAATATTTTCTTGGTACTCTTCAGGAAGCGATTCTACAAGTACTCGATAGCGTTCTTCCTGTACTTCGGTCACAGTTTCGATAGTTTGAGCTAACCCTGTTAACATTTTCAGCATAGCTTCTGCAACTTCTCCAACGGTTACACTGTCTTCCGGGTTTGCTCCTGCTAGTTCCTCTTCAAACTTCTCGTCTGACATATAGCCGTAACTATGCATAATGATCGCATCTATCAGTTCTTTAAGAGTTTTTTCTCTCATAGTACTTTCTCCTTTACTTGACTCCGGAGCTGCCGAAACCTTTTTCTCCTCTTTCACTTGGAGGAAGTTGATCGGTCTCTTCGAAGACAGCTTTTATTTTAGGTAAGAAGGATGCTTGAGCAATTCTTTCACCTTTACGAATATAAATCGTTCCTAAAGGAACTACGTCAGTGAACAATTTTTTATGATTATCACCAAACGGATATCCAAGAAGGTCTAGTTCCTCTTTGAAGTTCTGCACAGCTGCTTTCTTGGCTGTACTCGCTACCTCACGCATAGGGACTCTGTTACCTTCCATGTCGATTGCGAAGTCTACAAGAGATGTGTCAATAAATGCATTCCTTACTAGAATTTGAATACCGTCACGGTATGTACCTTCAACAATTCCGGGAGAGTTGGACACAATCAAGGGTGTGCGTGCAGCAGCTCCACTTCGTAAGGAAACGAACATACCTGCTTTAACTGGATCGAATGCCAGTTTTAGACTTGTAGGGATTTGGGTTGATCTGAATGTCGACGTAGGGACTAAACGACTTTCAGCAGCATACAGGTCGTATGCAAAGTCATTCTCATACCCTTGTGTAGGTGTCGTAGCGTCATTCTTTAAAACATGAACTTTAAGTTCTTCCATAAGTAAGTTGTCCTCCTTAATTAGCTATAACTAGATAATAGCATACAGTCTGTAACCTGTCAACTGCAACTCTACATATTTTCTAGCTGGAGCCTCATCTGCCCTTCACTGTCTGCTGGGAATGCGTTAGCTAGTAACTCTGAGCACTTTTCGATTCCAAGATCGTTCGCATCTTCCTCCAGCCCACTAAAAACAAAGTAAACCTGTAGATCGGAGGCTTTGCTTCTAATCTGTTGAGCTGCTGTGATCATACTAGACCATGCATCGGTATCAAGGAATAGATATATAGGAATATTGTTTTCCCTTGCAGCGCTAATCAATAAATCTAGCTGGATTTCAGTAATCTGTTTACCAAAGGTTGCTACACCCGAGTTAGGAGTCATGAAACTGTTGAATACACCCTCATGGACAACAATCTTGTCCGTTTTCTTGGCGTTGTTTAAGTTGAAAATAGTCGTCGCTTTAGAGTGACATCCATCCCACGCAGGGGCGTTGAAAGATTTAATGTACGCTTTTTTATCAATCGCTCGAGTGTTCCAATAAAGCGGCTTACGGTTGTCATCAAAAGTAAAAAATACAACATGGTTTAGTAAACGTAGCGGGTCCTTACCTTGCTGCTCTACATAACCGTCCAAGACGTATGATATGTTGTGCTCGTATATCTGCTCCAAGGTAACTCCCCGACCATGCAAATAATTTAAGAAGGGGTACGCCTCCGGGTTGTTCATATTAGCTACTAAACTTTTTATTCCGGTAGGAGTAGCAGGACACTTTAATTCCTGCTGCTCGTTCTCGCTATCTAAGGGTCTTCCTTCATTCGATATGTAAAGTAGTAATCGTTCTTCTTCTGTTAAGTCTTCTCCGTAGCTCTGCATACTTCTACCTGAATCTATGCGCTCATAAGCGTCATAGTCATAGGTAGCTAGTATGTCCGCAGCTTCATGGAAGTTACAAGAATAATATTCTTTAACAAAAGATACAGCGTTACCTTTAAAACCACATTTCCAGCACTGCATGATTCCTAGTTCTTTATGTATGTAAAATTTGTGATCGGTTTCTGAGCAGAAGGGGCAGTTAAATCTTAAGTTGTTTCCATCGTCCTTAGAACTGCCCAACTCTTCTCGTGCAAGATCAATAAACATCGTCTATTTCACCTCGATAATTCGTCTCAACAATCGTAACATAGTGTAAATCTCTCCGTACATAATAAATTCATGCTCTTCTTCAGGAGTAGCTACTGTGTATATTGCAGCATACCAGTCCTCGTCCCCGCTGTTTGGCGTACGTCGATCCTCAAGAACCTCTTCAGCTGATATGGAGTCTAGGTATCTCTTCTCAATCTTTTCATTCAGCTTGTCAATAGCATCAGCTAGTTTTCGATGCCCTGCCTTAATATCGTTTTTCGTTACTGTTTTTGAAATTAGTTCCCACATAACAGGTATACCCATTTTACGGGCTTTTAACTGGACGATACTGTTTCTGTTCGACACGTGGGCTTGGAAAGGGTATTCAACGTGAATTTGCTCCTCTGTACCGTATACATCTGCGAAGTACGATATGTCATTGTCTCCTTCTGCGTGCTGGTACACATCTACATTTTTGTACTTTCTATCTTTGCACAGATAAAATGCATCTCGAGTAGGAGAGTATTTGTACATGTAGTTACTATTAAACGGGTAAATCTTGTCAAGGTCGTAAACCCCTACTGCTAAGTCTTTCGTCCCTCCTTCCGTAGTCTCCACGGTCATAATAAAAGTGTCTTTGTCTTTTCTTGTTAGTTTCATGTCTTTTCTCCTTCGGTTAGTGTAGATATTCCGTCTCGGTCTTTAACGACCGTTATTACTTGATCAAAAAGTGGTTTCAAATGTTCGTTGTGTGTAATGACAAAAATTGTTCCAAGACTGCTTAGTCGCTCTTTGAGAAGTGTAACCACGTTCTCTGCTCCTACAGAGTCTAGCGCATCAAATACCTCGTCGTAGACTGCAATGTTGAACGTACTCTCTGATCTACTGAGTACTAAATCTTGTAATGCTAGTGCAATGGATAAGTCTGCCCGCTTTTTCTCTCCTCCTGAATTAGATTTGTAGTTATCTCCGCCTGAAGTGTTGATAACTTGTACATCAAATTTGTCAGATAATTCACCATTTTTGTTTCGGGTTTGGGTAGTGAAATTTAACTCCATATCTGATCCGGAGAGCATTGAAAGATATTTGTTACCTCTTTCATTAAGGAATGGAGTTTTGAGGTCAAGTACATGTGACTTTACTCCGCTATTAGAAAAAGTTTTTACGACATTCTCTAAGGATAGCTTCTCCTGCTCTAGTCGAACTGCTACTTCTCTTTCACTTTTAATCCTACTCTTAATCTCGTTTCGTTCTTTATTGCGCTTCTTCGGCTGTGGCATATTTCGAAGGTTTGCTAGATTATCTTTAATACCATTCAACCGAGATTCGTATGAATGTTTTCCGTTATTGTATGAATTAATTGCTTGCTGCCGAGTATGTATGTCTTGCACTACTTGATTATACTGACTCATTAGCTGATCGTGTTTACTTTTAACTTGCGTGTATGACTCGTGTGCGTCAGCATAAGCTTGCTCTTTCTTCGTTATGTCTATGTTTAGATAATGTAGCTCGGTGAGAATAGGTTTTAGCTGCTCTCTGATCTCTAATTGCTCTTTCTCTTTATGAGAAGTATCAAGCGGGTTGCCGCAAACTGGGCAGTTAGTATTGGTTGACAACTTTTTGTATTTGTTTGCTAAGTCATCTTTCTGATATTCGAGTTGAGATTTTCGATGTTTGGCTTGGTTTAGCTCCTGTTGAATAGAGTTAACAATCTCTGTCCGAGTGTTTAACTCCGTATTCGTATCCACAACCATCGAATCTTTTGTTTTGGTAAGAGTCTCAATCTCTTCTTGCCATACGTTCAGATTCTCGATATTACTTGTAACAAAGGCTTCAAACTCTCTTAACGTGGTCTCGTAGTTCGCTTCAGCTGCTGCAATGGCTTCCTTAATAGAGTTGTAGTTTTGTTGATCTTGTTCCTCGAGAACGTCTACTTGTCCTAACTCCCACTCTAATTTCTCTATCACTGACCTTTGCGTAGCGATTTCAGAATCCTTTGCGGTTACTTTGGACTTAGCAACTTGCTGCGCTTGAGAGTAGATATTCAAGTTCAACAAGTTCTCCAATATCTCTTTTTTCTCTTTGTCGGTAGCAATGGCAAACTTACCAGCACCTTCTCCTTGAGAAAACATAATACTGTTAATGAACGTACGGTGGTCAATCCCTACTAGTTTTTCAATTGTTTCGTTTGTATCAGAGGTAGACTTCCCAGTAATGTCATCGCCGTTACAGAAGAGAAGGACTTTGTTTTTGTGCTTGCTGTGCTTTCGGTACCGTTCTATTCTGTAGAGGTCGTCCCCTTTATACCCTTCCAAAGCGACTTTTGTATTCTTCCCTACATGCCTATTGATTACTTCGTCGGCTCGTATGTTCTTAGATGTTGTATCATATAGAGCGTATATAATTGGTTCTAATAGAGAGCTCTTTCCTGCTCCGTTACTTTGAAACTTCTCGTTCGTAGAGTTCTTGCCTTCAATTAAGATGATTCCTCTGTTATCGAGGTCTAACTCGAACTTCTTAAACGATAAAAAGTTCTCCGCTTCTAACTTTGTAAGTCTCATTTTTTGCCTCCTTACTTTAGTCTATAACATGATTATAACAGTATCTATAACGTACTGTCAACATAAAAAAGAGCCCTAGCTAGGCTCTTCTTTCACTTCCTCGTATGTCTGCTTGAATACTCTTTCTTTACAAGCCCATAACTCTCCTTCAATCCCTTTAAGAATATAGTCTCCTAAGTGAGCTAGCATATCTCCTTCAAGGGTATGAATGATTAAATCATGAGTCTGCTCTCCAATGAGGATGTCGTCCCCTGCAAACTCTTTAAGTTCTTCGATGCTTTCCGATGTTCCCGTCCATTGGACTGCTTCTACAATCGCTGTTTTACGGTATCTTCGTTTCGTCATAAGCTATCTCTTGCCTCCCTTAGAATATCTAAAGCTATTTCAGTCGTTCCCGGATAGAACTCTTTAGTGTATTCTGAGACGATTTGCTCTTCGGTGGAATCCATTTCTATCCCTATGCGAGTTTCAGTTTTGTAACTTCTTGTCACTTCTAGTCTAAAATTGTCGGATTTCTCCTTGAATACTTCGACTTCCTTTACCTGTTCTTTAGGGAGGATAAGTCGAACATAATGGTTGTCTACAAGCTGCTGCGTGTTTTCATCTACTTGTGTAAGAGTGATAAACTGCTTGTTCTCTATTGGGATGAAGGTAGGCTTACCTCCAGCTTCTAAGTCAATAAGCATAACGCCCTTCTCTTGCCCCTCATCAGAGAAACTAGCCTGAATGGTGTTTCCGGTGTAGAATACGTTATCGGTTCCCCCTAGGAACTGCCTTTTGTGGTAATGACCTAGTGCTACATAGTTGAAGACATCCGGTCGTAGATCAGACACAGAGAAGGCACCTGCAAGTCGATGGCTATACCGACCGATCTCACTTCCGTCTACCCCAATGTGTCCTGCTAATATGCTAGGGTTTGCTGCTTTACCTGCGATGTCTGCGAACCCGTTTATCGCTTGCTTGAGCCTATCAGTGTCGTCAGAATAAGGAATCGCAAAGAGATTAAAAATAAATCCATCCTGCTCTACCTCAACATAACCGGGGGTGCTAAACACTGTTACATTCGGTAAGCATCTAAAGGGCTCTAACCAGTGACGAGAAGTCGTTGAGTTGTCTCGTGAGTCGTGGTTTCCTCTAACCATGTACACACTAACATCAGAGTACTGTGCGAACACTTCGAAGACTTCGTTAAAAACAATGTCCTCTAGTGTTTTGCGTTTATGGAATAAGTCTCCTCCAAACAGGAGAACAGCGTTGTGCTCTCTTGCAATCTCAAAAACTGTGTGTAGCGTGTCTATCTGAGCTTTAAAACGATCAGTTATGTATCTTTTATCCGGCTTAGAAAAGTCTTCGAAGATATGTGCATGGAAATCGGTGAAGTGAACAATTTTTGTCATGTTATGCTCCTCCTCCCCTAGCGGCTGTTATCGCTTTGTTGATCTCCGAACTATAATCCGGCATATCTACGTTATCCTTATTACCTTTTTTCTTCCCTTTGAAGGCGGAATCCATTCGGTTGTCTACTTCTTCTAGGATAGCCATGTGCTCTTTACGCTCCTCCTCAGACTCGTAGTCCCTGACACGTTGGGCAGCTCCTACTACTTTCATCCCGATCATCCGATCAAAATGCCCTTCAGGCGGGTTACGGAGCTTATCAGCGTATAGTCTTAAGAATCCAGCATTAAACTCCTCTTGGTATTGGTTAACAACGAGAAGCAGCTCTACAGCATTCTTCTTACGAAGTCCACCCTCAATGTGTTCTGCTGTTTTAACTAGCGCACTGTAAGCTGAGCGGTTCATTTGCGATGCTGTCCACATAACGACATTGAAGTCTTGTGCAATTCTTCGCATTTCTTCAAACAGCTTCCCGGAGTCAACAGCCTCATTACCAGTTGCTTTAGGGTTACGCAGAAGCTCAGGGTAGTCAATAATTACAACATCTACGTGCTTACCTTTACGGAGAGTTACATCAGAGATTAGCTGCTCGACTTTTGCAGGAGTAATAGTTCCCGGAGAATATCGTGAGAAGTATAGGTTTCCAAGTCTGTCCTTGTTTTTCTTGTAAACACTTTGACGTTTTTCGAAAGCCGCTTCGTCTAACTCTGTTCCGTTTAAAATTTGACTCCGTGTCCTACCTAACATGCTCTGCTCGAATTTCAGAATCATTCGGTTCTCTAGTTCCTCAAGAGCAATAAACAGTACGGTGTAACCCATCTTGACATAGTTAGTTGCTAGGTTAGTAAGCAAGAGTGTTTTACCTGTACCTGAGATAGCGGAGATAAGTCCTAATTCCCCTTTAGCTAAACCGCCACTGTTTAGCGTGTCGAGAGATTTAAATCCTGTAGGGATAGTATTCGTATGTAAAGTAGAGAGTGCTGCCCTTTTGTATTCCTCATCGTGAAGTACATCAATAATCTCTTGCTGTTTTCCGCTGATGTCCATTCGTGCAACGTCTCTTAAATGATCAGCTATGTCCTCAATCACGTCTTCTTTGTCGAGGTTTTGAGCAGCCTTCTTAAGTAAGTCCATTGTCATGTGTTTCCGTATGTACTTCTCTATCTGTTCGTCAATGACGGTGTCATCGGCGCTGTCACGGATAGTATACAGCTCGGAAATCTCGTTAAAGTACTGTTGCTGCACTTCGGCACTTTTCTTCATTCGGTCTAACTTTTCTTCTGCTAACGTACAGAGTGTATCATATGTAAGAGTAGCTGAATTGGCTTCGTAGTACCTCTTGATGATATTAGCTATGTCTTTATAGGAATCATTGTCCTCGAACACTGTAAGAGGTGCAACAGGTAAGACTTCTTTTGAAAAGATGGGCGATTCTATAGCTTTCTTAAGAATTTGTTTTTGAATTGGTGATGCTGTCACTTGTTTTCCTCCTTTTTCTTACAAGTGAGGGAGAATGAGACCTTAGTCCTCAAACTCCCCGGCAAAAAAGTCATCTAAAGAACCAGTGTTATTTACAACACCTTCGAGCTTGTATGTCTTTCTTTGAGTGATTGCAGCTAAATCAATCTCCTCTTCAGGAACTTCCTGAGCTTCTAGGCTTTCCATGAAATTAGTGATTTGCTCAACGTCTAAGATAGATAGATCGTCTAGTGGAATACGCTCTTTTCCAAACTCTTTGAATGCCTGCTGCAATTCTTCGAGAGAGACTAAGAGTCCTTTTCTTTCCATGATCAGTCTAATGACTAATCGTGTCTCATCTAATGTGTTACGTTGGTACACATACTCTCTTCCTTTTTCCAGCTGTTCCTTGATAGGGAGCATCGGATGGGTTAACATGCCGAGCATAAGGCTTTGAGCGTGTGTTAATCTGTCTGCGTTTGACTTCATATCTACGAAAGGAACTTGAGCTTTTGCCGAAGCTACGACAATTTCAGTGTGCTCCGATCCAAGAATCATGTACGCAGGTAAACGAGTAACTCCGCCTGTAAGAATCATAGACTGTGTTAGAATAAATTTCTTTAAAACTTCACGAGTCTTAAGTGAGGTTCCTTCTTCGATCATTGTATCTTCTGTAAGTCGATAGAAATTAGCCAAGTGATACTCTTCATCAGTCAAGTAATCTCCTGATAGGAAGTCATCTACAGCATGGCGATACTGTAACAGACCTACTCCACTGTTAGCAGACTTGTATCCTTCTACAATAGCTCGCACTACATAGTCATCAGCAAATTGAATTGGAATATGTTTATAAGCAGCATAGGAGCGGCTTACTCTCTTTTGAAAGTCACAGTACTGGTTGTACACTTCGTAGCTAGCATCGCTCATTAAAGCATTAATAAACGGCAAGAACTTCTTGCTGTTGCCGCCACTTGCTGTAAACATTGATCTTGCGAACTGCGCTGATAGATATACAGCCGGGTCGATGTTTGTTTCTTCACAGAAGAGTCGGAATTTTTCGAATTGGTTCCACTTAGCTGATCCGAAAAAAGCTTCCGGGAGACAGTCGTAGTCATTAGTCAGTGGAGTCACCTGAGTTCCCTCTTTGTACACTTTCACTTCAGCGTTATGTCGGTCTGTAAACAATGCCGCATAGCGATTGTATAGACGAGAAATAAGATATGTACGGTAGTTTTCAACTGGATTTTCAGTCTCTTTAAACCATTCCCAGTTAGGAACACCCTGTAAATCTTTGAGTTTATCATTCATAACATCGTACTTATTCTGTTCTCTTTCTTTGAGGAATCTCGATTCAAGCACCTGTTTCTTTGTCCTTCTCTTTCTTGTGGACTTCTTAGGCGGCTTTGGTTTTTTAGGCATCTTCTTCTCGACAATGTCATCTATACTGATCGGTTCATCAGAGTTGATTAGTGCCTTGTCAGACGTTTCAAACTTCACTAGCTGAGTGTTGAGAAGGATGACCGTTCCTTTCGAACGTCCTCTCACACCTCTAGTCTGTATGATTTCTTTCTCTTCAAGTGTTTTCAAGTAACGAGAAACCGTTCTACTGTCCTTCCCTACCATATCGGCTAAGTCTTTTTTCTTAAAAGAAACAGCGACATCTTGTAGTTCTTTCGCTTTGTTTACAAGCATTCCTAGAAATTCTAGGACTTTAGGTTTAAGGTCGACAATAGAGGATTCCAAGTATACACCACCGTATTCCATACGTGTTTTCCTCCCTTAATCTGTGTTGCTCTTGGATATATTATAGCACAGTCTGTATGATACGCAATAGTTATTTTCGATTACAGTCCTACGCTTTCTTTTTTGTGTCCATGTCTTTTACGTCGAACTTCTCTTCTAGGAAAATTTTCTTGCGCTCCTTGCTGTGGTTTAGCAAGTACTGGTTTGTCTGATCTTTGAAGTCGAAGACCATAACACTGTTCCCGTCAATTCCGTTTAGTCGAAGTCCACGACCGATACGCTGTAACTGCTGGCGCATAGATTTACCTCCGGCAGCAAGAATCATACAGCCTATACTCTTCATATCGACACCCTCGTCAATGATGGTAGAAGCAATGAGTATAGGGAGCTCTCCTTGGGAGAATCGAAGTAGTTGGTTTGCACGGTGATCTACTTCTGAACCTCCGTTGATAAACTCGACCTCAAGTCCCCGATCACGTAGCATCTCGAGAATAGTTTCTCCGTGTTCAATCTCTTTTACGCTGATGAGGATTCCGCCCGGACGTCGTTTCTTATACGCAACAGCTAGGTCAACAACCGCTCTATTACGGTACTCGTTGTTAACGATTCCTAATTTGTAGGCTTCTAAGAAGTTGTCAACCAGCTCGATATTCCTCGGCTCAGTTATAGGAATAATACGGATAGTAGGCTTAGATGAAATACCTTCTTTGATCAGGAAGTCGTTAGACACCTTGGTAATTATACGATTGAATAGTGCCTGTAACCGCTGATATCCCATTTTATCTTTTTTGTCGACTGTACCTGTAAGACCTACACGGTAAATAGCATTCTCACAAAGAGACAAGGATTCGAACCATGTAACTGCTTTCGAGTGATGTACCTCATCCGCTATCATGACTTTGATAGAGTCTAAGAAATCTTGTGTCTCCTTGTATTTTTTATACTTCTTGTCACTTTTCTTCTCCATGATTTTTTCGAACTCAACTATGTATTTATTTAAGTGCATCTGCGCTGACTTGTCCGTGAACTTTTTGTCATACGCAACATATGTAAGATGTGTTTCTATATCCTGCCATACCTTGGTTGTTTGGCTGTTATTCTTTATGTAGTTTCGGATGAGCTGTCTAGTGTTCTGAGTATTCTTAAACTTTGGAACAATATCCTCTGCAATTGTTTTGATTACTCGTTCTTTGTGAGTGAACTTAACACCTTTCTTCGGGTCCTTTAGAGCAGATACTAAGGTAGGTACCATGACAAACACCAGCTGCTTTCGTTTGATGTCAAACTTGCCGTTCCCTACGAATCCGATGTCTCTAGCCTTAAGACCAATACGTTTTCCAATACGTTCAGCTGATTGGCTGAAAATCTCCTTACTGTGAGTGAAGAATGCGATTCTTTCCCCTCGTTTCAGGTAAGGAAGGATTTGCTGAATGACTCCTGAAGCAACCTCCGTATTGTGATTGATAATCCCATCCGCAACAAAGCTATGGGTTTTCGGCATAGCCACATCAAACGTAGGCTGTTTACCTAATGATTGAACTTCTGTAACTTGCTCGTAAACAAATCTAGGCGAAGTCAGCTTCAAAATTGTTTCATACATACCATCTTGTGTAGAGTTTGGATGTTCCATAACAAAGTTTCTTAGTCTTTCTTTAGAAATTGAAGTAGGTACGGAAAATCTAGGTTTTTTACCTTCAAGTGTTTTGATATACGATTCGGTTAGCTCCTTACCAAACGGAACAGTCTGTTTACTACTTACAGTTCCTCTCCCTTCAGTTGCTTTAAAAAACCCGTCTACCTGCTGGACTCTTTGAGAAGATATGAAGTCTAGGCGTTTTAGTAGATGTTTAGAATCCTGAACGCCTAATGAAAGAACATAGTAGTTGTTTTGTTCGTATCCTTTTACTTTTTTCGATGTAACCGTTGGAGTATATCCGAAGTTCCTTAACATCAGACTTACTTGCTGGATTAGGGTGTGAGATGCACTTGTTACATCTAGGTTTCCTTTACTCTTAGTTATGCTGCACTCTGACTCGAGGTATCCTGACAGGAATGCTAGTTGAACCTTGGAAGGGGCTTGTAAAATACAGCTCGGAACATGTTTATCCTTTGCTACTCCGTATTTTATTTTGAACTTGTCGTGCCACGCTTTGGTTGCTTTTTTGTTATGCATTCTAACCTGTTCTGCGCCCTGCTGCTTATTGTTCTCATATAGAGTAGGCTGTTCTTTATCTTGAATCGCTAGTAAGTACTTCTTTACTCGCTCCATAACCTCCGGCTTATTTGAAGTAAAATCAATGCGTTCATTACTACCTAAGTATCCGTCGGCTATAATAGCTCCTATGGCGTAAGCTTCTTGGCAGTTTACAAGAGTGTTACTCCCAAAAACTTCGTCTCCGATGGACCCTACAAGGTAGTCTCCGATACGGATGTCTTCTGCTTTTTTCCATTCAAAGTCACCGGAAGAAGATACAACTAGAAGAGGGTGATTACGAGTTACTCGGTTTACTGTACCCCTATGTCCTTTAATCTCTAGAAGGTCTCTGACACCGTTAAATGTTAAATGGCTCGGTGTCTCCAATTCTCCATGCCTATTTACTAAGGAGATGTCCCCAAAGTAATCTACGACTCGTTCTTCTGCGCTTAACTGGTGACCTGCGGCATTGAAAAACTCTTCAACTGTCATTAGTCCTTCCGATGTCATCAGTATTGAACTTGGATGAAGACATTTCCCACCGTTAGTCGCTATGTTGATTATTCCTACCTGCTCCTGAATGGCTTCTTTTACAGCCTTATGCTGGTATTCTCTTAGTGTAATAGGTTCATCGTCACCATTACCTAGAACGATCTCCTCGTCAATAGCTTCAGCGTTTAACAGCGGGCTAGGTCGCTCGTCTACAATTTCATACTCTACTGAAAGGTCTTTCTCCTGAAGAGCTCTAAGACCTTCTAGGAACTGATCTATCAACCCTGTGTGGAACTTGTCCTCTTTAAAGTCATAGAAGTCTGTAATTCCGTCCCAGTGACCGCTCATGTATGCTCTTGAGTAATGTGAGTTCTCTTCTTTTATTCCTAGTGTTGTATGAGCCATGTCTCTAATTTTATCTCTGAGTGAGACCTTGCCTTCAAAATCTATGTATGTATACATCGTGCCAATTTTAATCTTCATGTAAACAAATTCCTCCTAGGATTTAGTCTGTAACTCCATTATAACATATAAGCTGCTCCAATTTCAAGGAACTATGGCATATTTTAAAACCTTATATCACAATAGTTTGAGACTTGTTTTTAACTATCCTTGTCTAATTTTAATTTTAAGTGCTCTGTATTTATATATAATTATATTTAATACTATATAAAGATTTAAAATAAATAATACAGAGGGTGTAAAACAAAAATAGGACAAGAAAAAAAGATACCTAAGTGTCAGGTATCTTCATTGTCCATCTTTTCAATCAGCTTATTTAATTTTTTTTCTAACTTTTCGATCTCTTCCAGTTTAGCATCGAGAAGCCTTTGGGATTGAACCAAAGACCTTTCTCGAGCGGTTGGTACAAACAACCTTGCTTTTGAAACGGGATCACGTTTTTCTAAAGGCATATAAGCTCCTCCTAAACTTATTCTTATGCTTCGTCTTTAAATACCGCAGTCAGACGTCGAACTCTAGGTCTAACAAATCGGTTATCCGCTCGTAACTCCAGCTTCAGTTTCAACTGTTTATTCACTGCTGTAGTAGAAACTTGTTGCACATATTTATATCGGCTGAACTCTGCTGATTGGCGTGTAGATGTCGGACTGTTTGTAAAAGTCTTCCAAGTTTGTCCTCCATCAATCGAGTACTTCGGTGTTACCTTAGTGCCCGCTGGAAGTGCGGCATCGAACTCCACAGTTAGCTTGTTAAACGGTGCATCAGTTGAGTCAATGTTAAGAGAAACATAGTCCCCGGATGTTGCGGATACGAAACTTACAAATGACAAGTCATCAAGTGTCAGCATCGGAGAAATGTATCGGTTAGACTTAAATCGTGCTCGTAGTTTAACTAGTCCGATTACAGTTGCAGTTTCCTGCTCAATGTAGTTAGCTAGTGGCTGCCAAGGTACGCTGTCTATTGAAACTGATCCGACATCTGCTTTTGCTACTGCTTTAATCTCCCACACGCAGCCTGTATTTGCAGGTGTAAGGTAAGTAGCCATTAGAAGTAACATGTCAGAATCTAGGTCTTCCATAACGTTAAACTCGACAATCGCTTCTTCTTGGAACTGGGCTGTGTAGACGTTGAATTTCAAGTCAGACTCTTGGTGAACTGTCCAAGTACGAGCGTTGGAAGAACTGAATAGTACTCCGTTTACGTATGGTTGAGAGACGACTCGGTTTGCTGGATTGTTGATATGCGTCTGACCAAGTGTTGCGATCCATGCTGTGTAGTCGTTACTGTCTGTGATAAGTACTAAACAGAAACTTTGACCTGCTTTACACATTAACGGATCATCCAGTGCGACTTTAGTTGCTACGGTGCCGTTTGCAGAGACTTTAACATCCGCAGGAGTTAAGATTCTTTCAGCGTACACAGTTTGGTTAGGGAATCCGCCATCAGATAGTCCTCGGACTTGCACAATTAGGTTATCTGTGGTAGACTTAGAAGCCATAAAGATATCAAAACTTGTTACAACTCGGTCTTGTGGGAAGACGAAGGATTGTGCCAACGGATCGTATAAGTTGACTGTAACCCGAGTCTTCGTGATAACTTCTTCAGTTGTCTTTAAAGTTCCTTGAGCTGTAAACGTAGAAATAGCCATGTTAGAGCTGTTCATTAGTGAAACTTCACGAACCCCGGTTCTGACGCCTGCTGGAATTTTGAACTTACCGCTAGCTCTACCATTAGCATCCGAACGAATTGTTCCTGCTTCCGATCCCGCTACTGTTGAACCTGTTGGAGTGATAGGTACTCTTACACCATCGAAAGATAAGTATAGGTTGTTAGAGTTCTTCTGCAAGTTCTCAGCAGCGAAGGCTACTTCAATCTGTCTCATGTACTCGATAGCAGACGAACGAACTGTAGTGGCTACATCAGTCAATGTACCTGTACGACCATTTTTCTTGTCATAATCGAGACTTTGTCCCATGTCCCACTGCTGGTTTCCGTCTAGGTCGAGATTATTGACAATATCTCTAAGACTTTTGTCTTTAGTAGTGGTACGGTTATGTCTCCACCATCTATCCACACGGATTGTCATAGCGTCTTCTTTGTTAACCGTGATTTTTTCTTTCTCAATCCAGTTATCCGCTGAAGGGGTTAGCTTAAGTACACCCAGTTTGTTGTAAACCGCATAAGGGTTGACGTTCATCGCTTCAGTTGCGAACGGCTGTGAAATCTCTTTTACTTCTGTGTATGGTGCTGTTACTAGACGTCCCCAGCTCTTAGCTATAGATGAGCCAGCAGCGAACTCCGGAGCCCTTACTTGGTCATCAGGAGCGTCAACCATAAGTGTGATACTCGCATCGTCAAAACTTACTGCGACCGTAGAAGCATTCAAGTCCATTCGAGTAAAGTCTACGAAACCATCTGCGAATACCCCTCGAAGATTTAATGGGTCGTCTGTAATGATTGACTGATTTTCTAGTGCTTGTATAGCTTGGTTGTATTCTACGTTCTCTAAGCGGTCTTTCAAGTTTACGACCTGAGCCATAGTTAGACGAACGATACCGTCGTTCTGCGCTTCCCCTTTATCTGCGTTCGGATACACAAATGCTGTTCCGATTTTCAAAGTTAATGGGTCTTCATGTACTGGAGGTACTGCGATCTCTCTTCGATCCGGCTGCCCTTCAATAACAGTGAAATTACCTTTGCTATCTAGTGTGATAATATCTGCACGAGCTAGGTAGTAGTCATAACTCACTCGAATAATACCTTTGTCTTTCGGTTTAAGACCTGTCATTCCGTTGAAATCAATTTCTGTATTCCAACCAGCATCGTCTTCGATAGGTGTAGTTGTAACTTTGTAATCTACGCCCTGCTGCATAATACGGTCGTAATCGAACGTCATACGGTAGGATGTCCCTGTTGCAGGCTCCTTACCATTCAGACCTGTATTCCAGTTTACATATTGTACGCCACTGTCTTCAATGATTGTAAAGTCTGTGCCGTACGTGAAGAACTGCTCCGGAGAAGTTGTCCATATTACAACCGTGTCAGAGATTAAACTTGTGTACTGTCCCGGAAGAGCGTCTCTGCCATCCTGAGCACCTTTAGAAACCTGAATGCCTCCTGCTGGAGACTGGGTTCTTGCTATAACTTGTTTTACTTCTTTTACAGAAGTGCTCCCGATGCGGTTTTTACGAACTGCTGTATCGTAAGAGTGTGTCTCCTGTGCTACGTTTTTAAAGTCTGTAGACTTTCTCAATGGGATACGGGTTGACTGAGCTTTGTTAATACGGTATCCTAGTACATAACCAACGCCTCGGTCTACGATTAGATCAACTTGCGAGCTATCTTGACTCTTTTCTACCCACATCGAGAATCCTTCTACTTGGTAAGAACCTTGTTCTTCATATGTACGCTGTGCGAGGACATCGTTAATTTTTGAGTACTCAGGTCGTTCAGGTTGAAGAAATAAAACGCCGTCGTTAAACTCGTAAATCGTCGGAGACTCATCGTCATTGTTAGTTAAAACTACAGTCTCTTCTAACCGGTCTGCACCCGGAGATAGGTAACTGTCGACTCCTTGCGTCTGATCTAGTAAGTTGGGGTCGAGCTGGTAGTCGATAACCTTTTGTTCGATCTTGACTCCAATTTTCTCGGTACCTTCTCCTGTAAACGGAATGGTTTGTTTATCGAAAGCTCTTACTTGTCCTGCTAAGTAAACAGTACCGTCCTCAACAGTAATCGTTCCTGCTTCCTCGTCAACCGAGAAAGACATACCTGTTTGCATATCGCCATCTGCGAAAATAGTATCTCCTAACTTACGGATGCTATGCGCTGCAATTGACTGTAACTCATTCAGTTCCGCTTGCTGTAACGGTCTGTCCGGTCTGAAAAGGACCTTGCTACGGTTGCTTTTTGGATCAAACCTGTCGTTATATGGTGATTGGTTTAAATTAATATCTGCCAAGTTTACTCACTCCTTTATAGTACAACTACGAACTGTTCTAGTGAATACAGATTGCTCGTCAAGTTGTACGCTTTTCTATTTTCGTAGAACCTAAGTGTACCTACGTCTGTTACTTCTGAAGGAAGCAGGTTTTGTTTTGTAAGTCCGTTCTTTGGTACTAAGTCTACATGAATACCAACTTGCCTGTATTCCCCGTTCGGGAACTCATCAGGCTGTATTTCTGCTTCTATGTATACCCATCTAGCTTTCTCTTCGTATGCCTTACTTACAGGCACTAGAGCCCACTTCTGATCTCGGTAACTAACTACCGGGAACCCTACAGTTTCTTCATCTTCTCCAGTAGCTAAAGGACGAGCTAATGAAAAGTTCTTCACTTTTTTATATCCGATCACCTCTTGGACCGTTTCGACGTCCGCAACTTCTTCAGGCGGATTCTCCTCATCTGTCCAAGCAGTAGATTTTCCGATTACAAGGTACGCACTTTCATATTTTGCTTGTAACTGAATTGCATCAGCTATGTGCGATTTAGTAGTCGAGATAGCCATTAATTTCACCCTCTCTATTCAACGTGTCTATAGATAATATAGCAGTATCTTGTCTCATAAATTAATTATACCACATAAGAAAAAAGAGCCACGTTTTGCGGCTCCTACTCTATTTCTTTAAGGGTTCCAAAGGGTGTCGGTTGAAACTACTCCCTTTTCGTCAACGTCTAGCTGTTGTCATTTATAGTTCCTATTCTATTTCTTTAAGGGTTCCAGTATTAGTGACCTCTTGAACGCCTGTTTTGATCGTCGGTCTAATTGCTACCTCTTTGTTGAAGCTTAACTCGAAGAAGTGCAGATGCGCTTCATAATCAGGCACAGCTTCATTAGGTTCGAATAGTATTCGAGAGAAAACAAAGTACTTCTCGGATAAGAAACTTGAAAAATCTGTTATTTTAACTTTGTTCCCTTTTTGTTTGAACACCGCTTGATTCTCGTCTACGGTCTCCCACTCACTTGTCTCAAGGTTAAACAGTTGGATTTTGAAGTTTGTTGGCTCTGTTGGAGATACTGCTGCTTTTAAGTTGTACAAAATAGCAGTGTTATCCATTAGTGATAAATAAGTGTCTTTTGTATACTGCCCGTTCGGTACTACTTCACGTAAGTAGGAACTGTATTTAAGATCGAAGAAGGTTCCTACGTCTAGCGTGAAGTACATGTAGCTTTCTTGATCTGCTGGAAGAAGCTGACTAGCATACTGATCTGAAGTGTCGCCGGTTTTAGCGTAGAAGTCAGGAGACATCTCGGTTGAACTGTTTTGAATATCAACTAAAGTAGTATCGTTCGTAACAGCTAAGCTATCTGTAGAGAACGTCGCTAAGTTAAAAGCTGGATTGGTTACTGACCTTGCTCCTGTAAGCTTGTCTAACGAGTTTAACTTAGACTTGTTTAGGATAAAAATTCCTTGGTCGTCTCCGTCTGCTCTTGAGCGAGTTGTTAAATTTAAGTGCCCTCGAATACGATCGTTCATGCCGTTCATTGTTCTTAACCGTGTAGAAGTCTCTACAAGGCTCACTCCTGCTTCGATAACAGGTGCATTAGGGTTATGGGAGCCGGAGCGATAAGTAAGCCTTACAGTGACTCCTGCGGGCTTAAATTCATTAATCAAGTCAATGATACCCGGAGGAAACGGTCTAGAGATACGGATATCAATGACCGCCACAGTATAATAGTGTCCTAGAAAATGGTCAGGACCATTCAGTTTAGACTTGTTGAGGATGAAAACGTTCTTGTATGGCTCATAAATCTCGATATGGGAGTCATAGTCGTTTAGAAACTCACGAATAGCTGCAATGATTGCAGGGATCGTTCCCCTACGCAATAACACGTAGTTAATGATACGCTGTCTGTAGGGATCGTCTTCTTCGTTATCTTTCCTTAAAACTCCAAACAGCTTTCCGTAGTAGTCTAACCATTCCCCGGTAGCAGTATCTAAAGCAAGTAGGAGCTTTCCTCTTATAGCTTCACTTTCCGTATCTTTCAGCTCCTGCTCAATTGCGCTTAAGATGGCTCCATTAGCTGTTGTTTTATTCTGTAAGCTAATTTTCCAAGCAGGCAGTAAGTGTTTTAAAAACGACATCGGTTATCCTCCTTTCTATTTGAGTGTTACTTTTACCTCACCTGCTCGGATAATTTCCGATCCTTTTAGAACGACGTTACTCTTTAAGTTATCGAAGCTGACATCGTAAATTAGTTGTCTGTCTATGTATTTAATTACACTGGACAAATCCGACAGTACGAGACTTTGAGACGTTTGCATATTGTTAAGGTATCTAGTAACCTCTGTTGTGATCTTTTGGTTGAATGCGCTTGTAATACCTGCTTTGTTATTTAACGTGACAGTTACGCTTACGTCTACGTTCTTCTTCTCTACCGGAAGAACTCTTACTTGTATGCCCGCAGGTCTGTAGTCTTCGAGCGTGAGGAGAATTTTCTCTTTTACACTATCCGGAAGGTTCCCATTCCGATCATGAGCATAGATGTTAACTCTGCCTGTCTCCTCTTCGATCCAAACACCTGCAACTTCTGTTACTGTTCTAGTACCGTACTCTAAGGCAGGTACCGTAGCACGGCTAAGCGCTGTAATGAAAGCATTAAATCTTGACCGTTGCTCTTCTAGAGGCTCCTGATCTTGCCCTGTTTGGAATGCTGCTGGGTTGTTTACTTCCTTGACGTTAGCTATAGGAGATTGCATAACGTCAATCACGTCTTCAGGAATGTTTCCTGTAGAGCCCGGAGATAAGCAGTATACTTCAAACTCAGCTAAAACTGACCCTCTCGGAATAACATAGTCAACTCGTGTTTCGTATAGTTGTGTGTACTGCGGCATACTGGAACTGAATCTCGATCCCCTTGAAATAGTAATGTCAGTTTGTGTCGAATTGTGGAAGGACACCTGCACTACTCCGTACGCCCTTACAGCTTCTTTACGTTTGAAGCCAAAAGCGTTATAGACTCCTTGCTCTACAGCTTCTAGCATGTTTTCTCGGGTTAACACATAGAACTGTTCCAGTTCAATTGCTATAGACTCATAGATGGCACGCATAGCACTTCCTACAGAAAAATCGTTAACATCATGTGTATTTGTAATGGTGTTATCTACAAGCCTTGAGTATATCTCTGACATTCGTTTAAAACGCATATTAACCCTCCTCTCATGTTACTAAGTCATTAAAGTTGTTTAGTAGGACGACCGTCCCTTGATCTGCGGATACTACGAAGTCGAAGGCGTCCTCCAGTGTAATAGATGAAACCTTAAACTCTGCTGCATAAGTGTTACCTATAATGCGTCGTCTAACTAGCTTACAAGTTGTGACCCTTGTGTCTGTCCGAATTGCTCTCTCGATTTCAAGGTCAATCAAAGCAGCATTCTCCTCGGTGTTTTTTTTACCAAGGTAGAAGTGTAGTCTTGATCCGTACAAAGGATGTCCTATGTAGCTTCCTTGCGGTGTGATAAGTCTTACAAACAGTGACTGTTTCAAGTTGTCTACCCCTCGTACAGTAGCTATGCCGCCCTTATTGTCTCCTTTAAGCTCAAGAATCTCTGCGTCCTGCCCGGGATCGGTCATACCTTTTGGCAGCGGTAGAATGTCTAGGTCTTTTCCTAGAGCCAATGCATACAGTTCGTCTTGACTATATTCCGAGCTCCGTTTTAGCTCCTGTATGAGAGTGGATTGTACGTCATCATCTACTCTCATCAAGATTGTGTCCCCTACAGTTACTAGATGGTCCGGGTTTTCCATTTTCTCCTCTAGGGTGTCAACAATGTAAGGATACCGTAGGTCGTTAAAAGACACTAGCTCTGTCCATAAAGACATATCACCTAGTTTCTCTTGGGCGATAGCCTGCATGGTGTCTCCGTCTCTTACAATATGTTCAACGAATTTGGACACTACCTACGCCCCCTTTCGTTTAGTATTACGTCAATCTGATTCTCTAAGTACCCGAAAGAAATGTTCATATCCCGAAGAACCTCAATTAAACCATAGTACTTCTCTTCAGTGCTCAGGTAATCTGTGATAAAGTTTAAGTTTGTTCGTGCCTTTCGGATATCAGAATGTGATACATACTGTAGGTTTCTGAACTCGTTGTCTATTGTGTAGAGTAGTGAAAAGGCTTCGAGGACAGTTGCTCGTAGCAGCATGTAAATATCCGGAGCATAAGAACCTAAGTCACTATTCAGCGCTTTGTAGACAACTGTCTCCGGTTCTAGCTCTTCAGCCTCTACTTCTATTTTACCACTTTTGAGCTCAGACTGGACAAGTCTTGCTACAGTGGACAAAGAATATACAGATTCATATAACTCTGATTGAAAGTTAGGGGTTACTGGAATAGTTCCATCGGTCAGTATAGGTATGTTAGATATGAATCGAATTAAGTCTTCAGCGTATGCCATTAATTCTTCCTCCTTAAGTAGTAACCGATGGAGTAACCTAGCCCACCCATTCCGTACGTGTACGACGTAGAAGAAGGCGCTTGTGGATTCACTGCATCGTTACTAGGCGATGTTGACATAGGGGAGTTTGATGACCCTTGCGATTGGTTAACAACTCCGCTGTTATAGATTTTATCGTTACCTGACGTCGGGTCATAAGGGTCTGCTTTGTTTACATCGTAAGGACTTTGTTTGCTTTCTTTTCCTTTTGGTAACGATGGAAACCTATTGCCAATCTCCGGAGAGAGCTTCTCTTCATCCGACGGTTCGTTAGCCTCTCGAAGAATTACAAACTTTATGTCGTACCGGTAGGTAAGTGGAGAACTGACATCTTGTGTGTAAGTAACCCCTTCAGGAGATAAATGGACTACATAGCTCTCGTCATTGGTGAAGTCGTGGAAGAAAAGATCACTAGCAGATTTATTTCCGTTTCCTCCTAGACGAGCATAGTAAATTAAATAGTCTTTCATCTCTTTTATTTTGTTAATACCTCGGTCTGATGTTCTTCCTGTTGGATTGAAACCTGTAGTTCCTCCAATTGTCACAGTCGGGATGTCGTCTTGGAAATCTTCTACAACGATCCTGCTTTTTGTTTTAACTGCTGTCGCTCTGTGTGGTCTGCTGTAAACAATACTTTCAGGGTTCACAGCGAATCTATAAAATTTGTTCCCTAGCTGGAACGCTATCTTCCTTAGATTTGTTTTGCCATCTGACATGGTCATCTGAATCACCTCATTCTTAATATAAGAAAAGACGGGAAGAATCCCGTCTTATTAGTGTGTTTTATTCGTTTGTTTCTCCAGCATCGCCTTCGGCTTCTTTTTCCTTCTCAAGAGCTTCTCTTTCAGCTTTAGTAAGAGCAGCCTCCGGAAGACCAGCTTCAATCAGCATTTTCTTTGTCAATGGTCGTTGGTCTAAAGGTACTTTATCCATGTCCCACTGACCTAGAATGATCAAACCAGCATTGATTCGTATAATTGGAGGGTATTTTGCACGGATAGCTTCATACTCGTCCATTGTTATAGGAAGTTTGTAACCTTTCCTAGCAGCAGTAGTCATTTGATCCTCGATTAGATTTGTGTTTAAAGTGTTGTCCATTATTAGTAATTACTCCCTTCAATTTCTGATCTTGGTTGGTGTAAGTCTTAAGCTTCTTCCTCTACTGGAACTTCTCCGCCATCGTCCTCGGCTGGAGGATCATCGAGAGGGTTCCTACCCAGTTCAGAAAGAAGTGTAGAAATCAAAACGATGTAATCTTCGTTCATTTGTGTAAGCATATCTACCTTGCCTTTTAACTCTTCAATTTCGTCATCCTTCTGTTTAAGGATGTTCTCAATGTTATTGAGTATCGTTTTTCGTTTGTCCTCTTCCTCTTGGCGCTTCTTCTCTTCTTCTCGTCGTTTTTCCCATATAGTAGGGTCGTATACTAATTTGTCGTTGATAAGTAGGTAGTTTCCGTAGTTCATGAAGAAATGGTGATCTTCTTCGAGCTCGTACTCAATTAGGTTTGGTGCACCTGAACTCGACCAACCATCTACTAGGAGTACTCCTTCTTGCTCTGTTCTTACAACTGATAAATAAAACTTTCTCATTTTTGCCACTATAATCATCCCTTCAAATTTAACTTACCAAGTATACACGTACCTTAGAACGGTCGTGTTGTTGGAGGACACACCGTTTTGGGCGTGTCCCGATATTGTTGTATTCGTGATATAGATGTACTTAAACACCGGTTGCATTCTCGATACTACGCCAGTTCCGGAGGTAGGGTCAGCTCCTAGAGAATGAACCATACCTCCCGCTGAAAGGGAACCGAACCTTTTAGGGACATAGACAAAGTTCCAAAAGGAGTTAAGAGGCGCTCCGCTGTCGTATCTGCTCCAAACCATTATCCACCCATTAGGGCAATCTGTGATTGCTCTTTTAGGAGTTACCGTCTGCGAGTCGTTTATGACCCAAGCTCCTGCCCATAGTTCTTCTAACCCCTGAACATCTCTAAATATTACATTATCATTCAGATAGCCAGTACCGTTAAGGACTCGTTCTTGATCGTAGTCATCAAAATTTTTGCTGTTGTCAGGTGCCCCTGACTTGAGCCACATCAGACCTTCGCCTCGGTTGTTAGAAATGTCATTAAAGAACAGACCGTTCAATCCAGTTACATCGGAGTTATTTAGGAATAACGCTCCTGTTCCCTCGGTAGCTCCCGACCATATATTCGCTCCAAACTCTACAGTACCGTTAATCTTAATTGAGTATTCTTTGGTAGGGAAATCAAAAAATCCAACAGCTTTTAAGTCCGGATCGAAAAATTGCATCGGTCGTCCAGCAGAGATAACGTAGTCTTTCGTGACCGTCGAGAGTTGATCTACTGCTTCGATTTGTAGGTTGAAAGTCTGTAGTTCACTTAAAGTAATGGTTTGAGCTACGGTGTAAGTTACGGGACCTCCGGTCTTGAGTAAGTTCCACCACTGCCCCCATGTGGTTGCATTAGCTAACTTCCATCTAAACCTTAGTGACTTCAGCGAGTTCTTGTTCGTAGAGCCTACAGTTAATGGTTTAAGTACTACAGTTTTTGCTAAGTTTGTTGCTGCTTCGAATCCGTTGTTACGTGTAACCGACACTGCGATGTTAGGATTCGCATACGGTATTACTGTAACCGCCTTTGTAACCGATGTTGAGAATCCTCGACTATCGGTTGCTTTAATCGTAATATTAGTGTTGGCTGATGCTGTGACTGTCCCGAAAGATATTACTACGTCAGAAGTCGAATAATTTGCTGTTTTTGTTACTCCGTTGACAGTTACTGAGTACGTTTTCATGACTGCGCTATTCTGTGCTGTAGCGCCGGAGGCGGACGGTATTGTAACTTGCAGGTTTGACCTGTTTTGAATAATTAGTTGATCGTTGGCAGTAATGGCTGTTGTGGTCGCATTTACGTCCTTGTAGGCTATGCCCGTTGCTGTGAACACTGGTTTATTTGTGCTTGGATTTGCTACATATGTAAAAGCCTTATTTGTCGGGATGCCTACTTGAGTACTTCCATAATAGGTAGTTACCCGAATATTTGCACTATTCGACGAAGATTGACCTAACTGAGAATAGATAGAACTTTGCTCCGAGGCTGACGGTGTCCATGAAGTGCTTGTGCTTACTCCTGTTATCGTCTTTCGATAGTTCCCTGTAGTAATCTCGACAGTGTGTGTAAAGCTGCTGTTAGACCTATTCAGACCGATCGTGAATGTCTGATCTACATACACGTTAGTAGCTGACCCACCTTGACCGTTCGTTGAACTTACAGAGGTTAAACTAGGTATTGTACAAGTTCCGGTGTAAGTTGTGGTTCCTACCTTAGTACTCCCACTATAGGTATTTACATTCCATCTGACATCGGCTGATGTTCTGCCATCCAGCTGTTTAAAAATGTTCTCGAACTCAGCGCTCGTAAAACTAGTAGACTTAGAAGTTTGCGATGTGGATAAATCAACTCTTGTGATGTTGACCCATGATCCGCTTCGATTCTTGATGTCTAAGTATACAATGTGACTGAACGTTGATGATGCTCGAGAAATTGTCACTGTTCTGTTACTGCCTGCTGTTAAGGATGCACTTGAACTCATTGTTGAAGCTCTTGGAATAGTCGGTAAGCTGAACGTTTTAGCAGATATAGTAATACGGTTGTAATCTTTGCCTTGAAGGTTAACATAGGGGCTAAACTCTCCACTAATTTTTACGCTCCCTGACCCGTCGCCGCTATGTTTGACTGTTTTAGACTTAGTAGCAAGAAGTTTCTTCTGATTTGCATTTAACGCTGGAGTAGCACTAAAACTATAGTCTGTTCCGTCGATAGTTACTTTTCCGCTACGAGTCTGAGTTGCACGTATTGCACCATAACCATTTAGAGCTTCCCAATAAATCTTCGCAGTAACTGTACTCGAGTTGTTAGATACGTTCTGTGTTGCAGTCCACGATACAGAAAGCCTCCAGTGCGATCCTACATTTGTATAAATTGTGCCTGAACCTGCCATTTTCGTCCTCCTTGATGTAGCAGCCAGTCCTGTCGTCTCAACCATATTATATCAAAAATCGACAGGATAGGCTAATAATTTATTCTATATTTGGTACAATTGCCCAGCCATTTCTAATAGAAGAGGCAATATTCAAAATCTTTACTTTACCCATTGTTATTTCTTCTTTAGCTCTAAGCTTTTTGGTTACAGTTTCTTCTCCGTTAAGATAAAAAATCTTCTCGAAGTTGCCCGTACTGTCAGGGTCATAGAATCCTGCAAACTCTGTAGGTGTGATAGCGGTGTACCCTATCTCATTTCTGTCAGCGTCGAGCTGTGAAACACGAATACCTTGTAAGTTCATTCTAACATAAGTGTTATAAACTTCCCCAGTTGAGAGTGACCACTTAAGAGGAACGTCTCCTATTGTTAGCATAATCCCTGTCAACGTAGCATCTACGCTACCGTATCCAATGAACCGGACTGTAATGTTATCCGACGTTGGAGTATACGTGAAGTATTGGGATTCGTATCCTGTTGTTAACTGAGAGGAGTTGTCTCCTAAACTCATCTTCACGACATCATCCTCTAGTATTTGTACATAAAATCTAAATGCGGAAGTAGAACCTGCTGTACGCTTATTCAGGTACCATGACAACGTGTATGGTTGTCCTTCTATTACGGTCACAGTTTGATTTATCCCTTGGTTTAACCCATCAGGTTTAAACACAAAACCACTACCGAAACCTAGAGAGTCCAATTCCAGTGTACTAATGGTCCCGACTGTTGAGCTATTGTTATATGACAACGTCCAAAAATCTAGACCGGAGAACCCAATACTGTTTTTAATAAGGTTCATACCACCTGCTGCATGGAACTTAGCTGTTATATCACTAGCGGTCTGATCCAGCTGCGATTGCGTGACATAAGGGGAGAAGTCGATACTATCGAAAGTATCTTTAATCTTTTTGTCTACATCGTTAGATAGGTCATCTAACTTATCATTTGTAGCATAGTTCCCGAGATCATCCGTGTTAGCTTTACTTGCAAGTGCTAACTGGTATGATACGGAACTAGTTACAGTGTTGACAATAGCATCGTCTGTTATTGACTGTTCAGCTTCAGAAATTCTTCTTTGCAGAATAGGAATTATGTATTTAAGATTATCTGTAACTGTGGCGAGGTTTAAGGCGTATCTTATGTGACCGCTCTGTATGGCTGGCGTACCTAGAGGGTACCTCAGTTCAACTTCGTTTATCCCAACCTTCAAACCTAAGACACCATCAAAAGGGATACTTACTTGAATCATTGTAGCTAAGCAGTATAATATTTGGTATGAATTAATTGAGAACTCTTCAACAGTAAAAGACTCTCCTGTAGGGACTGTTGTAACTGCTCGGGAGAGATCAGTGTCCTTAATCGGATGCCAAGTTTTAGTGCCCGTCCCGTCGTAGTTACTCCCGAATGCTCCATTACACATTTTCCATCCGAGGAAGTACGCTTTTATCTCCTCCGGGGCAGGGCTGTAAGTTTCTCCCCATCCAGTGTCGTTGTCAGATACAGAGATGTATAGATGCCCGTCACTGTTTAGCTGAACTTGGTCGATTGTAGTGACTTCGGTTGTCGTTGTCAGTAATTCTCCGGTGTGTTTAACTCCTACTACGGTGGCTCCGATCGCATCATCAGCGAAGAATCGAGAAACTAAACTTTTAAACCCTGTACTGTCTGTTGCGAGTTCCCATTCATACGAGTCGTCAATTGATACGTCTTCCCATCTTTTTTCCTTTGTTAAATCTCCGTTGTCATCCCATTTAAGATTATCGTAGTACTCACCTTGACCGTAGAATTTTCCATATACCGTTAACACTCCTTGACTCGAGAACGAAGGATTCGTAATTGGCACTATTCTATTTCCATTTGACGCCCACTCGTCAGGAGGGTTAGCGGGATCAATTCCGTTAGCTACCCAACCATCGAAGTGCCTTCCATGAAACTCAGGAAGACCTACGCTTGCGATAGGGGAATCTACAATTACAATGTTAGACGACGAAGTAATAGGTGCTCTTTCAAATTCTCCTGAGCTACTGACCGCTCGAATTGCGTCTCTTACTGCCCCTTCTCCTACTTGATCTGCGTACTGCTGCTGTCTTTTTTGAATCTCCGTATTTAGTAGATGGTATCGAAGTTTGTAGTTGTTCCACGCATCGTCCCACTGTGAGGAATCAATCGTAAGTGAGTCTGCGGAGGAAATGTCCCACGGTTTCGGTGTCAAGTCTCCTAGATACGTTCGAAGTGCAGAGTAAGCATTTCCAAAGTTTACAAAGAACTCGTTTACGCTAGACACTCCTATATCCCTAGCAGCCTTCCGAATAGCGTACGCCTGTCCTAGTTGACTCGCATCAATCTCATCTAAAGTCGGCATACTTTCGTTAGATTCTAAGAATCTACCAATGATGTTCGCTATTTCTGCCCTTACAACGCTTCTCTCGTACCGTGTGAGCTTGCTATCTGAATCTAGGTCTGTTATCCCGTTATACGCATCTTTGACCTGCTGATCGGCGTCAGGGTCCAGCTGCGCTAAATTCAAAGGTCCCGTTTGCTCCCACTCACCTGTTGCCTCTCGAAAAATGTAGAATTTGAATGGCTCTTGAGCAGTGTTAACCCATATCATTCCGTCTGTAGGGTTTTCCGGTGGAGTTGGTGAAGTAGCAATGTCATTTAAGTTTACAAGGGTCTTTTGTCCTGATGATACGATTCGTCCTTGAATTGATTTCTTGCTAACGTCTACAACTAAGTTACTCGTTCCTTTCACGTCAGCGGAAGGTACTGTTATCTTATCTCCAGTGATAGTAGTATATTTTTTAATCAACTCGCCGTCCGATTTATATAGGGACCATGCGAAGTTAAACTCTGTAGTCGGGATAATTGTTCCGTTCTGTACAAGCTGTGCTGTAAACTCCGCAGAGCCTACTCCGTTCTTGTACACAGATGATCCTAGGATATCTGCCATAACGGGGTCTTGGAAGTCTCGTGCAATAACCACACCTGAATATTTTACACCTGTGACCGGTGCTGTAGCGATACAGCGGAATCCTTTTACTCCGTCAATTGCTCCGGCAGGTACAGATATTTTGAAAGTTGTGTACCCTGTTATTCCGTGATTATTGGAAGCAGTGAGTAGTTCCCATCCATCGCCTCCATCCGCATCCCCTAAATTGTCCGAAGTAGCGTCTGCATTTTGGATGTACCATTTAAAAGCAGAAGGCGTCACTTTATCGGAGCCTTTGTACATATCTGCCTGTATCTCTACTCGTCCGGTGCTGTTTCTTATCGTGTCACCTTTAGGCGTCCAAAGGTTAATGAAGTATGCATCCGCACCGGAAATTCCACTATCTACTTTAATTACTTCAAAGCTTGCTTTCACGATAATGTCGAAGTTTGTCAAAGTTTCAGTGTACGTGACAACACAGGTGAAAATTTGATTTGTTTGGTTAGTGAGGTTTGATTTGATGACAAGCGTCTTAGCCGCAGTTGTTGCCGGATCAGAAGTTAATGAGTACGCTAGCCCGCTAGGTGTTGTTCCGGCACTTGTTTCAGCTAACGGCGTATCTGTTTGAGTTCCCTCGTACCATTTGAGAGACTTAACACTGGCTGAAGGGAGAAGGTTTGTACCATCCCCTCCTGAAACGTAGAGCTCCGGTGTGATTCTTAAGTTGTTATTGGTAAAGTTAGGTGTGTAAGTCCCCTTGTTTGGATCGAATATTTGAGTACGCACATTACCATTTAAGTAAAGAACGTACTGCTTTGCATCATTCAGGTTAGTTAACGTTATCTGTCCTGCGGTTAAAGCCATTTAAGTATCCTCCTTATTCGTCTTGGATTTCACAGTTGAAAGTTGCACGAGCCTTAACGTCCGCTGCGGTGATTACTATGGATTTCTTCCCGGCAGCATTAGCACTGTTCCAAGCTGTGTCTCCGGCAGCATCGTCAGATACTCTTGTCCATTTAAAGCGGCTTGCAGCAATGGAGTCTGTAATCTCTTGGTCTCCTCTAAACACTTTGCAGAAGAGCGTTGTATTAATAAGTCCATCTCGGAACACAAGTCCGTTTGTACTAAATATTTCCGCTTTGTACGGTACCTTCTTCTCTACTTCGGTAACCCGATCGTTGGTGTTCTGTATTTCTTCTGTCGCTTTCTTTTCGACATCTGCTATTTTCGTATTGACATCTCCGACGACTTTAGTAAACTCCTCAGATTTAACTCGGCTTTTAATCTCATTGTCGAGAATAGTGAACTGCGCCTCTGTGTACCTTCTAGAGGCGTTCTCAGCTTCTTTAGCCATCGCTAGGGCTATCGCATCCGCTGCCTTTTGAAACGCCGCAGAGAGGTTAGCAACGGCTGTTCTGTAGTCCTGAAAGGCTCCGTTGACTGCTTGGCGATCTTCCTCTGTTATTTTTCCGTCTTGGATTGCTGCGTAAATGATATCTATCAGTTCAGCAAACTTACTATCGTACGCACCTTTGGCAACTTCTAAGAAGTCATGTTGCTCAGTAGGCAGGTACTCATTACTGACCATTTCCTCGTATCTTGCATCAAGGTCAAGTTTCTCAGTTCTAAGGCTGTTTATGTATGACTCTATGACTTTGGCTTCAGCTTGGTCGATAATACCATCTTGGAAAGCCCCGTCTATGTACTCATCAAGGTTAGTTATAATCTCGCTAAGGTCATCAATTTCTTTCTTGGCTCCGTCGAAAAGTTCTTTAGACTTCCTGTTTACTTCTTCGAGGTCTACATCAAGCTCTGTTCTACTTACCTTCATATCTATTTTACCATTAACGACCGTTATTTCTGTTTTTATCTTCGTGAGATCATTAATGATGTCGTCTAATGGGTTCTCTCCGGGCTCTCCACCTCCGCCCCAAGAAGAGATAGGTTTTCCGTTTATGTATACACCTTTGCTATTGACCGCAAGCTCATGTTCTCTTGATTTCATGATGACATCGCCGTCATCGTTTATTCCAATTTTAGAGAACTTCTCCGGCTCCCCTTCAGGATCGGTAGTCCCTTTATTTTGGACGATATGGAACGTACCGTCGGTAGTCATTTCCATAAAGGTTATTCCGGTTCCTTCCTTGTGCCTACTACCCATCCTCACTGTACCGTCCGCCTTAATGAAGAATGTTACCCTGTGACTCTCGTAGATGCCTTGATGGACATATAGCACAGTAGGAGAGGCTGCTGATTTTGGCTCTATCAGCTCACCGTTTGCGTATCGGGAACTAGGAAGGTCATCATAGTCAAACCCCCCGTCCTGAACATAGGAGTTGTCGGGGTCGGAATCAGTTATGTACAAGAAAGACTTGCCTGAGAAAGTTACTTCTTGGTTACCGTGACCATCTATGTTTCTATAAGTCATAGAAGGGTATAAAGTAAATAGTTGCCACAGCTCCTGCTGAATGGCTTCTTGAGACTCATCAGCGCTTGAGAATGTTGTTCGTGTTAGTTGTGACTGGTTATCTGTATCTCCATAGATGTTGAGGACAATAGGCTGATCTTTGCTTCCTTCAAGATAACCAATCAATACGAGTGATCCGACGGTTACTAATGTGTTGCTGCCATACACATTTCCGTCCGGTGTTGTTCCTCCGAATGCTACTGGGAGACGTGCTGAGAATTTTCCGTTATCGTTAGGGTTACCCCCTGTTGAGTTCTTGTATACTGTTGTTGTAACCTCTACCGTGTTGTATTTATAGTTAACTTTTGTGACTCGGGCAAGGGAGAGCTTTACTACTTTATCCCCCTCTTTGTATCTACGTTCCCTCTCAGCCCCTAGTGTAGATTGAAACCTCATAGGGTCTAACGGGTTTAGAAACTTCTCAAATTCGAAGTCTGCCATGATTCTCACCTACCTTATAGTCGTTTGACGTGTCCGTTAAATTTTTGCCACCAGTATCCACTAGTCATGTCCGCCTCTGCGATCCCGCTACTACTCTGTGCTCCGATAAATTTCCCGTTTCCATTGTATATTCCGATGTGACCGTCTCGTTTGTATGTATCAAAGTACACTAAGTCTCCCTTTTGCAGCTGTGCTTTTGCTGCTGTCTTAGATGAACCTCTCGAACTAATCGTTCGTAACTGAGGGTCGCTAGCGATAGTGTCTGTAGTCATTCCTGTTTTACCGCCTTTTAACGTAACCCCGTTAAGATAGAAGCACCACCATATGAATGAAGAGCAGTCAACCTGTACTGTCCCACTAAGGAACGGGTTTTTACCGTTTCGTCCTCCTCCGAAAACGTATTTTGACTTACGGGATGTAGCGGCTTGCGCTGTTTGAAGTGCGCCCATTGCTCCTCCGCTACCTGTTCCTCCGCCCCAGTCTCCGCTTCCATTCCCATCTCCGGGAGTGCTGCTTGCTTCCTGTTTTTTTCTCTGTAGCTCTGCTAGGGATAGCTCCCCAAGGTATCCTCCTAAGAACTCTTTAGATTTACCCCATAAGTTTCCAAAACGATTAGAACCCCCATTAGGTAACCCACGGGTAACCCCTGCTACTGTGGTGTAACCGTTAGCGAAACTGAACTCGTGCTGAATGGCTTCAACATAAAACTCCCATGTGGTATCTCTTTCAAAGTCCACGTAGTAAAGTTTTGATCCTACTCTATACGCAGGCGATCCAACAATGCGAATATCTCCGTTGTAGAAGTTGGCATTTTCGCAGTACCAGTTAAACAGCTTTTGTGTGAACGCCTCAAGCTTGTCAGTAGCTATAGAATTTTCCTTGTTTACACTCTGTTTTTGATCACTTGTACCTGTCTCAGATAGGATATCTCGATACCTCTCACTTGTAAGATCATTGTCTTTTAAAGCATCAATGATTTTGTTTATTGATCCTTTAGTTAGAGTTGGGAAGGTAGTAGCCATTTCCGAAAAAATAACGTTCCTTTGTGTTCTTAAAACTTCAGGTTCGTCAAACTTGTTGTCAGAGATTAATCCAAGAACTTCCCCATACTTCGGTGCGTCTCCTGTAATATTCTGAACGTTTGGATTGGTGGAAGCAGTAATTGTCCCGGATAGCAGGTATCTATTTTGAGCATCCAGTCTCTTATATCCATACTTCTTAATCAAGTCAGGGTGGAATTTAGGAAAAACTCCTAAGTCGATATTATTAAACTCTGCGAGGTTAGGTGCCTGTACCACAAACAAGGAGTACATTTCCGCATCGGATTTACCGAATGTCTCCTCTATGACTACGTCTGAGGTGATTCGATACACTGGTAGCTGCGCCCACTTATCCGGATCGAAAGGAGTTGGTCTCATTAATGCCGCACATTTACCGTCCTTAGTAAACTCGAAAAATAACTCGTTAAACGGCTTTGCCGTGACATCATCGAGGAACTGGCGGATACTTCCTTCATAGTTTATAAAAGGCGTACTATCTCCGAGTGATTCGAACTCCTCCCAACTAGAGAAGCTATGTTCTAGGAAGTCCGGTAAACTCTTACCTCCTGCAAACTCGTATGTAGCATACTGGTAAATAAACCGGTTCATTAGTTCATCTCCAATACCCGCTGCGGTGTTTCCTGAGAATTTTAAACCTTTATCTTCGCCATCCGGCAACCAACCTACTGTCGGAACGTTGGCAGAAACTTCTTGAATTACTCCTACCTCGAAGTCTATCAGAGCCTTGGTCATAGCCCGTCCAGTAATTCGGTACAAGATGGTCCCATCAGAGTATTCTCCATCTCTCCGAATGTCAGAGATCATGCCTACCATGATATACGGGTTATCCGGGTCAGGTTTAGTTCTATCCGGGTATACTTTAATACGTACAGCGTCACCTGAACTTAATAATGTATCCCATTTTTCCTTAGCTAGGAGAACTAGAGAGAATACAGGGCTATCGTCAGACATCGAGTTCTTTGTACTAAAGGATATTAGAGATTCCTCAAAATCTTTTGATGTTAGTGCCTTCTGTGTATCGTAAACTATGTTATACGAGTTTTCTTGTGTATAAAAATTTATTTTAAACGTCGGGTATCTCTTAACTGCGGTTGTCACTTACAATCACCCTTTATGTTTTTTATCATGTAAATAAACCCCCTCATATACTATTATAGCACGAGTATTCTGAGTTATCTGAAAACAAGAAAAGAGAGCTTTTACGCCCTCTTTGTCTCTTTGGAATAGAAATTTGCTGAGCTGTACACTCGTGATTGAATTGCTTGTCCGATTTTTCTAAGCTCACTGCTGTTCTTAACCTTTTCAGCTACAGACTCATTGCCACTAACAGAGACGTTAATGTTTGAACTTACCTCTAGCTTACTACTTGAAGCAGTAGCAGTGGCTGCTCTAGCTTTAGTGTTGTCTTTATACTGGGAGGAACCGAATTTGTCATAGAAGTCTTGAGCGTACTTTTGACGTTTTGACATTGCCGATCCGCCTGAACGTTCGAAAGCTTTCTCAAACAGTTCAGTAGCATTAGACACGTTAGCCCCTTTAAGAGCATCCATACCGCCATTACGATTTAGTATAGACTTAAAGGTGCTCTCTCCTCCATTCATCTCTTTCCACATGAACTGTAGCTGAGTGTCTAGGGAGTTAACGTCCATTCCATTTTTCTTAGCGAAGTCATTGAGGTTTTTCTTACGTCCTCCGAGCCATTGCCCTACACCGAATGCTCCGCTAGAGCTATTCACTGCTGTAGGATCGAGACCGGACTCTTGCTGTAAGTTACCCATTATCCCTGCGATAGCGGAAGGTTTAAATCCTTTGTCTGCAAAGAAGTTCCATATTTTTTCTGAGTTGCTGTTGCCTTCTAGGGGGCTAGCAGCAACCGTCCCTGTTGCATCATTAGAAGTATTGGTCCCGAAGATGCCGTTCTGTAACCTAGCTTGGTTAAGCATAGCTTCCGCTCTCGCAAGAAGGTTTTCATAAATCTTAAGATTTTCCCTTTCTTGTGCGATATTATCGGTTCTTTTAGTCTCGGCTCGATCTTTGGTATTGGTGTTCTCTTTGTCTAACTGGTTTTTGACCGTAGACTCTTGGACCTTTGAAGTAGTTTCACTGGTTTGAGTGGCTGCTTCGGCAGTTTGAGTTTTACCTCCGTCGAACATTCCACCGATCCAACCTCCTAAACTACTGCCTGCGATACCTCCGACGATACCGCCACCAATACCTCCGATAATGTTACCAACTCCCGGGACGATACTACCTAGTGCTGCCCCGGCTGCTGCGCCTGCTCCGATTCCCCCGAGGATACCTCCAGCTGCGGAACCAGTTGCTTCCCCTTTTTTATCTTCAGGTGCCATAACGATTGATCCTACACCTGTTGCGATACCGATAGGGAGTGCTGCTTTGCTTAAGAAAGAACCTGCTTTAGATAGCATACCGCCCGAAGCTCCTGTTGCTGCTCCTTCTACGGCTCCACTACCTCCGCCAAACCATCCTCCGACTTTTCCGAGGATACCTTTAGAACCTCCGGATGCCCCTTCAGCTGCTGCGGTTGCAGATGATATAGGTCTACCATCAGCCCCAACAATACCTCCAGCACCAGCGGTACCGGCTGCGGCACCTCCGCCTCCTCCACCGGGACGACCTCCAGTACCAGCAGCAAACGTTGTAGCTCCTCCTGCTCCTCCTGTAGCATGTTTACCCTTACCGAACCTACCTGATAGAGCTCCTATTCCTTTACGAAGAAGTGCTGATCCGCCTAGAGAAGCTGCGGAGGCTAGGGCTGCGGCAGTGAAGGCTCCCATAGCGAGAATACCTGCGTAGGTAGCAGCATTAAAGCCTGACATGCTGGAGTTAGCCTTACGGAGTATTTCACCGTAGTCATATAACTGTGTGGCTTGCTTCTGTGTGGTTGCATCACTTTGATTGTCAGTAGCTTCATGTGACTTCTGATACTGGCTTAGTTTATCGTCTCCCGCTTCTGCGCCAGTAGACTTGTTTCCTTCGAGGATGCCTTGTAAGTTTTCTTGTGTTAGTGAGCCGTCTCTATATAGCCCCATTAGACCTTCTGTTTGGGACGCAGTTATATCTACCCCTAACTGGGATTGGACGATTCTTGCGAATGCTTCGTTCTGCCCGGACTCATCGGTTGTTACACTCTCCGCAGCTGCTGCAAGATCACGAATGTTATCAGGGTCACTTATCCCTTTCTCCATTCGCTGTCTAAGTTCCCAGCTACCACCAAGACCTTGATATTTTGTACCCTGTCCCATAAGAAGCCTTAACTGCGGGTTATTGACTCCTTGGCGTAGTCCTTCGTTCATATTCGTTAGAAGTTGTCCGCCTTGCTCGCCTTGTAATGATCTAACACCTGTACCAGCAAGCATAGACTGCATACCCATGACGTTCATGACATCTTGGTTGCTAAGAGCTCTTCCGTTAGAGACACTTCCTAACAGTCCTTGCAAAGCCTTCAGTTGATCTTTCTCTCGACCTTCCATTCCGCTCTGTTTAATAGCACCAATGAAACCATCTTGAATATCTTTGACTTGGTTACCGCTAACTGCGCCTGTCTTGAACATGGAGTTGAAGAAGTCTCCTGTAGTTTGAGCATCAATCCCGGCTGAACGTGAGAATCTTGCTTGGTTAGCCATTGCAGAGTTTAGATCATCCATGCTAGTAAATCCATTAGCGGACATATAGCCACTTTGGAATTGCATCATTTCTTGACCCGTGAATCCTAGCTTATCTTGAAGTCCGCCATTAAGTGCAGCATCCCGAATCTGACTTCTCCATTGGTCCCCATCGAGCCCTGCGTGGCTTCCTAGCCCAATTACATCGTCACGCATACTTTTATTCAAGGAAGCACCTTGCATGTACAGACCGCCAGCTACAGCGCCTACAGCACCCGTCATCGCAAAACCTAAAGCAGGAGCACGCTCGTACGCCATACCGAGAGCAGTTCCTCGTTCCGGCTTAACTTCAACTCCGCCGTTTTTAGTTACTCGTTGGTTATACTGTTTCATGTTCTCGGTAGTTCTGTTAAGAACACGATCAAACTCCATACGTGCTTCTCGTTCTTTATCTAGTGCGTCGATTGTTTGTTGAAGAGCAACCTTTTTGTCAATCTCTGCTTGAGTCGCTGCTGGGTTGTTTTCAATTTCTTTGATCTGTCCACTGATCTCTGTACGTTTCTGACCGATTTTCGTCATTTCATTGAGGTTTTGTTCTCGCTGTCTTGTGTAGTCTTGCGTAGCTGTAAAGTAGTCCTTCTTGAAATTAGATGCTTGTTGGTAGGACATATAGTTAGAAGCTTCAGCTCGTCTTGACAAGCTCTCTGAACGACGATCTAGTTTAAGTACTTCTTGAATCTGTGACTTAAGGTCTTTTACTTTACTTGTAACCCCGTCTGTGTCCTGTGCCATCTGTTGCATAATTCGTTTAGACCTGTCGAAGTTTTCAGCTCCAGTAGGCAAGTTAAATACGTCGTTGGAGTTAAAAATGTGCTTAAAGTCTTTACTAGCCTTCTGCTGGAAGCTTGCAGTCTCTCTATGGCGAGCTAGAGTTTTCTCATACTCTTTCTGTAGCTGTCTTTGCTGCATGATTGCTGCACGAGACTGATCATCCATTGTTTGCTTAAGCTTGTTGATTTCTTGTCTCTGCTGCTCAGTAGCCCCTTTTGGAATCTGCAAACCGGAAGACATGTCTCGCATCTTTTCTCTAAGCTGGTTTAAATCGCTGCTCATGCTACGGTACATTCTAGTTAATTGTGACATAGATCGCATACTCTTATCTATATCTTTTTGGGTAGTTGTTGAGTAGTTGTCTACGCCCTTGTTACGAATGTCTTCAATGTTTTGCATAAGTTTTTCTAGTTGCTGCAACTTAGATACGGCTTGCCGGGTTTCAGCATCGACATTAAAGATATATTGTTCTACGTTAGCCATAAGATCACGCTCCTTTCATAAAAATGGGGCAAGGGTGTATAACCCTTACCCTACAATGCAGTGAAGTCATCATCGTCGTCTTCATCGCCGTTAAACAGTGCAATAGACTTGTCCATTACTTCTTTGTTAAGTGCTGCTGCACTATCGTCTTGTTTGCCTTCAATGATTTTTCGGTCATCTACAAGCTTCCCTTTCCCTCCAGCAGCCTCTATATCTTTTGCCTTATCAAGAGCTTCTTGAAGGCGTTTATTCATATACTGTTCGACTTCGGTTTCCTTAACAGTTTGTCCGCCATCTTCCCTGTACTGATTGTACTCGTCAAGACCATCGAACTTGCTATCAAGATTTTTCATATCCTCTTGCTTAGTAAGTTTCTCAACTTGTTTAGCAATGTCATTGGCATCATGACCATCCTTAAGTACATCCCAGTCTCCAACTTCTTTGTTCCATACTTCATCTTCGAAGTTTGTGTCGTAGTGTTCTGAATCGACAGTAAGACCTTTTCTAGCCAGTTCCATCTCACGAGCGTCCTCATTCATGGACATAATCATGAAATGAATTTGATGGTCTGTTAGGGCTAGGAAGTTAGGGTCGGTAGGAAGAACATTAAAGGTCTTCATGATTGCCCATAAGTTTCTCATGTAAGGGGTTCTAACTAAAGCCTTTGCCCCTCCTAAAGAATGTAAGTTAGCTTCGAAAGGAGTTTAACCACGCTTGATAATCCTTCCCGATGATGTATAGTGGGTCAAAATTGTAAATATCTTCGTCTTTCGCTAGTTCTTTAGGAACGTCGATACCTACGATTCTTATAGCAGATAACGTGTCAAACACAGTGATAAAATATTCACTGGCGTAGTTATTCATACCGTTTAAATAAGCGGCTGTTCGAGAATGAATTTTCCCAGCGTCTACGGCATTCGGAACTCTTAGTTTGATTTTAATTGTTCTATCAAACTCCTTAAAATCATAATCCTTTTCGAATACGTCATTCACACCTCGAATGACACGGTCAATAACCTTCTTCTGCTCGAACTGTTTTTCAACTTCCCGTTCTTCAGCAGTCTTTTCTAAGTTATTATCTAAATTTTCTGACATGTTTGAATCCTCCTATGTAATGTCCTTACTAATAATATAGCAGTGAATAGTGTCCTATTTACATTATAACATACAAAAGGGGGTTACTCCCCTTTGTATCGGTAGTAACCCCAGTTTGCTTTTGCGATTCTTGGTTCGTATTCTCTCACCTGCTGCAATAATGCGTATATTGAGTGTGTCGGAATTTTTCGTCCCTCTAATTCTAGTTTAATCTCATTGAGAGTGAGTGGTTCTCCAGCTTCTTTTAGAATGTTTACAATGAGTCTAGCAACTTTCTTAACATCTCGTCTTTCTGCTCCTGCCCTAGATGTTCTGTACTTGCCACGTCTTTTTCCTTTACTAGTGTTTGTAGCCTTAATTGGACTTTCGAATGGAGGAGGAACATCATCATCATTGTTGTCTACAACTGTGTTAGGATACATAACTTGTTGATTTTGGTTGTACATCCTTACAGTTGCTGCAATTTCATCCTCTTGGTCCGCAATGTTATTTTCTATTTTATTAGCATCAATCAGCGGAAGGCTAATTGAGTCTAGTTTTTCTATTTTTTCTACTACGCCTTTAAGTTCTTCTTGTACCATTTCAATCCTAGACTGGTGATATATCACCTGCTGCTTTAAGTATTCTGCATACATACGGTTTGCTTCTCTTTCTGTGTACATCTTTTCCATTATTCAGTCACGCTCCCTAGTAATTTATTTTTCTCTCTGTAAGGTAATAATACTACAGGTCTTGGCATATGTCAATGAGGTAATAAAAAAACAGGAGAGAATCTCCTGTTAATTTTGGACTGTAACCTTTACTGTTTTACGACCAAACTGTAATGCGTCTGCTTGACTTGGCATGAAGATGTCAATGCGGTTTCCTTTAATTGCTCCGCCTGTGTCTGCTGCAATGGCTTGTCCATACCCTTCAACGTACACTGTAGAGCCAAGTGGAATTACATTAGGGTCTACGGCAATAACTTTTTGATTAGGGTTAGATCGTAAATCGACTCCTGTAGCTGTGATCCCTGAGCATCCGTAGCAATAAGCTGTGTATGCTGTAGCGACTACCTGTAAGCTTCTTCCGTTAGCAGCTGGTTTACTGTCTGCGACGGGCTTGCTTTCTACAGCAGGTGAAGATTTTTTAGCAGTCTTATAGGAAACGGCACTAGATTCTCCTCGTAATTTGCTTAGCAAAGTAATATTTTGTTTTTCAGAACCTCGGTATTTAGATATACCGATTGCTCCTGCAAGCTTTGTTCTGTTCTCGAAGCTCGCATCTTTTCCTTGTGCGGCTAGATAGTCAACCACGCTGTTTCTGTCGTAAGCTGATGCAGCGCCTGCGCTCGAAAATAACGCACCTGCTGTTACTGCACAAGTAATAAGTACCTTCTTCAAATTCATTGTGTTGCCCCTCTCTAGGTTTTGTACACTATTATGTACTTACTCTAATGTAACACATACGCTACCCTTAATCTACAAATTAGGACGATTGTAACACAACTGTAACATAGAGAGTAGTAAAAAAGACCCGTTAGGGTCTTTAATTAGCTTAGTTTATTTATCTTTGCTAGTCTGTAGTTCAATATCCGGGATGATATTTTCAGGACGGAACAGAATCTTGTAACGGAACGGGTCCTCTTTGTTTGGCTCCAGCTGCTCTGCAAAGAAACTCACGTTGTCGCTTAGTCCGAGATAGTGTTTCTTGTATTCGTTCTTCCCTACTTTACAAGTAACCGTCATACGAAGGTCACTATCGCTGTTACCAAGAGCACATAAACCCTCAACAGTCAAAAGGTACTTATCAGTAATCCCGTTAAAGAAAACGATCCTCCGCTGAACATCGAATGAGTCCGAAGACTTTGAGATGTTTTTAGATACTACGTCTGCCTCACTGTCACAGGCTGCTACAAAGATTGCCATTAATACAATCGTTAGTGCTAGTAACTTCTTTTTCATTTAACCTTTCCTCCTAGTATTCGTATTTGTTAATCTCTTTTTTCAACTGCCTTACAATTTCTTGAACTTCGGGATTAGTTATCTCGTTATCTTTAATAAACCGCTCAATAACGTCCTCTACCTTAGCCTCTGTATTATAATTCCCCGATGATGCTGCTGCGATTACATAGTTTAACGGTAATTCCCCTAAAGAACTAAATTCGTGTAATGATTCTCCTTTATTCCATGTTTCCCATTCTTTCTCAACATAATCAGCCAAGGAAAAATAGCTGTCGTACATTCCCCTTAAGACATCTAAAGCTTTTTCTTGCTCTTTAGTAACAATAATTCCGTGGCGATCTTCCATAGGTTTTCTAACCATTATAACTCTCCTCCTAGTTTATTATTTAGTGTCGTAGTTCCGTAAAATCTCGAGTAATCTCTTCATTACAACTACTTCTTGATCATCAGCCGTATCCATACAGAAATTAATAATAGTTTCCGTATCCATACATGTTGTGTAGTTACCCGATATTGCCGCTGCGATTACATCGTGCATATCTAATTCACCTAAAGGGTAGTATATACTATCTGCGGATGATTCTTTTTTGTTCCAAAATTTCCATGCATTCTTAATAGTTGAAGCCAAGCTGTAAGGGTTTCTGCACTCTTGATCAAGCTTCTCGAGAGCCTCTTTTTGATCTTTGGTTACGAGCAACCAACCGTCACTTGTAAGTATATCCGGGTTTTTAATCATGTTAATTCCTCCTAATACTCGTTTGATACTCTGTATGTTACAGTCTTTTCCTGCTTAAGTCAACTATATTTTTTATAAAACTTGTGAAAACAAAAAAAAGAGACTCGAAAGTCTCTTTTAGCTTCGCACGTTTGCAGAAGTCAAGAAGTAGAATCTAGCAGACTCACTCGTGATTTCTCCTACGCTTGTAGTTTCGTTGTATGTATCAATAGAGCATCCACGATATGCGATGATAACTTCTTGTGTATAGTTATCGTAAAGTACGATGTCCATGATGTCCATTTGAAGTACTTCTTCTCCAAGAGCAGCTAAACCTAGTTTAGCTAAGTTTTCTTTCTTCATTCGGAAACGCTCTACTGTTACAGAGCCCTCATAACGAAGATATACGTGCTCTTGCGGCATGATAGAACCGATTTGGTATACCCCAGTAGTTCCGAAAGAACGTTCAGCTGAGATAGATTGTGCCCGTGCGATCGGTACGTTTTTAATCATGAAGTATACCGTATTACCAGTATGTACGGATTGGTTAGTAACACTTGCCACAGGTTTTCACTCCTATTCTATAAGTTTAGGGGAGACTCGCTCCCCAGTTAAATTAAGCAGTAAGCTCGTTATCCTCGTAAGTCATGTAGACGTTGATAAAGTCAAGACCTTGAGAAGGTTGAACTGTTAAGTTGATACGGGCTGTATTGCCGTTGATAACGACCTGAACATCGTCCGGGTTATAGTCAACGATTAGTCCGCCAACATTCTTTTGTTGGTCAAGGAATGATTCAACTCGGTTCTTGATGATAGAAGCAGAAGTCTGTCTGATACGGGTACCGACAAATTCATTATCAAGAACTTCACGGAGCTCAGTTGTCAAGAAGTCAGAAATCTCACCAAGAGATATACGGTTTTGAACTGGCTCAGTGCTTACGTTGTAAGTAGTTGGATCACTTACAATACGGAAGTGAGAAGATGCACGAGTTCTTACAAACTCTAGCATGATGACTCCGGAGCTGTTAAGCTGGTCAAGTTGATCTCCTGTGAACTTGCGGTCAAGAGATTCAATATTCAATCGTTTGTATGTAAGTGGCTCTCCTACTTCAAGTCCACTAGCGATACCAGCGATCATAGCAGCCGTCATGTAGCCCGGAATGTTGTAGATACGACCGTCGGACATTCTACGTGATCCTGAAGCTCCTACAAGCCCGATACGAGCGTTACGAAGGTTCATCTGACGACCTCTTAGTGACTCAAGAGATTCGTTAATTCCTGCCCCTACAAAGCCTCTGAAGTGAGCTCCGTTGTTGGACTCGTCACGTAGGAACTGAGAAAGCTCTCCGTGGATTGCTGCGTCTGAAGTCAATGGAACGATGTAGTAAGCACCCATGTCAGCTACTTTAGCAAATAGGCTAGCCCAAGATGCAGGAGCTGGTTCTGTCTTAGCACCTGAAAGGTTCTTAAGTGCGATAGTGTCAGGAACTGCTTGTAGACGGTTAACTTCTACTTCTACATATGTATCGTTCTCGATTTGGTTTTGAAGATCAGCACCAATGGCTTTAACTACTGCATCTTTACCTTTGATGTCTGTTTCAGTAAGCGCATCTAGGTAGTCAGTGTAGATGTTTTTGTTTCCACCTAGAGAGTTCATGCTAGCTTTAAAGTCAGGAAGGTTGTTAATATCGTTTACAAGTACGTGAACGTCTTGGTAAACACCTTGTCCTAACTCATAAGTACGAACGGCAGTCAACGACTCAGCATCGTCTCCTACGCTAAGAATTAAGCGAGTAGCCATTTTAGAAGATGAGTCTACTTCTACCTTTACAGTTGCAGCAGCTTCTTCTCCTGTGTACTGAACGCTGAAGATGTTACCGATGTTGTCGTATACTTTCTCATAGCGCTCTTTTGTGAAGTAAATGCTTAAGCGTTTAGCATTCGTAAGCGTGTTATCTGCAAGCTCTAATTGAATAGAGTTCGCATCTACACCGTATAACTTAGACTTAAATGTAAGTCCACCTTGAGCTAAAGTAGCTTGTGTTGCTTCATCTGTACGAATAGCAACGATCTTACCTGCTCCTGCTACGTTTGGAGATGGATTCCAAGCTAACTCGATAGCGTCTAGTAACTCTCCGCCACGGAAGATGTCACGAGCTTGAGCGTAGTTTGTGATTGTTACCGGCGTGTGAGGTTTTCCACCATTAGCGGAACCTACTAAGATAAGTGATTTTTCAGATGTCGGGTTAGCAGCACCTAATGAACTTGAATCTAGGAAAATCTCAGTTCTTGGGCGGACTCTGCTGTGACCATATGATTGTTCTGCCATTATCTATATCTTCCTTTCTATCCTTTATTAGTCTTCAATTTTGAAGTGTTCCTTTAATTCGTCCAAGAATACTTTCTCGTCGTGCTGGTAATGCCGACCCCTCATCTTAGCTTTAAACCCTGCTACCTCTACTGAGGAAAGGTCAAAGAGCTGTTGTGCGGTCTGTAAGAAAGTATCAATGTGGATATATGATCGAGGCTTTGGGTATATAGCCTTTTTCACTTCTTTAACTTCTTTCGTCTGTTTGGCATTTTTCTTTTCAGCCATTTTCGTGCTCCTCCTCTTCGTTATTGACATGGACTTTAACTTGAATATGTTCAAGTATTGCATCAGTAAGCGGAGCGTCTAAACTATAAGAAGACGTGTAGGATACAATCGTCTCTCTACCGTATAAAAGTTCCGGCTTAGCATCTGTCTCTATCGGTATCTCCTCAGTTTGACCAAACTGTAGCTTTTGAAGCTGGAAGTTGTTACTCTCTTCTTTGTTGCTTCTCATGAGGATCATGATAGCTTTTATGATCAAGTCAAGGCACCTTACCGTGTCCATGTTTGTGGATATCGCAAGAATAGAGTACTGTTCTGTAGCGGTGAACCCTTGTTTGAAACCAACTTCTTCGTCTCTCTTAGCTTCGTAGTTGACAGTTACAGGCATATTAACTAAGCTTTCATCATAAGCGAAGTAGATTCGTCTACCTTGCTTTGTCATGTTATCCGTAGTAGAGAAAATAATCTCTTGGACATTGACAAGCTCTCCTATAACTTGCTCCACCTCTATGTACAACCTTGTTTTGTCATCCGTCTCTTTAATTATAGCAGATTCAGTAATTAACCCGCCTTCACTAAACTGATAGGTGCCTTCAAGGTTACCCATACTTGTGAAAGACTCAGCGCCTTCTCGGAGTCCAATGTAGATAGCTCCACGCTGCGTGTGCTTGTCTTGAGGCATAGCGTATACTATAGGTATCTCGTTGACTGTATCACCCGTATAAGCGTTTATAAAGTTGTTTGCAATATTGGGCTGTACGCCTTTTAATATTTCCTCTATAATATAACGGTTCTCGAGAATAATTTTTAGTTTCTCCTCGATTTGGTCATGTAAATAAGTGTCAACACTTACTATCACGAGTACTACCTCCTACTTCCAACCGTTCTTCATTTTCCACTTCATCAGTCTGTTGACGTTGCTGACAAACGTTTTAGAAGTGTCGTCAGAGTTAACCCGGTCTCTATTAATAATCCAGCTGCTTGCTGGGGACTTGTCTGATACAGTTCGGAATGCAACATATGTGTGCCTGTTCGTTCTTGTCTTCATTTTAGTAATGTTGTTCGACTTTGGTTGGTAGTTTAACATACTTGCTCCGGATTGCTGTCTACGATCATATAAGTAGTTAGAGACAACTGTTTTTTGCTCACTAGGGGCGATGTCAAAGGCGTTTAACTGCCTATACATCCTACTAGTCATGTCTCGTCTCTTGCGTCTTATAGGGACTCGTAGGTACCAACCTCCGCCTTTCTTCATGTGTTTATGAGAACTACGAGAGAAGTACTGCTTGAGGTCTATTACTCCCAGCTTATCTAAACGTTTCTCAGTCACTTGCAGATACTTAGGTTTCCGAGTAATCTCTACTTTGGTCCCTCTAGTATTCTGCTGGGACAGTGCTGCTGCCTCTGCCCCGGCATCTATGGTTTTCTGAATGAGGGCATTTCCTAAGTTTTTCATTGCCGACTTCGGTGCTTGTTGGTTTTTGAACAGCTTAGGTCTACGACTCTTCAAGACGATTACCTCCGTTTCTGAAGAAGCCGTTAAGCCCGTCAGTGGAAGGTTTACGTTTCGGATCAATCATTTCCTGTACTTCTTCGTTACTTGCTCCTAGCTCGAATGCCTCTTTATCAATAAATATGTCTTCTCTTTTTAGAAGAAGTTTCTGCTGCATCCGTTCAGCTTTTACTTGTTGAGTCGGTGCGTACCGGTGCTCTTTGAGTAGGTCCGCTACCATGTATCTTAAAGTTGTCATAATGTTTATGGAGATGACTTTACCTTTTAACTTTTCGTTAGGGAAAAACAAGTTGCTCTTAAAGTCCACGGTGTAGTCTTGTCCTTCAACCAGCTCGCCATTAATTGACATAGCTAAGGTAATTTCTTTAACATCGTACACCATAAAAAATCCATTCTTGATCCGTCTGTCTGAGACGTCGAAAATAAAGGACTGTGACACGCTAGTATGCGGTAACGTTATCCGATCTCGGAACGATATTGTTAACGATCTGTCTTGCGGAGTGCCGATGGCTGTCCCGGAATCCATGAGTCCTAGGTCCCCGTTAAATAAACCTTTCTCCTGAGATTGCACCATAAGGTCAATACGGATAGGAGGGAGATAACCAATTCCCCTCCCTCTACAAATTTTGCAGGACTGATTTGGCTGTCTCGTACTACGGTCTCGGCAAGGGCAAAGATAGGATCGTTCCCAAAGGGCGGGCATACTGACATTGAGTGTTGCAGCGTCAAGCATATCTGCCCTTATGTTAGCTTGGGACATAGACCCATTAATAGCAGGTCTCTCAGTAGCTGGTGTACTTCCCAGTATCGCTGGTCTCTCTGACATGATTTACCCTCCTTTAGATAAGTCCTAGATTGCTTCCGTAGTATGATTTTAAGCCTACACGGAGCTTCTCGATATCTTCGTTGAGCTGAACAATATCTGCCGATGCTCCACCATACATAGCACTTTGAGTGGTGTCGATACTTTGTGAAATTCCATCAATGTCTATCGACATATTCGCAATACCCGCACCAATGATGAGTCTTCCCCACTGCTCGAACACTTCTTTAAGAGCTAGCTTAATGATCATATTCCATAAGTCAGGGTGCATTTCATTAGGTGCTGTAACTCCTCGTCTTGACGGTGGAAGCATTCCAGCCACATATTCCACATGGAACATTTGAGGAGCGTAGTGTCTTCCGCTTGTTTGTGGCAGCCCGGATATAGCAGGGTAACCAGTAAAAGCTTGAACTAGAGATAGTCCATCATTACCTCCGGAGAGCAGCGTATTCGGCATCATTTGTAGATGTCCCGGAAGATTATATACTCTCCACCATCGAGTAGGATATCTGTATAATGTTCCTTCTCCGTATTCAAGGGTAACTTTCTCTACCTGTAGAATAGGTTTGTGGAAAGTGTGTATAAACGTGTAGCTAGTGTAATCGTTACTGTGGAAGTCGTGGTGCTCGGTCAGAACTCTAGGGAGGATTACGATGTCTAACATTTTCTCAGCTTGTGCAACAGCAGCCTCGATTTTAGATTCGTAGAACGCATCCGGTAGATATTCACCAGTCCTTGGATCAGTAACACTAACCCCGAAGTGGTTCAACTTTACAGCATCTGTAGTAAGCCCGTAGTCTTTCAGCGTGTATTTGTTTACATCCTCGAGGTTGATATTCTTGGGGTTATTGTGCCCATACGGTTGTCCCGTTTCTTCGTTAGTAAACACGATCGTAACCCTCCTTAATTTTCTTACTTCTTACCAGTTTCTTTTTTAGCTGCTGGCTTTTTTTGTTTCTTTGGCTCTTCTTTCTTTTCTTCCTTAGCTGCTTCTTTCTTCTCTTCTTTTGCTTTCTCTACCTTTGTCTCTTTCTTTTCTTCCTTGGTGACGACTGTGTAGCCTGCCAAACCTTCGAAAGCCTTCTCTTGATCTGCTTTGAGATCGTGGCATTCACCTTTTTCGTTGAATGAAAGTTCTCCGAAAGAAGAAGCTACTTTAAGTCCTGCTAAATTCTCGTTAATTAATGTCATGTTTTTTCCTCTCCTTTAAATAAAAAGGGAGCAGATTTTCTGTCTGCTCCCTATGAATTTTTCTATTTAGTTATGTTCTGCTTATTGCGTGATTGAAGTTTCAGCCGCTAGTGCAGGGATATAACGAACGTTCTTGATGCGAACCCATTTCTTAGGAGCATAAAGTGCAAGAGCTCCGTACCATAACACAGTGAACGTGTTTGTAGCGTTCATTTGTGCAAGAGGCATTTTCATCATAGGTAGCAATTGAAGCAAGCTAATAACGTTAGGGCTCATCTCACCAACGAAGACATCAGTTGTTTCAGGGATGACATCGTTTGTATCAGTGAAGACGATTTGGCTGTTCTCGTTAGCTTTAGAAGCTGGTACACGAGCAATTTGGAAGTAGTGTCCAGTTGTTGCACCCTTACGGTAGATTGTAATGAACTGAGGAGTAGCTTGGTACATAGGCTGTAAAGATACTGTAAGTTCTACTGCATCAGTGTTGTTTGTGATTGTAGCTTCTACTGCTTCAGTAGAAACAGACTCAGCGCCTTCAGCGTGTACTACAACTTTGTAAGAAAGTACATTGTCTTCGTCTTTGTTGAACTGTCCTTTAGCGTTAGTCTTAACAGCTGCTTTAACTTCACGAGCTGGAAGTGGAGCGTTTTGCTCAGGCATACGGTTTTCGATAAGAACGTTGTCGTTCTCCATGATTGTAGAACCGTGTAACGTGATTTTACCTCGGCTTGAAAGGAACTCAGTTACTGCGAAACCAGTAGACATTCCGCCTTCAGCAGATGGCATAAGCGCTCTTTGACGGTTAAGTAAGCTGTTTGTAAAGTCAGCTTGTACACCGATAGGCATGAACGCATCAGTAGCGATACCGTAACCTTTACCAACGATAACAGATGCTTTGTTAAGGATTTGTTCAGTAAGTCCTTCGCCTCGAATGTCAAGAACGTTAGTCTTCTGATCAATAAGTTTGTGTAAACCGTCAAACTCTAGTCCTGCTTGGTCGTCTAACTCGTTAGATAGAGCAGCGTCTCCGTAGAATGTAGCCCACTCAATAGTCTTAGCAAGAACTGATACAGCGTCTTGCGTTAAGAAAGTCATTGGGTCGGCAACGTTACGAACCAAACCAGCTGCAAGAGATTGTTGTTTAGTGTCAGATAAGAACTTCATGCGAACGGTCTTTTGACGTAAGTTCGGAGAGTTGATTGGTGCTACGCCAACCTCACGTACGAAACGGCTTGCACCAGTACGTCCGTGTTGCTGGAAGATTGGGTACTGGAATACAGTACTTGTTACTTGAGACTTGTTCAACATTGGATAGATCGTGAAATCATCGTTACCCCAAGTTAGTACATGTACCTCATCATCAAGTAGTTCGTATCGTAAAGCTGCTGCGTCATGTTGATCGTCTGAGTTAATTGAATAACCAGTCGTGAAAGTCTTTTGAAGGAACTCAACAGCTTCATTTGGTAAGTCTGCTTGTCCTTTTTGGAATTTTGAATCGCTCATTTATGTATCTTCCCTTCTATCCTTATGTATAATTTTCGGAATATTCAGATAAAGGAGACTAGAAAGTTAGGAGGAAGGAACTCTCTAGTCAAAACCCTTTAAGGTGTTCTGCTAATAATATAGCACTTGTTACTGATTTTTTTGGTCTTTTACGATTTCTTTGAAAACATCAATGTCCTGTGGTGTAGGATATCCTCGCTTAACACGAGATACTGCTTGGAAAACAGTGTTTCTATCACCTGCACTGATAGTTTTAGCATTTTTATCGCAGTAAGCAATAACGTCTTTAATATGTTGCCTTGGGTCAAAGACCTTTTCTTTAGGCTCTTCTGCCACTTCTTCTTGAGTTTCTGCTTCAGCAGACTCTTCAGTCGAAGCTTCAGGTACACCAGCTGCTCCATCAATAACTGACTTTGTAACATACTCAGCTGCTTTGCCTTCCGGAACTTCTTCTTCGGACTTGACAACAACCTCTTCCCCTTCAGAGAAAGAATTATTGCTATCGTTAATGACAACAGAACCTTCGGGTTTACTAACAGCTTTAAGAACTGCTTCAAGAGTCTTTTTCATACTCTCGACTTCTTTAGCTAACTCAGCATGAGAGTTGTGAACTTTACCGTAAGACTTAACTACGGATTCAAAGACTTGAACAACATCCTCAGTTACTGCGAGCTCGTATGCGCTCTTCTTAACCGCTTCTTCGTCCTCTTCTTTCTCTTTTGCTTTGTCTTTCTTTTTACCTTTATCTGCTTTCTTGTCTTTCTTTGCAGGCTCGTCTTTCTCATCCTTGTCTTCTGCTTCTTCGTCTTTCGACTTTTCAACAGTTTCAGCTTCTTCGGATTCTTCGACAACCTCTTCAGCCGCTTCTTCCTCTTTAGCCTCTTCGACAACCTCGGATTTTTCTTCTTCTTTTACTTCTTCCGCTTTCTCTTGCTCTTTTGCTTCTTCTTTCTCTTCAGCGGCTTCAACTTTTTCAACGTCTTCTTTAACTTCGGCTTCGTCACTTTTTTCGATTGGCTGTTCCACAGCTTCATCTAACTCTTCAGCGATCTGCTTAAGTGATAATTCTTTACCCATTTGTCTACTCCTCTCTTGCTCTTAAAATTTGATCAACTTTTTTAATTGCTTCTGTTCTTGACATCCCTTTTGCGAGCTGTAAGAATACTACAGCACTCTCAGGAGAAGTCCGTCCCATTGCATCTAAGTAACTGCCTACGTCTTTCCACATTGTCTCAAAGTCTTTCTTGTTTTCGAAGTACTTGTAAGACTGAGCTAAGTTGTGTATACTACGCCCGAAAGATTCTACTCGAAGAGCAGCAGCATCTACTTGTTTATCAGGGCTAATTTCATACCCTGTTATAAAGCTTTTTGCAAAAGCTTCCCATCCAGTCTGAGGATTAGCTGGATTTGTAGTTACAGCGACATTTGTAATCATACACTCTCTGATAATTCGTTTGTCCTGCGGGTCCCGTTTTTTAACGAAACCTTCAATAGAGAATCCTAACGGACGATGAATGCCGGACTTCTTAACTTCTTGAGCGTGATTCCACATTTCTACTGCGTAAGGGTTGCCTTTATAAAGCTTCCCTTCTATAAACAGACCAACATCATCTACATAACAGTTTTCAGTAGGAACCCCAATAATGAAGTCCTTACCTCTCTCGTGCTCGTAGTTGAGATATCCCTGTTCTATGAAGTAATTAATTGATAATCCTTTAGGGTCTACAATATCGTCCTGTAAATCGAGATCAGGAGTAGTAGCGTAGCCTTTAAGGTACCATGATTTTTCTTGAGGATCGGCAGAATTTTTCTTAACCGTTTCTTCTAGGTCAATAGGAACAAAAACCTCTACCTTTTTACTAAGAGCTTCCAAGGGCTTTCCTCCCTTCTATCATAACATAGTTTGATGTTTTACCCTTCGTTACATAAATGTTACTGTCCATAATATAGCAGATACACTACTTAGTTACGGAAAAGGGCATGACCGGGAATTATGCTTCCCAGTCATTAACTACATTACCGTTGTCGTCTTTGCCGCCTTGCGGAGTGGCATTCGTGTTATTGTGGTGTTTAGACTGTCCGTCTTTACCGACATCTTGATTGAACGAATCTTTACCATTTACATTGTCCATATTCCCGTTATAACCGGTTTGCTGGGCTATAAACTGGTTAGCGTCCATCTGACGTTGGTATTCTAGTTGTTTCTCTTGAATGATTTGTCCAAGACGCTGTACGTGTACACCTGCAAGGGTTACATCTCCACCATCAACTTCAGGATAACCAAGTTCTTTACGAACATCGTTAATTGTAAGTCCGATTTTAGCCTTAGACTCAAGAATAGAAATAATTTCTGCTTCTGTTTTGGCATCTCCACCAACAAAGTTAAATACGTACTTCTCTCCAAACTGCGACACTATGTATTTGTTAACAGCATCCTCAATGAATTTCAATAGAGGTTCTAGTCCTTTGTCTTTAGAGTTACGGTACTTCTCAGCACTGCTGCCTTCATTCAGAGTATTACCGGAATGACCCGTTGCTCCTCCTCTGTTCGGGAAGTTTATTTCTGATGGGTCGATAGAATAGATAGAACAGATAACGTTGATTAGATAGTTAAGCCATTTCTCAAACTCCATGTCTTTAGAAGACTGAGTCATGTTGACGAATTTGACATCCTCAGCAGTAATAACAGGGATTTTCCATGCTCCGTTGATTCCACTAAACATTGACGTCCATTCTCTTCTGAAGGCGTTTAGAGCTTGGTTAGATTGTTCTTGTCCTGTTTTAATATGTAGTAGTCCTCGAGTTGTCCCGCCTTGAGCAAAGAACCGAGCATTAAACACTTCGGTGTTGTCATGGTACTGGAGGTGATTTAGAGCGATCTCTAGTTCCGGGTACCCATATTTACCGATTGTTAAATCTGTTCTAGGGTTACTTACTTCCCACGCCATTTCTTTTGCCTTGAACTCTGCGACTACCTTATCGTCTATAACTTGTACATAGCGTGTACCATCTTTAGCTTTTCGTTCCTTGCCATCTTCATCTACTGCTACGTATATAGTTGAGGCATCCACAGCCTTGAAGTTGTGCAACTTCTTGTCTTTAGAGTAGACTAGTTCAAAGTTAATCTTATCGTAGGTTAACCGATCTCGAACAAGCTTCTTTACAAATGAGCGGAAGTTATCTCGAGTGAAATCATTCTCGATCCATCCAGTATTTTCGATAAACTTCTCGATCTCTTTAATCTTCGTAATATTATGTTCGTTTGGCTCCTCTAGAGGGTCTTTAAGCCTAATCTCGTACCCTACACCTTTATCACTATTGCGAGCAGGTGTACAGAACATGGAAACTTGGTTCACCCGTGTTATAATAATCGCATTCAGGATAATGTTCTTTCTCGACCACATCTTCAGCAGCTGAAGGAGATTCTGCTTGCCATGAATGGAAGGGGCGTCCCTATACTCAGGGTTCATGGACAGACTACCAATGATGGGCTCTTCGTAAGCCTTGGGCTTATCCGACTTGGAAGTTTTCCCTTTTATAAGGATTGCCTCGTCTTCTATCTGCTTGATTCGTATAGCCATGTCTTGATCAATATTAATGACTTCTTCTTCTTTTTTACTTTTGAATAAAGTATCAAACAATCCCATGTGTATATCACATCCAATCTTTCTTTACTACTAGCTGTATTTGAAAACTTTGCGGCTGCTTAGAACTGTATCGTAGTCTTTCTCAACTTCCGCACCTACTGAGTCTGTAAGTAATACTGTGTCATTGTCAATAATTGCTTGTATTTTTAACATTTCACCGTTTATAACAGCGAAAACAGAAATATCCTTGCCCTGAATATCGTGGTAGTAGGATACTACTTCAATCCAGTCAAGATGACCTACAGCTCGTTTAGCTTCCATCCATTTTTTATCTTGGCTAAATTTCATAACATCCTCCTTAATATAATATAAGACTAAGGTGTCTCTATTTACAATTATATCATACACAGGGGCTTACACTCTCTTCTCATATAAGGATAACAGAAAAACCACACCTTATTGGCGTGGTTTGTAGTAGTTATTAACTTCGTCTAGCTCTTGGAGTTTCTATATGCCCATAAACACTTAAGTCCCTACCTTGCAGTCGTTCATCCTGCGACCATTCGTATTTCGTTTTGCCTTCGGCGTACTTGGCATCGTTCCGTGTAAGAAAGAGAGCTGGGATACTAGGGAATCCTACCCATGTCGAGTGTTGAAAAAATCCTTCAGAGAATCCGTAAGTTTTACAGCAATGATCAACAAATTCTTGAGTCTCAGCTAATTCTTTTTCGAGTTCTTTGACTCTTTTTTGGTCATCAGCAATCTTTTCCTTCATCTGCTTAATCTGCTCTATGTGGCTTGGGATACGTCCTTCATACTCATCTTTAGCAATCTTAAACATCTTGTTTACGATTGTTGTGTCATTCATTTGGAAGTCTCCCTTCCTCTACCAACAGTTTTGCTAGACTGTTTACCCCGGCAGACATAGATGCCTCCATCAGGAAGTCGTGTTTAGTCGTACGACTAGCTCGGTCTGCTGCCTCTTTGTCATAAAATAGCTCTCCATTTCCAGCTAGGTCGTCTTTATAACCTCCAATAACAAAACCAAACATTTCACAAGCTGCTTTAACTGCTTCTCTGTTATTTTCTTGTTCATTTTTAAGCTTTGCTAAACTTGCTGCTGTTTCTTCCAATTCCTTCTCTAGTCTAGCAATTTCACAGTCTAGCTGACTTTCTCTGACTTTGTGGGTGTACCGCATGGTCTTAAATACCGTTTCTTTCAAATAGTCCATTTCGTCTTCCTCCTTATTTTAAAGCGAATTATCATCGTTATTTAAAGTGCCCTAGAATCGAGATATGCTCCGTTTGTTGTTATTAAGCATCCACGATTGGAAAGTGTATGCCATTTACAACAAATGATCCTACCGAGTAGTAGCACCCTCCATTACCCGAATCTGCATACATTTCAGCTAAAGCGATCGGATTTTGGTTGTGGTATAGTGTAACTTTAACTTCGTTTACATCCACGTCTTCATGCGGAATACTGACTTTTTCTCCAATTTCAACATTGGTAATAACTGCATCAAGTTTTACGTTACTGAACGTTCCATGCGCAAGAGCGCAACAGTCGTTTTCACTCATTTCAAGGGTAATAACTGTACCATCGTCTAACACAAGTTTATTGTGATCCCATTCCACAATCCGTTTATACAGTAAATGTTTGTTTAAGTCTTTTAAATCACCATAGTCCATTTCGTATTCCTCCTTTTTATGATGGGTCCTAAGAGACTCGAACTCCTATCCTATCAGTTATGAGCTGATTGCTTTACCTTTAAGCTAAAGACCCGTAAGTTAACGTAGGGTCAAACCGGCAACCACCCTACCTGTATTCAGCACCGCCACTCGACACCCGAGGGTACCTCTCGGCAAGTATTGGCATAGAGCCTTCTACGGTTTTAATTCGGGTTTTAAAAGTACTCTCCGTGGTCCGCATTGGCAAGAGGCGTGAGAGCATCTATGACGTAGAAGAGGAAGAAAAATTCATTATATCTTGTAGTTGCTACATTCCATAGCCTAACGTGCGGTGAGCCGGATTATTTGTACGTCGTAAGTCGTTAATCGTATACCCGTTTTACATTCCCACACTTTTTGGATTGTCAGTAATGTCCCCTATTTTAGGGTTAAGCAGTTGAGATATGCTCTCAACCAAAGCAGATTTTCCTCTTCTATCGTCTACTGCTGGTTTGCACCAGCTATCAAGGTAGAACTTGTCTACCCTCATAGCTAAGGCAAAATGCCTAGCTGCTTACATGTACTTATCAGCGTTTCCAAAAGAGATGAAGTGAGTATGGTTTGCTCTCTCAATAGCATTGGACAGTGAGTTAGCAAACTTCTCTATTTCTTCTCCTCGAGCCTTAAGCGACTTCGGGTCAAACTGAGCGTACTTATACTCTACCTCTGAAGAGTTGTAGCTAGGTAAACGCTCAGTTTTTTTAGATTGACCGAAACGTTTCAGAAGCGAAGCCTCTGCTCTCAGTTGCTTAGCTAGTTCCAACGCTTCAACAATTGTGTAAACTGTGCCTGTTGAAGTTTCGACAGTCGCCTCTGAGTTAGTTGCTGCAATCCTTAGAGAGATTTTTCGGTAGTCATCTCGAACGTCATTTAGCTCTTTAGTGACTTCTGCAAATGTTCTCTCAGGTTTTTCATACTCTTCATCTTTACGAGCCGTTACGTATGCAATGTCGTCACGTTCACGTACCAGTTCGTGAAGTTTACGAGAGATAGCGTTCTTTAACGGTAAAGCTTCAAACAGATAAACTTTTGTCATAGTTATCGTCTCCTTTAATTTGTCTGTAACTAGACTATATCATATAACATTTTACACTGTCAACGGTTTTTTACAATCCACATATATCTTCACCTACAAAAGATTCACCGTTCTTGAAACTTTTGTATAGTCGTTCAAGTTTATTAAGGTTTTGCTCAAGGTCCCTTATTTTATTGTGTAGTTCGTTATCTAGTCTAAACCTTATTAATCTTTTGCCGTACTCTGATAGGGTTGGGTTTTTCAAGTCACTTAGTAACTCAGCGTGCTCCTTCTTAGACTTATCCAAGTTATATCTATTTGAATTTAGTCTAGTTTTTATTTCTGTTTCAGATACTTCGGTATAAAGGTAATCATAGTGAGCCATAGTTATTCATCTCCTACCGTTGTTATCAGTATGTTTACTGTAACTACACTGTATCATACATCATTTTACCCTGTCAACATTTTTTTTCTATAACCTGCAAATATCTCTCCGTGTAACTTCTTCACCGCTGTTAACTCTTCTAATAAGTTTTTCGTACTTTCTAACTTTCTCTTCATACATCTTTATCCTCTGTCTCAGCTCTCCGTCTAGGTATTCTATTAGTCTTTGTGCACCAATCTCAGAGATATCTCTCTTTGTCACGTCTCTTATAATCTCCGAGTCTTCCACCTTACACATTTCTAAATGGTACTGAGCTATTTCTAAAAGTTCCTGAATGGCTTCGAGAGACACAACTCTATCTAATAAATCGTAGTTTTCCATAGTTAACCATCTCCTGCCGCTTTATCGGTATGTTTACTGTAACTCCACTATATCGTACAACATCTTACATTGTCAACATTATTTATGTAAAATAAAAAGGGTCAGACGCATCCAACCCTAGTAAGTATACGCCGAAGCAATATACCGCAATTAATTTCATTATAACATACTGAACCAGTTATCAATCTCGTACCAGTCGTTCATTCGTACGAATCGTTTTTCTTCTCGGTTGTGTGGAGCATCGAATAGGATTGCCGTACCTTTAAAAGTTTCAAGATTATGCACTCCGTCGTCAATCATAAAATCTGCTCTTATGATGCTCTTGTCTCCACATAGTACTACTTTGCTATGAGGTATGTACGGGAAGTGCTCTGTAAGCCATTCTAGCTTAGCTGTGAGCGATCTAGGGTGAGTCGTAGCTGTAGTTACTATATAGACGTCATAGTTCTCTATGAGCTTTCTAACAGCTACTTGGCTGCCTTCTATAGGCTCTAGGTTTCTGAAGAAGTGATAATCAAGGTGCCTATACACGTCATTTTCTGTCTTAACAAACTCTTTGATGTCCCATCCTAAGATGTCGTCTATTTTTAAATGGGGATCGTCATGAAGGTTAATGCAAGATACCCAAGCGCCAAGAAAATCAGCTAGTACACAATCCATGTCAATTGCAATAACTTTTTTCATAAGACCTCCAGTTTGTTTGACTTAAATATGGGACAGGTGGGATTCGAACCCACTCAGTGATCCGACACGAGATTTACAGTCTCGCCTAACTCTCCAACGTTAGCGCTATCCCGGGTCACGACTAGTTGGCGCTCTAGTCGTTTAAAAAGGTAATCAAACGTATAACTATGTCACTAGTTTATTTGTTCTGAAATACGGAACACAAGATGAAATAAAGACTTACATTGAGAATACCAAGACTCGAACTTGGATAACTGGAGTCACGTCCCAGCGCTTTACCGTTAAGCTACATTCTCCATGATGATATGGTATGGTCTAAGGGAGTCGAACCCTTACCCGCTGGTTGGAAGCCAGCAATTCTACCGTTAAACTAAGACCACATGAGAACTGCCTAGAGAGGAGTTGAACCTCTCTTGTGATGGTGTTTGAGCCACCACACTAATCGTAGATAGGCAGTATTATTACACTTAAAAACCTATTCGCATGTCTTTGGTCAAACTGGTTCTAACTTTCACTAAAGCCTAGAATTGTATAAGCTTAAGTTATCCCTTCCGTCTCTTCTACGGGTAGTCACCCTCGTAGATTCTGTGCAGAGTACGGAACTTAAGATGATAATACTCTAAGTAGCAGAACCTGACAGGTGATCAGCCCGTTGCACGGATCAGGTGCTTAATAGCTCTGCTACCCATAGAGTAGGATTCCCAGTAAAGAAACCGAATAAGACCACTGGGAACGGGGTTGTCCTGCTTGGCAAAACCACTCGAACCCAAGCTAGACTTCCCTGTCTTATTTTGTATACCTCTTTCTCACAGGTGGTTAAATATGTGGAGGCGGTACAAGTTGCCCCGTTTAAGCCGCAGGGGAAGGCAGCTGCAATATTGTTTAATGCCGTTGCATCGGGACGAACCACTTGCGCTAGCTCGTTAGTGTGCTAGTTACCTGTTTAGAATACGCACATTCATTTCTTCTACTACCTCATCTCCATCGTGCAGGTAGTAGTGTTCAACTAACGATCGTTGATAGTTATCCGGCAAGTCATATAGAATAACTGTCCTATTCTTGATAGCCCCTGAGTCAGGTAAGGTAGTTTCAAAAACCTTATGGTCTTCAGTTATCTGAATATCTCCTACGGTAGGGTTATGCGCCCAGTGGTTGGTAATCTCGCTAAGAGGGTTGTTAGCAGTACCTCTAAATCGGTAAAGAACTCCCGGATAGTTATACATCTCCACTCGTTCAGTTACGTTCCCAACATTGAACACGTAAGCTACCTCTAGTGAGACACCCGTAGATGCTTGATTTTCTCCCTCACTGCCTTCTTCAATAATGTTGTCGTTAATGTTGTTTCACCTCCCTATATAAAACCTAACCTGTTAGGTGTGGGTGTAAGTCTAAGGTGAAAATAAAGTCAAAATCAAAGTCAAATATAGTCAGGTGTGAGATAATATACTAGAGGTAATCACACCAATTACCTCTGAGTAGGTTGCATTTAACGACTGTTTCCTAGTCTATTGCTAAGGCAAGAGTTGAACTTGCTAAACAAGGCTTATGAGACCTCGTCGGGTACCGACCCCTCAGCATCGTACCGAGACGAATCTCGGTATTAGGAGGTAAATAAGAGAAAAAAGTATTTAATCATGAAGGTAGTTTCCTACCTAATGGACTGAGAAGGATTCGAACCTCCGACACAGGGATTTTCAGCCCCCTGCTCTACCGACTGAGCTACCAGTCCAAGGCGCCTCACCCCTCGTAAGGGATGTGAGACCGATCGGTGATAGAATCACCTCCATACGACTATGGGAGCACTCAATGGAACCCCTCGCATACAGAGGTGACTAGCTAATCCTTGAAAGGACGATCTGAGAGGAATCGAACCTCTTTACCTATCGCAGTAGTGCTTTTACCAATAAGCTACAGACCGGTATAAAAAAGTACACGAGCGTTTATACAAGGTGTATAAGTGGACTCGCATACAGAGTGGGGTCGGGGGTGGGTGACCCCTATCTACATCTTTCTCGCTTGAGATGCAGATGGTTGAAAAAAAAAGTAATTACACCAAAAGAGGTACTGTTAAATCAATGAATAAGCCTACATGCAAGATTTAAGGTACCAACTGTCGTAGTAGGACTCGAACCTACAACTTCTTGATTAACAGTCAAGCACTCTACCATTGAGTTATACGACAAGGTTCAAGGTCTGTAGGGGAGAAGTACGGTGGTGGTTGTAAACAACTCCCCGTTACCTTGGAGTTTAGAACATATGATTAATTTCGCATGGTTGAGTTAAATAAAGGAGGAATAACCAACGTATGCTCGAGACAAAGGATTCAGCGATTCACCGCCTCGTGCAATGACCAGTGAATCCCTGCCTGTATATACATTATAACATACTCTGATGTTATAGGGAACCCTTTATTTTAAATTTATTTAAAAAAGTTTAGTAGAGAAGATTAAACTTCTATACTATAGAGAAAAAGGAGTAAACTGTGCGGATGTTTGTCCTTCGTCTTCAACCTGTAACTACTATAACATATCTCTCTGAAGTCTGCAACATGTTTGGTGATTTTCGGCGGCGCTTTTCTTGTTTACTTTTTTTTTTGACGTCGACTATAAGATAAACTTTAAAGATAATATGAATAATTAATGGTTATATAATATATAAAGTAATTAATATATAATACAGAGCACTTAAAATAAAAATATGACAAGAATATCTCAACAAGAGTCAGAAACCCTTATGTATCAAGGGATTAAAATAGGACAAAAATTTTAAATACCCTCATTCAGAACCTTCTCCCTAATCGTATCAGAAGGAATAACTCACATATTTTTTTGTCCTATTTTATGGATAGAGTATAAACAGAAGGAACATAATAAGCACATCTCAGAATGAAATGCGCTTTTAAAACATTCTTGAAATTAGGTGTTGACTTTTAATCAACAATGGGTTAAGCTAGGTTTACAAGTAAACGATGGAGGTTGTTAAACATGACAACAACAGTAAACAAACCAACAAAGACAAATAAAACAGAAGAAGGTGTCAGAATGAAAACTGTAAAACGGCTCAAGAAGTTTCGAATGGATTCAGGATACTCGATTAATACGCTTGCAGCAAAGCTAGGAGTTGACTCTTCAACTATCTCTTACTGGGAAAGTGGTAAACGATTCCCTCGAAGAAACGTTTTAGAGCAACTTGAAGATTTGTTCAACGTTAGCTACCGTGAACTATTTGATGATCTAACTAAAGCAGAGATGAAAGAAATTGAGAGACGCATGAACAACATGTACAAAACAAATGAATGGTATTGAAAAAAGAGACCTTGTTAGGGTCTCTTTATTCGTATCCTACTACAACTTCAACGATCATCTGAGGATTAATGTACTTTACAGCCTCTGTCAGTTCGACAGTACCGTACACTTTTAACAATCCTGCTCTACTTCCGACAATACTGTTCCATACAAATGCTTCCGGACGTTCAGGAACGTTAAAAGAAGATACATAGGCTGGGTCTACATAATAAACTGCATCATTAAGTAACTTGATCTCGATTTTACTGACCTTTTTTGCCACTAGCTAAACCGCCCTTCGTTTTATTTTCCGCTGATCATGCTGAACAGGTAAGTGATTAAACCCCCTAGAAAAGCCATAAGAGCTTTCTCGATCAGTTCACGTTGCTTATCACTCTTACGGTCTCCCGCACTCTCAAGCAGCTCCAGCTCCTTTTGAAGCTGTTCCATTTTGTAGTAAAGGTGGGATTGTTTTTCCTGCTGGATTGCAATGTCTTTATCTAAGGAAAAGACGATGTTCTTGAGTTCATCAACAACCCCACGCAACTCGGTAGTGTCTGTTTCTTGGTCTTGGATTTTACCCTCGATACTTCTCAGTCTCTCGATAAGTTCACCATTTTGGTTCATCATTCAAACCCCCACCTTTCTATAGTATATCAAATGATGCCCTGTCTCTTTGTATCTCCTAGTTCAGTGTCATAAGACACATAAAAACTCTCTAAGACTTTTCTGCTTTCTTCGTCAGCGATGTTTCCGTAGTTTGAGTCAGTGTCTATTCTAAAGTAAGCAGAACCAAACTCCTTCAGATCAAGCTTCACCTCTATAAACTTGTCGTCTGTCGTGTTCTTACAGTACTCGTATGTAAAGTCGACTAATACTCCTAAGTGAAGTAGTCGATGAATTGAGTACATGTGGAATATTGATCGGTCAGTATTTATGAACGTTCCGATTAGGTCTCTAAACTCAAGTTTCACTGTACTATGGTACTTATTCTCATTAATCTTCATGTCGTCTCCTTTCTGCGGTAGCTATTACCCATACCGTAGGGAGAGCTAAGCTTAGTAGTACCGCATTTTTAATAATGATTGAACTATGCAGAGCTGAGTCAAATAATATGACATCTGATATAATAGAGATATAAGCAACCCCGATAAAGGTGGCAGACTTGATGATCGGGTTGTAAAGGGCGTATTTAATGCCCTCAAATAGTATAGCCGCAGCGAAGAAGGTCAGATAGCAGATGCTAGCGTATAACAGGACTGATGCAATAGTTGCTAAAATTAACATTTTAATCCTCTCCGACTCGTTTCTCTTACTAATATAATACTTCTCAGTGGGATTTTTCGTAATCCTCTATATTATGACTAAGAACTTAAAATACTGGAGGTGCTTGAATGTTAAGTCGCAGGCAACTTGTAATTAAGATAGCGCTTGTAGTTGTTGCAGAAGCAGTCGCAATGGCGGTTACATTCGGATTTTCTCATTATGTTTACCCAATTAAATACGCAATGCCGATTCACATCTTATTCGGTGCTGCACTTGCTGTTGTTATTGTAGGGGCTTACAATAGACGCCTCAAGAAACACAAGCAGCGAGTAGAGGAAGAAATTAAAGAATTGACTAGGGTAGTACTAAAGCAGCTTCCCGACGATATAGACGATAAGTAGAGGTGAGACAAATGCTTAACCCGAAACAGATTGGAAAGTTGTTTGCAGACGTAGAAGAACTTGTCTACGATGAAATGTTACATACAGTGATCCCGAAGGCTTTGTTCTTTGTTCCCGGAAAATACATACAGGGTGAGTACAAAGCAAACGAGGCTTATCTAAACGAACTCATTGACGATATTTTGTTGGTTGTTGAAACCTACGGGCAGGAGATGGTTCTACATTATTTTGAAATGAAGGACGAGGGGAAAGACGAAGAACAGATCGTCGAGGAACTTGAAGATGAGTATGTCGACAAAATGTACTCCCAGTTTGGGAGATTGGGTATTGTTGCGACAGAAGAAGCTAGCAAGGTATTTGTCTACCGTCTCATGGTGGAAATGCCGTACATCTATCTAGAACACACCCAAGGGTCAGATTTTGACCAAGAGTACGAAGACTGTATGACCCACTACGAGCTGCTAGATGCCTACGTCCACAACTTCATCTATGAAGATGGAGAGGATGACTTTGAGTAGAAGAGAAATTGTCGAAAAAAGAAGAAGTGTGTTTAGTAGTGCCGAAAAATACAACACCTTCAAAGTAGGTGACAGGAGAGTACACTCCCCTAGACTATGTGTAGTATGTGCGAGACCTCTGACTTCGCTTGTATTAGCTGAGCAGAGGTACGTCACTTCAGTTTCACACGTACACGCTCATTTTGCGGGGGGCATAACCGTTGACATTTGTTCAAATATAAACTCATGCGCTAACAGAATCGAAAAACTACGAGAGGAGAGCTGATAAACATGTCAATGTCAGAAAATATAAAAAAACGACTAGCACAGAAAAAAGATGGGACTCATGAGAGCCAAGTACGAGACTTGTTAAACGTCGCCCTACTAAGCGGGTTAGAGCAGTTCGTACATCGTCTACATTCCGGCGAGATTCCAATTGATAACATGGCAGACCTACAGAGGGTATTGCTGATGTATAAAGAAGTAAACGGAATAAACGACGCAATGGAAGGCGCAGGCGGTCAAGGAGCCTTACCTGAGATTAACATGAAGCAAGACAAGGTAATTAAAGACATCGCAGCAGAAGGAACTATATCTATCGACGAAGAAGGAACCCTAGACGTGAGTGATCTCTCTGTAGAGGAGACAGCGGAGCTTATTAGACAAATGGATATCGCTCAGAATGCAGAAAACGAGGGGTCATTCTAATGAGTATTGTAAACCCGATTGACGGAAAAATGATTCAGAATATTGCGAAACAAACATTCGGAACAACTAAAATAACCCAAGATCAGCTAGCCTACATCATAACTATGCTTAATCCGTCATCGTATCTTTTGAAGCACCACAAAGTAAAGAACCACCCTATCACTTTCCACGTAAGCGGTCACGACTCAACACGAGCGCAGGCGCATCGTCCGTGGCAGGTGCAGATGGTAAATGATATGCATAAGGACAAAGCAGTTATAAAGTCCCGCCAGTTAGGACTATCTGAGTTAGGTATAGGTGAAATGATTCACTTTGCGGATTTACATAGCTATGCAGGCGTTAAATGTCTTTACACATTCCCTACAAACCGGCAAATGAAAGACTTCGTTGCAACACGTCTTAACCCCTTGCTAGAGACAGGGTACTATGGAACAATAACAGACAAGCACACAGACTCACTTGAGAAGAAGAAGATAAGAAACAGTTTCCTTATGTTCCGTTCTTCTTCCAAAGGAGGAGCCGTAGAGGGTGTCGACATCGACTATTTGTCTCTTGATGAGTACGACCGTGTAACAGCTTCTGCCGAGATTTCAGCAATGGAGTCAATGACTTCTTCTGTGTTCAAATATTTACGAAGATGGTCAACTCCTACAGTACCTGACTATGGTATCCATGCACTATTCACCCAGTCAGATCAGCTAGCCTATGTACATAAATGTGATAGTTGCGGTCACTATAACCACATGGACTATGAGAAAAATATCGAGTGCCTAGATGAAAACGGAGTGGACGTTCTAGCTAAAACCGTTAAGGACGGTTCCTTTAGATTTATTTGTTCGAAGTGCGGCACCTCGCTAGACCGATGGTACAACGGGTCATGGGTTGCAGCATACCCTTCCCGTACAGCAGATGGATACGGTACAAGAGGATACTTAATCACTCAAATGAATGCAGTTTGGATTAGTGCTGACGAGCTTAAGCGAAAAGAACTTAAAGCAAAGTCAAAACAGCATTTTTATAACTATGTTCTCGGACACCCTTACCAAGACGTTGCCCTAGCAGTTCAGGAGAACGACATTATGGACAACATTAGACCTTATCTCGATGGTCCTAAGTTTGATAGAGGTCGGTACCGATTTATTTCTGTAGGAATAGACTGGGGTAACCACCACTGGATCACCGTTAGAGGTTTCCGAGATGATACAAAACAGATAGACCTAATTAGAGCCTTTTCCGTAGAGAGGTCAAGAGGGGTAGCAAACATCGAGGCTGACTTAGAAAACATTATTAACCAGCTTGTACCTTATAATCCTGACATTATTTGTGCGGACATCGGAGATAACGGAAACTACGTTGATAAACTTACAGATTTCTTTGGGGCTGGCAAGGTATACGGAGTTAAGGTTAACCCTAACCCAAGATCGACCGGGCAAATTAAACCTGTATGGCAAGATAACAGGGGAATGGTTACTGTAGACAAACTAACGCAGAATAAACTACATATTGCGGATATGAAGATGGGCAGACTAGGATTCTACCGAAGAGATCGTGACCTTGATCTATACGCTCTTCACTGGCGGAACGTTGTTATTCGAGATGAGGAAGACGAGAAAACAGGACAAGTATATCAGATTATCACGAACAGAGGTGACGATCACTACGCTCAGTCTTCTGTGTATTCAATGGTCGGTATGGAACATGTCCTTGAACCATACATTGTAAACACGGAAGAAAATGCTTTCGGATACACCACAGTTATGTCCCCGCAAACAACAGATATTTATTCAAGAGGTTATTAGAGAGGCGCTTTGCCTCTCTATTTTTGTATGTATTATGTTACAATAAAGTTAGAGGAGGGTTACAGATGAGTAAAAAGAAATACCATCTATCACCACAGAGCGTTCAAGAACTTACAGAGAGGCTGATGAAGGCAGCCCACGAGCCGGACACAGTTAATGAAAACATTACTGAAGATTTCATGAATAGAGTTGTAAAAATAACTAGCATATACGAAGCTATAGAACGAGAAGAACAATTAAACAAAACATACCAAGGCTTACTCAGCCTCCACGGGTTTGAGAGTATTTATGATATGTACCTGTATGCAATGTCTTGTTCGCAGCTAGAATCAATGGTTAAAAGAAAAGACTATAGTAAGCTGGTCCCTGTGAAGCGCAAGGTAATGAGAAACGGTAAGGAAACGGAAGTTACAGTGTACGAAGACCCTAATAAAGATAACAAAGAAGACACAGATAGTTCTGACAGCGGCAGTCAAGGCTCTCGAGGAGGACATGCCCGTGATCATAGCAAAAAAGTTCACGGAAAGGATAAAAAAGTTGATCCTCAGAAGGTTGCCAAACTTAAACAAATTAGTTTGGACATGCCTAATGGTAAAAATTTTAGAGACCAGTCAGACTACTTTCTCGAGGTAACAGATGAACAAGGAAATACAGTAGGGATTGTAGGGTACTCCTCAAAAGGTAACTATTTAGTTATGGATTTTTACGTCTCTGACGGTGAGGTGTCGGGCGTAGCAGCTGTCGGATTCTCTATTCTCATTCGTTTAGCAATTAGTGAGAAGAAGGGTGTTAAGGCAGAGAACAACCCGGAAGCAGCTGCATTCTACGCTAGATGCGGACTGCAACAAAAGGGAGAATACTGGGAGGCAACTGCCCAAGAATTAAAAAATTTCTATGGAGATACAGATTTTCATGTGGATTTCTAGATTGTATGTTATAATGATAGTAGTGACTACTTACACTGTAGTTGTTTTAGGCGGAATATACGCCGCTGCCCGTAAAGCAAAGCGTGCTTCGGCAGTCTACAAAGCGGTAATAATGCAGATGCTTAGTGAAATTAGAGAATATATCAAGGAGGAAGATAGAATGAACCCACTAGTACAAGAGAAAGAAGAGTTAACTTTAGCAACCCTAATCCATAAGAAAGCAGTAGATTCAGAATACGCAGAGGTTGTAGACCTGCTAGCGCACCTAGCAAAATCAACATTCCAAAACTACAATTTCCTTATTCAGAAATCTACGGATGAGACTAAAGACCCTCATTTTATGCAGCTGAGAAGTGCTTTCCACGAGTCTCCTCATGTACATAAGCAAATCTTCGAGAAATCAATTGACTACGGAATTGACTACGATGTCCTTGTACAAAAATTTAACGACAAGTTAAAAGCTGGTGAAATCATTACCTGTGGAGATGATGTCGTTATTATTACTGAGGATGGAACTGGTCTTCCGGCATCCGGCGTATCTCAAATTAACAGCGGAATTGAAGGCGGAGAAATTGGATTCAACGTTTCGTTCGTTTCTGCAAAGAACTACGATGCGTGGGCTGCCAACAACCTGAAGCAGGAAGAAGACAATGAATAACGGGAAGATTCCTCTAACACGGAGTTTTAGGAAAACGATTGAGAAGTTCAAAAACCATAACTCTGTAGGGTTGATTGATACAGAGCATGTTATATTCATTCCTGCTAGTCAACTACATACAGACTCTGAAGAGAGTGCCGACTCTCCTTCTTTTATGATGATGCTCGGGACAATAAACCGAAAGAAAGAATGGAATTGCCCAGTAGAAATCGGAAAAACGAAGATCGGCAATGTTGAAGGTTTAGAGATCGTTATAAAGTTTAACAAAAATACCGATTATCAAAAAATCGGAGAATACCTCGATGTCTTCATTAGTGAGAACAGCTGAGGAGGGGTCTTGATCCTTCCTCTATATTAAAAGTGTACGAAAAATAATTAATGGAGGTATTAACATGGTAAAAATCAAAAAAGACCTTGTACCATCAAACTTCGCAGCGCAAGTTACATACAAAGATGGCGTTAACTCTTGTAAGTATATCGTAGTCCATGAAACGGCTAACACAAAAGCTGGAGCGGATGCTCAAGCTCACGCTAACTTACAAAAGAACGGTAACTCTCGAGAAGCTTCATGGCATTATCAGGTTGATAAGAACGGCGTCATTCAGTCATTCGATGACCGTAAACAATGCTGGCACGCAGGCTCTAAGTTCTACAATCAGAATGCGATCGGAATTGAACTTTGTGTAGACAGCGGAGGAGACTTCAAAAAGACTGTTGAAAATGCCGCAGAGCTTATTAAGTCTCTGATGAAGAAGTACGGTATCCCTGTTAAGAACGTGCTTACCCACAAGGAAACTAGTGGATGGAAAGACTGTCCTCATTTCTTGCGTAGTGGCAGTAAAGGTGTAACTTGGGCACAGCTTGTAAGTATGATTAGCTCAACTTCTTCATCTAGCGGTAAAGCTCCATCTAAGCCAGTTAAGGCACCTAGTACACCAGCTAAGGCTCCAAGTGGCTCCGGTTCAATTAACTTTAGCACTAACAGCATTGTCGATTTCTTAACATCTGCTAAGCTTGACTCTAGCTTCGCAAACCGTAAGAAACTTGCTGACAAGTATGGTATCTCTAACTACTCAGGTACAGCAGCACAAAATGAGAGTTTACTAGCGAAGTTGAAGAAGGATTTCAAAGCTACTTCCAAGCCTGTATCTACTAAGCCTGCTGCAAAAGGCGATCAAAAAACGAATAGCATTGTTGACTACTTAAACTCTATCAAAGTAGACTCTAGTTTTGCTAACCGTAAGAAGTTAGCCGCTAAGCACGGCATCTCCAACTACTCAGGTACAGCAGCTCAAAATAGTGCATTACTGAAAAAGGTTAGAGGAAAATAAATATTAGACACGCTTAGGCGTGTCTTTTTTATAACCTAGAAAGATGGTGTTGGATAGTGAATATCAACGATATTAGAAGGCAGTCTGCTTCTGATTACAGAGAACAACTGCTCAAAAGAAAAGCTCAGCAAGAGAAATGGAGCTCCTTCAGAAAGGGTCAAGTTGAGACGATTAAAAAAGACATCTTCAGCAAAATAAATAAATAAAACTTTATGTTGACAGGCTATATCATACAGTGTAAGATGAAACTATCAAATACAAGATGAAGGGAGTAATACAAGGCTTCATAGTAGGATTACAACCTATATCTTGAGGAGGAGCTACATACATGACGAATAAAGTTCCGTTAGACCTAAGCAAACTGAGTGAGAAGGAGTTTCCTTTTATTAAGAAGCTCGACAGACAGCAAGAGGATATGGTTACAAAACTTTTTAGATCAAAACGTGTAGTAGTAGACGCAGTCGCAGGATCAGGTAAGACAACTGTCCTTACTCAAGCATTCAAAGCATTACTGGACAAGGATCACATTAGTGCTATCTACTATGTGGTGTTTCCAGTCCAAGAAAAATCCCTAGGGTATCTACCGGGCGGCATCTCAGAAAAACTTCAAGAGTACGCAGTTCCTTTCTTTCAAGCTTTGATTGAAGCAGGTGTAAACCCTAGCGAGTTTGATTTAGAGGATGTGTTCAACGTCCTAACCTACGGTCAGTTCAAAGTAGTGCCTCACACGTTTCTGAGAGGTCGTAACTTAGATGGGGTAGGTATTCTAATCGACGAGTCTCAAAACGGCACAGTCGATGAAATACGCAAGATTTTAACCCGTGTAACAGACAGTTGTTATGTAGCGTTAGCTGGACATAGCGGTCAGATTGATATTAAGAAAGATAGCTCAGGTTTTTCCCGATATAACCACCACTTTAAGTCGGGAGTCAAATCAGGAGAATTTCCGGATATTGAGTTTGCAGACCTGAGTGTAAACTATCGTGGTAAATTTAGTTCGTATTCCGACAAAATCGGACAGTTAAAAACTGAGGAGGAAGAAAAATAATGGCAGACAAGGATTTTAAAGCATTACTTAATGAACTGGTGGACTTTGACGGTATCGTTAAGAGAATCGTAAACGAACTTAAAGAGAGCTTAGAAGAAGAGGTACTTCGATCTGACGAAGGAGATAAAATCGCTGAAAAACTTGATCATGTCTTCGATGACAAAGAGCATATCAACGAGTTTATCGACAGCACAGTAGAAGAAGCGCAGTACCTCGCACAACAGAAAGAAGGAGCTCGAAAGGATGCAGAAAAATTCGCTGCAATGCTAAAAGATCAGGCAAAACAAGCGACAGCTGCATTGAATGCAGAGGAGGACACGGAAGTTAAAAAAGCTATAGGACCTTTTGATCAGGTAGAGGAAGTAAAGCCAACTAACTTGGTTTCTGCTATAGACTTATTCTTTAGTTTAACGAACTCTGAAGAGAGCGCACAAAAATTTTCAGAAGAGGTACAAGGAATACTTATCCGACACTCGTCAGGGCAATTTGGATTCAGTACAGAGACAGGCGTGGATTACGGAAAATTTAGTCTGCGTAACAACCGTATTCTGCTAGAGGCAGGGTCTAAACGAGTTGAATATGACTTACAGAAAGAGGATATAACTAATGAAGAACTGTTAAAGAAACTGTTTCCTCCTAGTGAAGAGTACGAGTCCGCAGGTCCTGATATGTGTTCCTGCGGAAACGAATATGGTGACGAGGTAGAATGTATTGACCACGAATACGATGAAGAACTTCCGTACGAACTAGAGTTCATTATTGAGGAAATTGAAGAGGCTGAAGAAGAATTTTACGACAGCGTTGAGGTCATCCTGCAAGGTATTACTCGACATTACTCTAAGGACATGCCGACTGTTAAGTCTATGACTGATGACGATGAAGCTGCAATGAGATTTTTCTTAGCTCACTCTAGTACTTTGTATTCTCCGGCAGCTCTTACCGCCCTTAGCACAGACGAGTTGCTGCACGAGTTTACATCTAAGTTTAATTTTGCTGTACATTCTTGATAAAAAAAAATTACTAGAAAAGGTAGTCTAACCATTGACTACCTTTTTTCTATATGTTACACTCTGTTTATAGACTAATAGGGAGATGAAGTTGAATGAATCAAATGCAGTTAGAAACTTTAGAGACAAATGAAAGAGACTACAAGGAAGTATTGCAAGACATTGAGAACGGGGTACTAAAACCTGATCTGACTATAGGAAATATTCGTTATTTCATTATTGAAAAGACCCCGTACTCGTTCCATTTGTACGCAGCAGATCAGTTACCTACAAAAGTAAACTTATATGAAATGTTATACGACCTCCGGCATAGAAAATATTTTCTACATAAGAACGGAAGAGAAGTCAAGTTCTCTGTCTATAACTTAAATAACATCATCCCTCGTCCTAGTTGGTATGATGTAAGCCCTGACCCGATGAGGCAGACTGGGGCGGTTGACAGCTTCCTCGAAGCAGTGTCAGTCGATGAAAATAAGGGAATGTACAAAAAAATGCTGGACATGATGGGGGCTCAAGGAGAAGAGAAGATTGATATGCCATCAAGAGCATTAATTAGACTTATCGAGGAATACTACAAGTTAGAGATACTCTACAAGTCAGGGGTACCTTTTCGATGCCTACCTGAGCATTTGCTATTATACGAAGCTGCTAACAGTGAAGAGACAAAGCCTCATAAAATATTGGGAATATCCAAGCAAATCTTAAAGTTGGTAAAAGATATATCCGATATTAGAGGCGGAGGGGTACACGAGTATATAGCGCCCGACCGGAAGATGTTAAAACTCTTAAAATTGTTAACACAACAACAACTAGATACCTATAGATCGTATATCAATTTTATAGTAGAACTTGAAGAGGAGTACGATACAGGGTCAAACCCTTTAGACGAGTTCCTTTCAAACAACACGTTAAACCAGTTTAACAGAGTAGTTAACAATGACCAAGTAGGAGAGAGTGTTGGTAACTGGGGTATGAGTCATGACGTTGTATGGTTTATACATAAGTATGACGTTAAAGATGCTAAGAGGTTTATAAAATATATCTATTTTGATTGCCTAACTCAACAAGGAATGAACAGTAGAACTGCTATAGACTATTATAGAGATTATTATAGAATGAATGTTCTTATGGAGAACCCTAATTTTGAAAAATACCCAAGGTATCTTAAAACTTTTCACGACATTACGTCTCGAAACTTTAAATTTGTAGAAGACGCTGTAGCGAAGAGACAGTTTGAGAAAAGAGTACACGAGATGAAAGTGTATGAATGGGAAGATAACAACTATAGAATCGTTGCCCCTGAAAGTACTCGTGATATCGTCGAAGAAGGGCAGAAGCTACATCATTGTGTTGCATCCTACGCTAAGTCGGTATGCGAAGGGAGAACGCAAATTGTATTCCTGAGAGCTAATGAAGCTCCTGAAATTCCTTTGGTTACGGTTGAAATAAAGAACGGCGTTATCAGACAAGCTTACGGATTATCTAATAGAGTTGTAGATAACAAGGAGCATACGGCGCTTAAAAAGTTCGCAAAGAAATGTCACTTAACATGCAAATATTCAACACGTAGATAACACCTTTAGGGCGGTCAAACTAAGACCGTCCTCGTTTTATATGTTATAGTTAAGATATAGACAAAAATGTAAAGGAGTAATTAAGATGAAATTATTTTTCGATTGTGAACTGACCGGACTTCACCAAAAAACAACCCTAATTAGTATCGGTATCGTCAGCAGCTCCTCGAAGGAGTTCTATGCGGAGTTTACTGACTACGACAGAGAATATGCGGAGGCTGATGACTGGCTCCAAGAAAACGTAATTGATCGTTTAAAGTTTAATTCTGTTGATCCGTTCTGCACTACAGTAGGTGCTGTAACTAATTGTAAAGGAGATACAGAGTTTGTAACTAAACATTTACAAAAGTGGCTTAGCCAATTCAAGACCGTCGAACTTTGGTCAGACTGCCATCATTATGACGTTACCCTCTTTTTCGAATTATTCGGAGGTGCCTTCACCGTACCCGATAATGTTTACTACATACCATTTGATATCTGCACGTTGTTCAAGGCTTTCGGAATCGACCCGGATATTAGCCGTGAAGCATTTATCGACCACCCAATTCCCGGAAGCAAGCACAATGCGATATATGATGCAAAAGTGATTAGAGCGTGCTACGACAAGTTAGAGAGGAACTACTTATCTAGGTTATGAGCCTATTTATGAAAATATACCTAGAATTTGTTGACGTTATAACAAGACTGTAATATACTAAGACCATAGAGAAAGATACAGACCGCTACAGGGAGGTGAATAAGGTGGCATCAAATGCTAAGTCACAGGTAAACCTTACATATCTCGAATGCGAAGGCTGTAGCAATATTGTTACGATACCTCGCAAGAAGAACAAGGCTAGAAGCAAATATCATACAAAACATATGTACTGCTATAAGTGCAAGAAAAAGGTAGCACACATCGAAACAAAAGAAGACTGCTTCTTACCACAGTGGATAAAAGATCGAGATATTGCAGACGAAGAAAGTAATGATTAGGAGGATGAAATTTTTTGAAACATGCAGATTTAGTATACGGTGATTTGTTGAAGAGAATTTTAGAAGAGGGTGAAGAGAAAGAAGACCGCACAGGAACTGGGACTTTGTCACTATTCGGACCCCAAGTAGAATTTGATCTTGCTGAAGGATTTCCTCTCTTAACTAGGAAGAAAGTACCTTTTAGGCTAGTAGCTGAAGAGTTGTTTTGGTTCTTAAACGGAGATACAGACCTAAAGACTATGATTGACAAGAACGTGAACATTTGGACTGACGACGGGTACCGTTACTACTTGGAAAGAGCAAAAGCAGACGAACATCGACATATCCACACAAAAGAGGATTTTATTGAAAAGACAAAGATGCACGGATTTTCAATGGGTTCTATTTACGGCAAGAACTGGAGATCGTGGAACCTGCCAGCTAGTTTAGCAAATAGCGAGAATGAAGGAGCAGTAGATCAGATCGCTAACGTAATCGACTCTATCAAAAACAATCCTCACAGCCGCCGACATATCGTCTCAGCTTGGAACGCAGGAGAAGTAGAACATGCTGCTTTACCCCCATGCCACACAATGTTCCAGTTTTACGTAGGTAAAGACAACACGCTAAGCTGCAAGATGTATCAACGATCAGCAGACGTATTTTTAGGAGTACCATTCAATATCGCAAGCTACGCACTATTGACTCACCTTATCGCAAAGATGACAGGGTTAAAACCCGGAAAATTCATTCATACCTTTGGTGACGCTCATATCTATAACAACCACATTGAAGCAGTAAAAACATTACTAGACCGAGAACCTAAACCGTTACCGCAGTTAAACGTTCTTACTGTGAAAGATAAGATTGAAGATTACACGATGGACGATCTTGAGTTACTTGACTATAACCCGCACCCGAGTATTAAGGCAGACCTGAGCGTAGGTCTTTAAAACACCGAGGAGGAATTTTAAATGAAAAACCATGAACCTTTAAAAATCGCAATTTGCGGAGAAGTCCGTTCCGGTAAAGACACTGTCGGTAAAATCCTAGAAGAAGAATTAGTGCTAATGCCCTTTGCTTTTGCAGACGAATTGAAAAAAGATTTCCATAGGGAGAACCCCCATATCAGGAAGGCTCCGAAGCCCCGTAAATGCTACCAACTTTTCGGAGAGCTTAAAAGAGCTACTCATGGTGAAGACTACTGGATAACTAAGCTATTCCACAAAATCGAAGAATCTAAACATTTAGCTGAAAAATGGTTATCAACTTGTGTAGGAGTGTACTACAAACCCTTCAATGTACTTGTTACAGACACACACTACGGAAACGAAGCTCGCAGTTTAAGAGAGAACGGTTTTACACTTATTCGTATAGTGGCTCCTTTAGACGTCCGTAAAGAACGCATGATTGCGGAAGGTGACAATTTCAAAGAGGAAGACCTGCACCACGTCTCAGAAACAGAAGTAAATAGTTTCGAAGTTGACTATGAAATTGTTAACGACGGCACCTTAGAAGAACTATATGCAAAAGTTGAAGAGCTTATAACCAACATACGAGCAGATCATGAAATTAAAGAAGCTGTAGCTGAATTACGAGAAGAAAAGTGAGAGGGACAGAAACAATGCACATTTCCATGATAGCCGCCATTGGCAAAAACAACGAGATCGGTAAAAACAACGAGCTGCTTTGGGATATACCGGAAGACATGGCATGGTTTAAGAAACATACGACTGGAAAAATCGTAGTCATGGGTCGAAAGACATTCGAAAGTATCGGTAGAGCATTACCAAACCGAACAAACATCGTAATGACGAGAGACCCGGACTTTAATCATACAGACGTCTTAGTACGTCAATCTATCTTCCAAGTATTAGCTGAATGTAGAAATGAGTTAGAACTAGTCGTTATCGGAGGGGAGCAGATTTACAACTACTTCCTCCCCTACACCGACAGAATTTATCTCACAGAGATTGATCACAGCTTCGATGCAGACGCTTTCTTCCCACAGCTCGATAAGAGCGAATGGGGTCAGTATTTCAGCCAACAAGGAGATCAAAGCAGCGAGTACAACTACCGTTTTAACGTCTATAAACGAAAACTAAAATGAGAGGTAGAGGATTAACATGATCTTGTACAACAGAAGTAAGCAAGACTTCGATACTGAAATTGCTGTGATATACTTAGAAGCTCCTATTCATCGGAGGGATGTCCCGGAGTGGTTTGAAATGAGAGAGTGTGAAGCTAGCAACCTAGAACTATATTCAGAGATTCCTATTATCGAGGTAGATGAAGACCTTTTCGATCTGCTGCCTCTAATGACTGATACTGTCCCGCTAGCTATTACTGAAGTTGTAGATTACAAAGCCGTCGAGGAAGACTTTGGACACCGCTCCTCCGACTTTGTAGCAGTATGTGGAGATCAAGCGTTAGTATTTGCAGTTAAACAGAGTGAATACGCTCCTAACGTTATGGCAATTAGACGTGTAGGTCGAGTAGCTCCGGAACTAGAGGAGAAGTTCGTCGCCCTTTCAAAAAAGAAGAACAGCGAGGTACATTCAGTAGACACTTCCGGGTTCAGAGTAGCTGATTTTATTCCTCCAGTGGACATCGGACTAACTCGAAGAGAGAAAGAAATGAAAGAGATTCTTATGACAGCAATGACAACCCTAGCTCAGCCCGAGTATTCAAGAAGCGCAGTAGAATATTTCTTCCACGCTCTTTACCCTAATATGCACAAGTACCAAGAAGAAGTAGACGCTACTACAAAAGAAAGTATGCTAGAGGACATGGTGTCATATCTTGTCGAAGGATGGGATAACCAGCACGAAGAGTTCGGAGACGAGTTAATCAAGTGTGTAGACTCCGATCTGTTTGAAGAGTGGGAAGAACTACGAAACATCAACAAAGATGTAGTAGTCTAAGAAAGGAGGTCAGCAAGTGCTTGATAAATCTTTTATATTCGCTATGCTGTACGAATCCGCATTAGGCAATCTAAAGTTTGAACGATGGTCATCGTCTAGTTGGAAAGATAGAGTGCTGGGATTGGTTTTCTACTTCCCGAGTCTATTACTCGTTGTTATTGGATGGATTTACTTATACGTATACCTTCCTTTAGGAATGTGGTTCTACTCTATATTTTCCAAGAAATAGGTCATTACGTAAAGAACTATCCCAACGCCGAGGTGTTCTACAAATGAGTAAGCATCCCGGCGTTTACTAAAAGGAGATGAATAGGTATGGCGTTAATAAATGTTGAGTGTGAGAGATGTGGAGCAAGCTACAAAAAAATGGTAGACTACGTACGTGACTGCTTTTGGGATAGTGAGGATAGATTATACTACCACAAGTGTTATCTCGATGAGGGGACAGAAGTAGGCGGGCAGATGAACTCGGATATACTCATGATGAGCGTAAAGAAAGCCCATGTGTTACCAAAAGAAGGTGACTACGTAGCAATTGACGATGAAAACCTGAGTGTGCTAATACTAGGTAGCGTTCTATTCGGTAAGCTCGTGTCTACCAGCGACAAAGAGTTCCTAAAGGCACAGACAGAGAAGTACAGTTTAAATGATTACTCGCTATATAAAGTGATAGATACGAGCAAAAATCCTGTTGTTGTTTTAAAAAGAGTAGACTGGGAAAGCTGAGGGAGGGTACAATTAACTTTGTACTCTTTTTTTTATTTTATAGTTGAAGTTACAGACTGGTTATAGTATAATTTGGTTATAACTTAAGAGGAGGAATATAGTATGGAAAAGAGAAAACTACCTAATAACAAGTTTAACAATCTATCAGAGGAAGATTGGAAAGAGGCAAACGAAGTAACTTCCGCAAACCACTGGCAGGACGTATTAGTAAACCCGCCACATAGAGTTCTTAAACCGGAGGAAGTAAAACAGCTGACTCATGCAGACTATGCTCATATGTATAAAAAAGCTATAGCATATGTAAACCAAGTCTTAAAGGCGCATTACGCTGACCGAGCTGATGAAAGTGTATTACAGATTTTTCTAAAAAATAGTGAGTACTCTGAGGCTGTTGTTTTAGACGTGGTAACGGAACTACAGACTGCCGGGTGGAATGCAAGGCTCGAGAGTGCTGGAAGAGAAGATAGAAGTAAACCAAACAATAGGGAGTGCTTTGCTGTCATCAAAATCTATATTCCTCGAGAACAGCGTATTTTGACTGAGGAGCAAGAGAGACAGTTAGATAAAGACGAAGAGAACTGGAGACGGGCGAAGGCTCTCGCAGCACTTGTACAACAGTCTTTGCTCAGGGGTTCAGGTATGATAAAGGAGGATAGAAAAGATGATCAGTAAGCTGTGGGGAAGTATCCGTAAGTTAGGTAAGTGGAAGGATACAGAGCATACTTTTACCCCTCCTAAACCTTCCGGACTAACATCCCCTGAACAAATGTTAAGAGACTGGGATATAGAGAGTCGCAAACAATACACTCAGAGATATGCTCAGGTTAAAAAAGAAGTTGATGAAAAAATAAGCGGTGCCTATAAGTACTCCGCAGATGGGAAGTTCGTAATTATAGATTTTCGTAAAGGCGAGTATAACTCGATGATACTTGACGAAGTTATAAAGGAATTGATTGAATTAGGGTGGGAGGTTGCAACTCGGATGACCGAGAAAGAATTTATACCTCCGTGGTACGAGGATGACCCCTGCATAAATTTTATAGGTCATTTTTTCGAGGTGTGCGTCGCCCAGCCGGGAGAACTACACGAGGCTATCAAGGGAACTGATTTCATCGTTTTTGGAGAGGAGAGTACTCGAATTGAAAAAGAACACGTTCCGCAAGATATGGGAAAAGATTAAGTACTCAAGAAAGATTAGGTACACAGAGATATTATCGCCCTCAGAAATCCAAGAATCCGCTTCCTTCTCGATTTACCGAGAGTTTGCTGAACTTAAAAAGATAGTAGCGGACGATGTTAAGAAATGGAACAAAGCAAAACCTTATGAAAAACAGCATTCAGTACTTATCAAGAAAGGTAAGTTCTCAACAGAGGCATTTAACTCTCTGTTCAATCACTTACGAGGTATAGGTTGGGATGTAAAAGTAAAAAACTACGTTAAATCGGAGCTTAACCGAGGAATGCTTCTCAGGGGATGTTTAGAACCTTACAGCTATACGGAATACATTAAGGTAGAGATTTCATTTCCGGAAGAGCAAGTAGAGAACACAAATAAAGTTAAACTCGACGAGTTACTCAAAGGAGAGAATATTAATGGATAGAGTCAAACTAGCTGAAAAGTTAAAAGAAACTGAAGAAGGTATCAAAAGTATCGAGGATAATCTCGCAGCAATCAGAAGCCACTATTTTAAATGGGGGAGACTGTCGTTGGAGATCGAAACCGCTGATTATGTTCATACAGGAACAGAGGATTATATCAGTTTTAATACTGAACTAATGGAAGCATATCTCGTAAAAGAAAAAGAGAGACTCCAAGAGAAGTCATCTGACATCATTAAAGAAATGACTCAGTGAAGTAGCACACATAAATTACCACCAACTAAACCGGTACCGTCATAACCGAAAGAAGGAGAATGACCAATGAATCATACAGATAGTAAGAAATGGAACAGAAAAATAACTGTTGTACACACTACACCGAGAAGTATGAAAGCTTATCACGAAGGGGAGCCGTTTTACGCATTTGTAGAACCTTTTGTAGAGTCTTGCCCCGTTGAAGTATATTGCGACTACATTCAACCGTTGCATATGGGACTAGTAAAAATTTGTTCCTACTTAGAACCATCTAAACCTCACGGAAAACTAGTAGTTAGCGAAGTTTTCCTAGATACGTATCTAAGAGAAACTAGAGAGTCGTTTACTTCGAATTTTCCTCAAGGCAGCTACGACTTCGAGTTTATATCGGGTGACATTATATATACAATTCATGCACTACATGACATGAATATTCGTATAGATCGTCAAAGAGAACTACCAAAGAAATCGGTATCAGGTATAATCCCGAGTGAAATACTAAGCAGACTAGAGAAAGTATATCTCGACGGGAACGAAGTTGTTAATTTCCTCATAGCAGAGAAAGGATCGGAGTAAGTCTAGGAGGTCGAATAGAAATGATAGTAGAAAACGGATACTACTGGCATATGAAGGGTTGCCCTTCTGCATTCGTTTACACCACCGCAGAGGGTGTAGAGAAGTTCAATAAAGGGGAAATTTTTTACGGTAGTTTGGTACCTTTTGAGGATGGTAATGAGATTAAAATGAATCTCCTGTTTCTGACGCCTTTGGACAGTGGAATAGTGAAAGCGGAAACGAGAGGGCAAGTGGAAAAAGTTTTAGTATGGCTGCCTCCCGGGTTTCTATTCTCCGATGGAAGTACTTCTGAGCTAAGTGACGAACTACTAGAGTATTTGTTTAATCACTTTGGGTTAGTAAAGTCTCCCGAAGAGTTAGAGGAAGTTAAAGAGCGTATTGAGCTCCTACACGGAGCTAAGTAATGTCATAAAACCCTTCAGCAAGAAACGATATCTTAACTTCCCCTATATTAGGTAAAGAAGGGAGGTTATGGTATTAGACGGAGAGGATAAGCCGACATACTTAGCCAACTTTATCCTAGTATACGATCTCTATTCAAAGTAACTAATGTGCTCTACTATTTACTTGCTCTCGGCAAAAACAGGAGGCAGGTGTTCCAATAATTTGTAAGGGAGCTCATTTTATTGGAGAATAGCAAACACGTTTATTTCATTGACTTTGAAAAACATGGTATTAAATCAAATGGAACAGCAGCAAGAGAGACAACAGACGGATTCGTATCCGCACTAAACGACGCCGTAAACAGCGGGTATAAAACTGTGTACGTCCCTAAAGGTAATTATCTGATTGACGCAGTCGGAGAAGACAAGATGCCCGAGTATGGCGGAGGTATTCAATTCCCATCAAACATCGAAGTTATTTTCCACAAAGAGGCAGTTTTCAAGGTTGAACCTAACAGTTCCACTGGTTATGCCTGCTTTAACTTGGAGAATGTCGATAATGTCATCCTGAGAGGCGGCTGCGTGGTCGGAGAGCGCTTTGAACACGATTATGATATGAATGTATCAAAGTTCCGTAAAACCCATGAGTGGGGCTACGGAGTGCATATACGAGGATGTAGAAATATTCTCGTTGAAGACATGCACATTTCAGACTGTACAGGAGACTGTATATGGGTTCCTGCTCATGGTATGATGAACTGGGGAGACACAGTATACATTCCTTCTGAATCAATCACAATCAGAAAGTGCCGCACTGAAAGAGGACGTAGAAACAACATCGCTACAGACGGGTGTCTTGGACTTCTTATTGACGACTGTGACATTGTCGAAGCTGGCGGAGATACAATAGGACCGCAGCTAGGGATCGACTTAGAAGGTTTTGCAGAGGACGGGATTAAGTACGGACACCCTTATGAAATTAACATCACTAATAACCGCTTCCGTGAAAACGGACGAGGTTCCCTCAACATAAACGTATCTGCGAAGGTTCATGCTACAAACAACTTCTCAGATGACGTATTCAGCTATGGTTATTCTTCAGACGTTTCCATTTGCAACAACAAGATCATTAATGAATCCGGTAAAGTAAGAAAGTACGGTATTGACTCCATCCGTAAGTCCAGCACCGAGACAGGTAACCGAGCCATTATCACCGGTAACCATATCATCGGTTTCGAGATCGGTATATGTGCTCGTGGACTAGGAGTAAAAATAGCTAATAACTACCTAAAAGATATATCTTCTATAGGTATTTATCCCTATTTAGCAGAAGAAGTTAGCGTTTCCGATAACATTATTGATAGTAATTGCTTGCATGTATGGGTACGTGAATCTAAAGATGTAAAAATTAGCGACAACAAAACTAAAGGTGCGGCTAATCATTTTGCGTACCGAGTCGAGGCTTCTTCTGACGTCCTTATCTCAGACAGCAAATCACAGTCTAAAGGCGGAATCCAAGTTATCCGGTCCCGTAAAGTTATTCTTAAAGACAACGATCTTTCCCTTACTGGAGCAGACTACGGAATCCAGTGGGACAAACAATCTGAAGTGGAAGTCCTAAACAACACAGTTAGAGACGCAGCCATGATCGCAATTGCAGGCAACTCCGAGCTATACCCAAGTGTTATTAAAGGAAACAACATCAAAGACTGTACATACTTGGTAGGCTTATATGTGAATGGAGGCAGCAATCACATTCTATGGGACAACGACATATCATTCAGAGGTACCGGAACAACAAACGGGGGTTACGGCGTCCAACTAGTCGGAACAGAAAACGTATGGCTTATGAACAACAAAGTACGCACATCTAATGGTCGTCTATTAAGCAGCGCATACGAATCCCGCAACTCAAAGAAAACAATGTACATCAACAACGCACTACAGGCAGGGAGAATTTATTCCCACGAGAGCGATTACGTAAACGGAACTATCGAACTCCCATTTTCTACTCAATAAAGGAGGAACACTCATAGTGGCAGACAAGTATAACAATTACGCAGAACTACGAGCGGCAGAACAAATCGGTAAGGACTACCACATCTTTTGTGACCTATTCAGCGATGAAATGATCTTGGTTGTCCCTCACGGCGGGGGTATTGAACCCGGTACGACGGAACTATCACAAGAAGTAGATTTTCGTATTAAGGGCGGGCTTATTAGTTCTTACTCGTTCAATACAACCAAGTCTTCTAATAACCTTGACCTTCATATCACAAGCGCTAACTTTGATGAACCAATCGGGGTAGGGGCGGTCACGAACCATAAGCACGCTATCTCTTTCCACGGATACGCAGACAGCAAGAATGAAAACACAATCGTTGGCGGGCTTGACGAGGAGTTCAAAGAGATTGTTATTAGACATCTTCAAGCACAGGGTTTTAATGCCGAGGCAGCTACAACTAGATTTACTGGTACCGACCCTAATAACATTGTGAATCGTTGCGAGCATGGAGCGGGCGTGCAGCTCGAACTAAGTACATTGCAGCGTAAGAGATTTTTCTTTCATGATGACTGGTCTGCGGGTAACCGACATTACCGTACCAAGGTGCTAGAACGTTACGCTAGTGCAGTTGCGCTCGCTATCGAGGAGTATACGGATGGTCGGATTGTTACCGATGAAGATAACCTTTATATCTCAATGCAGTCTCATAGTAACGATTTGTAAAAATATGGTAATAGGTATTAAGCACTCAAATTTTTTTGGGTGCTTTTTTCTGTTCTTTGATCTCATACATAAGGGCGTTATAAAAACTCTATATACACACGGGGAGGGGTGGCTAGTAGGGGGTATCCGAAGGGGTTATATAGGGGGTTTCTGAAGGGGAAAGATGGGGTAACGAATCGTGACGCCACAGGGGACTTGAAATTTGTTTCTGAAGCGGTAAGGGTTTGTTTTCTTTGGGTCGTCGTCGGTGGGGGAAGTAGTGAGGGAGATTCACGTTTAAGATACTATATATTTTACCTTTAAAATTTTTTTGGAAAATTTCTACCCGGGGTAGAGGGTATCACATAGGGTACCTACGCTTTATGAGAAAAAAACATACGGGGTGGGGTAGATGTCGGAATAGTCAGACAATTAACACCATAAAGAAAGAGGACATTAGCCCTCTTATTCCGGTAGGTACTCGCCGCCGTAGAAATAGCAATCTTCTTCCGGCTCTTCTCCCCACTTCTCGTCGTATTGATCGTCTAGTCTATACCCTCTCTCAGATACGTATATGAATGCGTCGTCCCCTTCATTGAATGCATATGATGCGATGTATTGTTTTTTAATCAAGCTGCTTAATACTCCTCTAATCTGTCTTACTGGAATGCTTGTTCCTTCTGCGATGTCTTCCGCTTCTAGGTTAGAATAGTGCTTCTCGTACATGCCTTCTGTAAGTAGCCAATTCATTACTTTACCTTCCATGACTGTCATCTTACCTGCCGCCTGTAGTTCGTTGATCTTTTTCATTTCATCCGCTCCCTGTATGTAATGTTTTATTTCTAACTTTAGTATATCATGAGGGTTGACTTTGTGTCAACCCTTTTAGTGAAAAAAGTTTAGTTTAATTCTTTTAGTTGGCGTTCCACCTCATCAAGGTCTTCCTGTGCTTCATGGGCACAATCCATAAGCCCTTCACGGTTGAACTCGTATTCCTCACCATCCGGCATACGGTCCACGTCTTCCCACAACTGTTCAATCATTTCTTCTAGTTCCGTTTTCTGCTTAAGTAATTCCTCTTTTTTCTTCTTAAGTAATTCCTCTTTAGTGAATGTCATATTAACCCGCTCCCCTTATGTAATGTTTTATTTCTAACTTTAGTATATCATGAGGGCTGACACTATGTCAACCCTTTTAGTGAAAAGTTTTTAAAGTGTGAAAGCCGTGTTGAAATTTTCAATTTGAATCATGCCGCCGTTATTGAATATCTGCATATCAGCGACAATATCCCCTATGATGTGAGAAAGATCGAACTGAATCATGACATCGTCGTATAACTCACTGTTTCGCTTGTTCTTCCATACAGGTAAATAGTTGATAGTGCTACTCCTCATATACCGCTTTACATTCTCCCTGTCTGTATACCCTAATACCGTTTGACTAGTCATTGTGTACAACCCCTATCCAGCTTTCCATATACTCGTGTACCTCATGTTCATCGTCTGTACGAATCGCAATGAGTTCACATGTCCAAGATGTCACAGGTTTAGCATGAATGATTAAATAGTCAGTGGTTATCGTCTCCCCTGCAATAGTAAGACCGTAAGCGTCAAATATCACGTAGCTATCTTGGACAACTCCCTCATACTCATAGAAGTCATACCCACCCTGCACCGCTTGATTAATCACGTCTAATAATTCCTCTTTGTTAATAACTGTTTCTTTTCTCATGTCATCCGCTCCTTTATGTATTGCTTTATTTCTAACTTTAGTATAACATGAGGGCTGACACTATGTCAACCCCTTTAGTGAAAAAGATTATAAACCTTTGATCAGGTCATAAAGCTCATCAGACATAGCGGCAACTACCACAGGATATATAGACTCTGCAAACTCATGGTTTCTAGCCCTCACAATCAGCTCGGCAATGTCTGAAAGGTTCATATCAAGTTCTAAATGAGGGTAAGAGCGGCTGAACGTTTCAAGGTCTCTTGAATATTTGTAACAGATAAGAAACTCATCTTCTACATCGTATGCATCGCTTTGTGTTAGTAAAACGGCGCTATACGGATCATCCCTAAATTCCTTATTGAAAAACTCCTCTGTGTTACCGTGTACAGTAAACCCAAATAGCTCACTACAGTCCGTGTTCAGTCCTTCTAATATCTCTGCTAGTTCTCCAATGTTATTGATCAAGTAGTCCTGTACCGCTTCTAGACGCTCTTCTCTGTTTTCCATTCTATTCATCCCCCTTGTTAGTTTAGTTCGTCAATCATAGCCCAAAATGTTTCTACATGGTCTTGCATAGGGATATTATCTTGTCTGAGTGTGGATTCTCGTTCCATCATGAAACCGCCCATAAGTACCCACGCACGTTCAGCGGATAAGCTCATGATTCTTTCTCCCGTGCCCGCTGCGATCACTTCCCTATATCCGTCACCGTCACAGTATGCTTTATACAACAACCTGCCTAGTCTCTCTAATTCCTGTTCTGTTAAAATATCCATATGTAACCCCTCCTAATTGTTATTTCTAACTTTAGTATATCATGAGGGTTGATTTACTGTCAACCCTTATTTAAAAATTCATCCTGTCTAATGACTCCCACGACACTAGACAGGATAGGACAGGCTCACGAAACCCGCCCACCTTCCGTAAAGAAGGTTCAAATATCACGGTATCACGTAAGTTTGTTGCATCTTTAGTATACACTATAACAAATACCGTGTCAACATCTTTTTTTAAGACATATCGTGCATCGTATTAATAAATATCGTGCATCGTATTAATAAATACCGCTCTGCTGTCTGCTCTGTTATCATACACCTCTGCTTCTAGTCCTATCTCATCCACAGGGTAGCATACAATAGCGTCTACCGCCAACTCTTCCGGTGTGTTGCTGATAGTGCCTAGAATATGTGTCATGTACACAGGATCAAGTTCGTTAATATCTATAATACCTTTAGCAACGATGAAAGCAGGATGATCGTGTACAGTCATATCCAACCACGTCACCGTCTTTACCTTCCCGTTAGGCATATCTTTAGTAGTCGTATAAACTTCTGCCCCGTTCTGCCCTACCCTAAAATGAAACCATGCGCCACCATCATCCGGTAGTCTTTTAACCTCTGCCATATGTATCAGCTCCTTTTCTAACTTTAGTATATCACGAGGGTTGATTTAATGTCAACCCTTTTAGTGAATGTTTGAATTGTTTGACAACTATTACGATAGTTTTCAGAATATTTAGACTTATACCATTGATATTTGTTATAATTTACGATTGTTTGTGGTACGATGCGTATAGAACCCCGTATTTGCCCCTTTATAGCTCCGTAGAGCGGTTTTATATGCCGAGTAGACCAATTACACTAGATAACCCTTAAAAATCCGCCCTGCGCCGTCCTGTCCATCTAGATGCGAGTGACAAAGTCTAGCTTACGGCTCCTAGGAGATCGACGCCCCGGGCTTTGAAAGTTTTTCGTTTTTTATTCGTTTGTCTGTTTGAAAGTTTTTTATATCTCTCTATACGTCCTGTATATTTTTCTCGTACTTATGTTCATGCTTCTTCTTTTGTTCCATGATGAATAAATATATAAGTATCGTCGTACTCTCCTTCACCTTCTAACCTGTATGGCGTATATCCTAAAGTATCAATGGCGTTATCGAAAATTGAAACACTGTCAATGGTTCCTTCATTATCAAACGGCTCAAAGCCTAGTTCAATCTGTAGTTGTTCCATTTCATGTTCAAGTAGAATTAATTTTTTCATGCTTACCCACTCCTTTATTTTATGTATTGCTATATTTCTAACTTTAGTATATCATGAGGGTTGATTTGTTGTCAACCCTTATTTTTATCTTTCTTCCGGTTAGTTAGTACACACGCCTATTTCAGATACGCAATGTACCATACACCCTCTTGTACTTGTTGTTGTCGTACTGTAATTGGTTCTGAACAATGGTAAAACGAATACCAATTGTTTAAAACACATCTTACGTGTACACCATTGTTTGCCCACATCTTTAAAGCCTTCCATAAGGGAACTTCTATCCAGTCTAAACCTTCACCGTACCACTTTTCTTTGTTAGCTTCCATAGGTTCCTCCCTCCTCCCCTTTGCTAATTTATGTATTGTTATATTTCTAACTTTAGTATATCATAAGGGTTGATTTGTTGTCAACCCTTATGTTTATCTTTTTTTTACGGTCGTGAGTACTTCTGTAGTAGTGTAACGTCTTTTGTGAAATACAAACATGTTAGTTCGTGAGTCATAAAGGTTTCAGTAATGTTTGTTATGTTCTCTCTTATGGTGTCAATGTATTCTTGTTTGGTTACTGAATGGATTTCGTTGTCTTCTAGGTAGAAGTAAGGGTGATCAATATTGTATACTCCTTTACTGATAGCCTGTGCCAATTCATAAGGTTTATTAAACATTGCGTTTACGGTGTCTTGTATGTTTCTATATACATGAAACTCTTCTAGTGTACGGTCATAGTGGTATAGGCTGTCTATAGTGTCTATTGTTAAATCTAGGTTGGATAACACGTATTCTTTTATATCGTTAAACTCTTGTTTTCTTGTTGACATTGGTTGGTTCCTCCTTCTTGGAAAGTGCTTCGCTGCGTGACATCTTTACATTTTACACTTTATCCTTGCAGGAAACAAGCATATATGTTGTCTTTTGTGTCTTCTAATATGCCTAGTCTCTCTATGGTCAGTGTATTATTGATTGTTCCGTCTCCATAATTTGAGTCATATTCTTTTATTGCGTCTATTTCTTGTTGTGTAAGGTACACGGTCTTCCCTGTCGTTAGTTTTGCGTATATGAAAGCCAGTTCACCCATAGCGGTTCCCTCCTCTGCACTCAATTCCTACCTGCTCCCTTGCTCCTGCTCATATTTCTTTCTGTTGTCGATAAAGCTTTTCAGTTCGTCAGTGAAATTAAATTCTAATTCGTCTGAATAGCTCACTAGTGTAAGGGCAATATCTGTGATATTATTTTGAATGGCTAATTCTTGGTTACGGGCTGATGTGGACCAAATTTGATTCCCGTTGAAGAAGAAGTAAGGCAGGTGCCGATCGTATTTACCGCTTTTAGTAGCGTTAAGTGCTTCACTTGGTGTAGCGAATAAGCCGTCTATGATTTCGTTTGTGTTTCGGTAGGCTTGCACGTCCTGTAATGAGTAGTCATAGTGGTATACCACGTCTATATAGTCCATCGTCTCTTCTAGGTTGCTTAACAGGTATCTTTCAATAGCTTCCCTTGCTTTTATTCTTTCATCCATCATTTGTGGTTCCTCCTCTATTTTGTGTTAACATACTATTTATTTACCTATGGTGTGGTGTGGTTTGTTTAGTTTCGTCTTCTAGGGAATGCGTCGGATAGTTGGTCTATTAGCTCGGCAATATCCGGTTTAAAGTTAAAGTCTATTTTGTCTACACTGTGAAGAATCAGTACAACAATGTCTAGCATGTCAGATTCTAGCAGGTATGGTATCTTTCCAAGGTCAAACGACGTTACGTCTCCATTTCTATGATACATGACATAGTCATCATAATCATACTGGCTATGATCTATGGCTTGAATGGCTTCGTAAGGTGTTGTAAAGGTTGAGTTAAAGAAAGTTGCGTCGTTACAGTGTACCGTGTATTCTACTTCGTCTTTCAGTTGGTCATTGATCTCATACATGTGGTCGAATGCTTCGTCAATGTTCTTTAGAAATAGGCTAGCGATCTGATACATGATCTCTCTGTCTGTTTCTGTGTAGTGTCTTCCATTTGATTGAATCATTTGTCATTTCCCCTTTGTATTATATTGGATTGTTCTTTCTTGTAGGTTCACAATGGCAATGCGTCCTATACTATCCCAGTAGGTATATGTATTGTCGTTGTTAGCGTATTGGAATTTGTAGTCATCTTCTTTTAACTGGTTCATGAGTTGGTTGACCGTTCTGAACTTCTCCATGTGTGTCACCTCTCTATGCTTTTAGTGTAACATGAGGGCTGACATTGTGTCAACCCTTTTCTTTTGTTAAAAGACAATGATTTGTTTCTATTCTTCCATTTATTAATCAATATGAATAATATCGTATTGTTTATCAGCAGCTAGAGAATCGACATAATCGCTTGCATCTTTTTCGGTTGGGAAAATTCTTTCTAAATATTCTACACGTTCACCCTCTTCTCTATCCCATACATTAACTTCCCAATCGTTATCATACTCTGAAAATTGAATTTGGACATTTAATAACATACGTAAAACCTCCTTTAGTTGGTAACTTTAGTGTAACATAAGGGCTGACTTACTGTCAACCCTTTATGAAAAGAAAGTTTTTTTTAACCTCTGATAATTTGTATACAATCGTCAGACAGGTCAACAATCATAAGGTAAAGTTCTTGACTTAATGACTCGATGTATGTCGTCTCGTTCGCCCTAACGATAGTTTGAGCAATGTCTGAAATGCTCACATTATGATCAGCAGATTTTTTCAGTTCCGCTAGGATAGCTATTGTTTCTTTTGGGTTCTCCTGTAAGTAAACCTTAATGGGTTCAAGTTGCTGTAGTACATGCTCTCTGTAATTCATATGTATTACCTCCTTTAGTTGGTAACTTTAGTGTAACATAAGGGCTGACTTACTGTCAACCCGTTGTGAAAAGAAAGTTTTTTTTATTTTGTAGCGTTCCTAACAACGGTCAAACATTAGTCCTCCCATTCCATGTCATCAAAGTCAGTGACAAGGAATCTAGATACTTTGTTTTGTATTTCATGGCTTCTTTGTGCTTTACCCTGTTGCATTCCTACTAAAAAGGCTTCGTGAATCATGTCATTCATAATGTCCACCTGTTTAGAAATACCCTCTTCAATGATTCTTCTTGATGCTATCCGCTGTAGTTCATTAATTTTGTTTAGCATTTCCCTTTCCCCCTCACATTCATAATACCCGCACTGGCTTTCTTGTCATTACCTGTTAACCAACATTCGGCGCCTTCTTGATAGTAAACTCCCCAATACTTATCTTTCCCTTCATCATTGTAAACAATCCAGTGATCATGTAATATGTGAAGGTCTTCGCTTTTCCCTTTGTAGGGCTGTAAATAGTCTCCTACGATGTCATATACCTGTGAAAGTAAACTTTGATACGGAACGTCACGATTTTCAATAATTCCGGTCAATGCGTGCCCTTTGTGTTCTAGTTCTAACTTGTGGTTATACTCAGTTCTTAACATATGTATTACCTCCTTTAGATGGTAACTTTAGTGTAACATGAGGGCTGACATACTGTCAACCCCTTTAGTGAAAAAACTTTAGATGAAATCGTTTTGGCTAATTCCGTTGTACTGCATGTCGTTCATGTTTCCCCGTGCCCGTGCTTCTTCTAACTGGCTTTCTAGGTCTTCTAGAATGTCTTCTAGTTCTTCGATATCACCGTTGATGTCGTCTAGCTCTTCGTTTGTAGCTTCTTCAAGATCAGCATATAGCCTTTCAAGTTCGTCTTCTAGGTCGTCAATTCTTTTTTGTAGCTCATCAACTCGTGTACTGTTAGGCATGTGTAAAAACCTCCTTCATCTGATAAACCTAGTGTAACATGAGGGCTGACATAGTGTCAACCCCTTTTAACACATTTTTTTTATTCTTCGTCCTCTTCGTCTTCGATTTGCTCAATAATAGAAACCAGTTCATCAGATACGTCGATATTGTCGATATTTCTAATTACAGCGTCTGCAATATCTTCGATATCGTCTTTCATTTCTTTAATGATTGTATACTCATTAGCGGTCTCAAGGTTACCGTATGCATTAAACCGTACATAGTCATCACCGTAGTTAAAGTCACCAAAACAAACTGCCCTTACTACTTCATCTGTTTTACCTTCAAAGAACATATTAAAAAATTCTTCGTCGTTCACATACCAGTCATAGTGGTCTAGCTCACCATTCCATGAAATAACTTCACGAACCGCCGCTTGTAACTCCTCTTCATTTTCTAGTAAATACGCTTTTACCTCTTCAAGTACTTTTTTCTCTGTCATATTAAACACGTCCTTTCGAGTAGTTGCCCGCCGTTTGTTCGGCTTTCCATAGAATATGTTGTGCCTGTTTCAAGTCTTCCAGTGCGCCGCCTGTGTAGATGTCTTTTTGTAACTCCCTTTGAATAGTTACAAGAAGATCAACTTTGTTATCCCACCATGCGCCGTGTTCTAGTTCGTTTTCGATTCGTGCCGCTGCGACTGCTAAATCTTGTGCTTCTCTTAAAAGATCGTTTACTGTTATCATGTGTTTTATACCTCCTGTATTGTTTGTAACTTTAGTGTATCATAGGGTTGATTAGCCGTCAACCCTTATTTGAAAATTAATTGTCAAAATCGTAAGTTGTTACGTTCTGTTCTAAAGCCCATGCGCCTGCATCTTCTATATACTGGATAAAATCCGTCAAACGGTCGGTGTTCATCTGCGCGTCAGAAAGTAATCCGTATAAAGAGCCTTCAAACGTCCCCTGACGAATTTCATATGTCCGCTTGACTCCATAACTTACAGTGTTGATAAGTACAAAATCTTTTGTCACTATGACCAACTCCCTTTAGTTTATGTAGTTCGGTGTAACTGTCTTTCTAGTTCTAGTGTATCGCAGGGTTGATATAATGTCAACCCTTTATTTAATGAAACTTAAAACTTTTTTATGAAGTTTGAAACTTTCCATGTTTACCGTGTAGTCATCAAAAAGTAACATGTAGTTGTCAATATAGTGGTGAACAAAATGGTCAAATTGATTGTTTTCGTCATGGCAAAAGTTTATATCTTGTTGGAACCGTACCGAAACGGCGTTTGCGGCTTCTTGACAGGCGTTGAATGCGGCACGCTGATAGAAAGTATTATCCGGCTCATCTGATAGCTTACAAAGGCTCTCACGCATCATATTCATATGGTACTGTGCGTCATCGGTAAGTAAAGCAGGAATTGAAGAATCCATGTCCGAGAAGCCCATATAAAATTCTTTTAAGAAGTCTTTATGAACACGGATGAAGCCGCCAACGTCTCCTAATCTGTAATAATCGACATACTCGCAAAGGAATGACATTTTTTCTGCCACATAATGCCGTTCAGTTTTCAAAAGGTCTTCCGATACGTTGTATCTTAATTTTGGGTTGTTACTCCATACTTGGCGTAATTCATATGTATTTAGTTCACGTAAATTCTTTTCCATTGTAGTCACTCCTATTTGTTGGTATCTTTAGTATAGCAAAGGGTTGATATAATGTCAACCCTTATTTATGAAAATTTTCTGCTACCGCTGCGTGAAGATAAACGGCTTTTTGTACGTTATAAGGTAAGTCACCCCATTCTATCTCTTTCCCTATATCTTCGTGTAGTTCCTCATCATCGTATAAAGGGATATCATCAGAAAACGACCATACACCCTCAAAAGGGTTTGCACTACATGCTACGGTGTATACCGTTCCCTCCTCCATGTCAATAAGCTGAACTGAATACCGGTCAAGCGTACGCCCTTCGTTGTCATATGCTTTAAGAAAACCTTCCGGTTCAATACTATAGTTAGTCATGCCTATTCCTCCTTACAAGAATTTTTTATGTAGTGCCGCAAACTGCTTATCTAGTTGGGCAACCATTTCATTTTCAGCCTTAAGGCGCTTCTCAATTCGCTTTCTATTTGCTAGTGTGTCCATTAACGCTTTCCACATGTCACCCAACTCCTTTTCTTGATAACTCAATGATATCAAAGGGTTGATATAATGTCAACCCTTATTTAAACTTTTTTTAAAAACTTTCTGTAACTGTTTTGAATAGCTTATAGTCGTTTTCCGGTTCTACATAGTACTCATCATCCAAACGGTTATCCACATAAAACTCTAGAAAGTAGTCAAATGCGTTTTCATCTGTGTAACAGGATTCCACTGCATCTTTCATATTGTTTGCTAACAGTTGGGCAATGCTATCACAGACGTTTTCAAACTTCTCGTACAGCTCATCGCATTCCTCATCAGTATCAGCGTTTAAGTAAGCTTCCTGCGCTTGCTTCATACTGTCTAATGCTTTTCTGTCTTCTTCTTCCGTTGTAAATAAACCCATGTCTTTAGAAAGTTTTTCCGCACCTTCCAGGAACCCTTGATAATCGTCAATAGTCATATAAACGTGTGAGAACCCGCCAATGCTCCAATTAGATAAGTACGATTTTACATAGTGGAGACGATCACCCACCCAATACATTTCACCTTCTGCGGCATCTTCTTGCACCTGTTGGCGCAATTTCGGGTTGTTCTCCCAAACCTTTTTCAGCTCATCCTGTGTTAGTTCTTCGATTAGTTTCTTTTCCATTCTTACCAACTCCTTTAAGTTTATGTATTACGTGTTCCTGTCTTGCTTAACTTAATGATATCAAAGGGTTGATATAATGTCAACCCTTATTTAAACTTTTTTTAAACCCGTGTATAAAAATCATTGTACGCCGTTTCTTTAATGCTTGTAAATAACCCTTCCGATAAAACATGGATGCTTGCATCATATACCCACACCGCAAATTCTGCGTGTTTAGCGTGCTTTGCCAGTACTACTTGAAGATGATCACAAGCCTTATTATACAGCGATAAAGGACGGTTCGTAACAAGCTCAAACCCTTTTGATTCTACGGATTCTGTGATTAATTGACCTAGTAAAAAATCTGTCATCGTTTCCCCTCCTAGACAGGTTACATAGTGTTAGATGCTATGATCACAGAAAGGAGAAGAATAAATACGAATCCCGTTAATAGGTAAGTTCCATAAAATAAGACTGCCGAGTCTTTTTCTAGTTCTTCTGCTTGAAAGAAATACAGATTGATTTTTCTAATAATGTTTTTCATTCGTTTTCCCTCCTGTAATTACATCATAGGATATAACAAGCATACCTGTCAATAATGTTTGTGTCAATGGGTTTTTCGTTGATAACTTCACCACGGGGAACCCACGATAAAACACCCGTGTTAAAATAAGTTTCAGCATGGTTAAAACTGTTCCGCAAACTTAAAACAAGTTCAGACGCCTGTCCGTGGCTCTCTAATGTGAGGAAAACGTCTTTACCCTTGTAACGAAACTTTACAGAATACATAAGATCAGCCCCGTATATAAAGAGTATCATAAGGGTTGATATAATGTCAACCCTTATTTTATTGTTTATGCGTTTTGTTCTTCTTGATCTGTGTTGTTCTCGATGATCTCTAATACCTTGGCGTCAAACTGCTCAAATGTGTTGTTGTGGTCTACATCGGTACATAGTTCCTCAAGGTTAATAGCAATATTGTCATAAACCTCTCCTGCCACGTTTTTATCTTTTAAAGATTCGTTAACCTGTGCAACTGCTCGATTGTACATAATGTCATCGAGGTTTTTGTACAGCGATTCGGTGTAATACTGGTAATAGCCGCCCGCAAAAAGGTTAGTAAGGCTGAAATTGTTTGTATCAAGACCCGTCTGAAATACAAATTCTTTGATATAATATTCGATGTCTTCCGCATTCTTCCATAACTCATAATTATAGATTGGAGTAAATGTATCGGCTACCTCCATAATAGCGTCACAAATGTACATGCTTCCGTCATAATCTCTTTCTAGTGATTTCAGTGCGTCTGCCTCATCTTCTAAAATGTCAATTAGTTCATACTCTCTAATTTCTAACATGTAAAACATCTCCTTTAAGTTTGTTATGTTTTTAGTATATTGCAGGGTTGATGTAATGTCAACCCTTTTTTTTTATTTCTTGCTGCTGCTATTTCCTGCACACTGGGCACATTTATTTCTATCATGTGATTCCCCTACCAAGTAAGCAACATTACATGTTTCGCATAGGTCTACCCGATAATCAGCAAGTTTCATATGTAACAACCTCCCTTATTTGATAAACCTAGTGTAACATGAGGGCTGACATAGTGTCAACCCCTTTTGTGAAAAAAGTTTTAAAGATTTAAATTAACAAGTTCACGGGCTTTACCTTTTAAAGAAACAAAGGTACCTTCGTCAGTAACAGTCAACTTTACATGCCCTTTGTCTGATAGGTTGACGAAACAATCAATCGCACCTACGACGTATAGTCCTAAATCGTCTATGATGTCTTTAGTAGACACGCCGCTTTCTGTTCCTTTAGCAAATGCCGATACGGTTTCATTATCTGCGATATAGGTTAGAATACGTCCTTCCGTCGAGGACACATCAAGTACCCTTACATCTTCACAAATGCGCCATACTGATAATTCGGTCAAAACTTCCCACCATGAATCGCAAATCGTTTGAGTACCGCCCAAACTTTCTACACTCCAATACTGGACGGCGTCAATGATAAAATGCTCAACATCTTCTAGGGCTTCATCTAGGCTCTCAAACCCTCCGTATGATGCTACGTCTTCCGGATGTGCGATGTCCTCTAATGAGACAGTTAATTCACTTAATAGGTAGAAAGTAGGTTCATCTCCTGTAGTGGGTTGTACTTCTACATAGACGTATTCTCCTTCGTTGTCTTCGTCCTCTCTAATGAAAATGCCCCCGTGATCTTTCCAGTCGATGTCACCATAATTAGTCCAATGTTTTTCCATTTTCTCCAACTCCTTTAGGTTTATGTAATGCGTGTTCCTGTCTTGCTTAACTTAATGATATCAAAGGGTTGATATAATGTCAACCCTTATTTATAAAAAATTCTCTTATCCTTTAAAATGACTGTATTTGCGGTGCTGATGGGTTGATGTGTTTCCTTATCGATGAAACTGTTAAACTTGTAAGGGTTGTATGTGGCTTCCCTGTACGTTTCATCTATATGCGCCTTTACGTCCTGTGTGAGCGTTCCAATTACATACGCATGAACATTCTTACGATTTTCTTTTAAAACCTTGTCACGCCCCTTTTGATTGACTTTAAAGGTGACATCGGAAAGAATAACTATAGAAGAGTGACACACGACCTTTTCGTTTTGCTTGACACTGAATACCTTCTTATGTAGGTTAAAATAAACTTTCGATACTGCACCGGTCTTCACTTCTCTATCTTGGTACGTTTGCATTGGTTAGCCCTCCTTTTGTCTTCTCCTCTATAGTACGCCGGTATTGATTAAATGTCAACCCTAAAATAAAAAAAAAATGAGCAGCACGGATTTTTTTTTCTACCATGCTGCCCGGGTTAAACGGAATCTGTGTAGGGAGCTACTAAGGAAATTCCTATTCTGTGTAGGGAGCTACTAAGGAAATTCCTATTCTGTGTAGGGAGCTACTAAGGAAATTCCTATTCTGTGTAGGGAGCTACTAAGAGTTCAGGAACCTCTACAACAGGGTAAACCCAAAGACTGTTTAACTCCTCGGGACTGTTTGTCCCTCCCCAAAAACTACATCCGGAACCTACTATGAAACAGTCACAAGCTCCATTATTTCTTTTATACTCGCTCTTGAGAGCTAGAGTGTCATTATACATGAAAAGACTACCCGGAGACAGCTCCTCTATTTGTACTCGTTTAATCTCTGCCATCAGCTTCACGTAGTCTCACCTCCTCTCTATACCTCGACTAAATTTTGTGCAGGGAGCTACTAAGCGTTTGGCAGCTGCTCCATAACTCGGCTAACCCACTCCCGAAGGTACTTCTCCTCCGGTAGGTCTTCTTCGTAGAAGGACTCCTCGAGTCCCATCCATCCGTACGGAGGATCAGTGTCGATCCACACTCCTGTTAGAGTATCATATATTTGAATGTGGTCAGCGTTGTGAAGTCGACGCCTTTCAGCGTCCCAGTCAGAACTGTACTTACTACCTGCTTCGCCGGGTACTTCTGAGAATGCTGAGATGTTGAAGTCCATTAAGAGGAACTTTTCCGTCTCTTGCTTAGTTTTAAAGACTCTGCTTATATCTCGAAGCCCTCCCCCGGGGTAGTAGTCGTAGAAGTTGAACAGCTGGTATCGACCTGTAGGAACAGTATATACCTTCACAGTCATTCTCCCTCCTTGATATACTTACTCGCCATAAGCTCTTCTACATACTTGTCTAGTAGTGTTTCAATGGACATCCCATCGTTTAAAAACTTCTCGGCAAGGTCTCTCTTAATGTTTTCCACCGGACGACGTACTTCATAGTCTTGTGTAGTAATCAAAGCGAGGACTTCCGGTAACGAGAGGCTGAATAGATTACCGTACCAACGAACAAGTTGTTCCCTAAAAGATGACTCGAATGCCGGAGTAACTCGAATAACGGTATCTCTTTCTTCTTCTACAATTTTATGATTCTTTATAACGGTCTCTAATAGTTCAGGTACGGTAAGGCTTTCTCTCTCCCGAATATACTTTACTAATTCTACATGTACCTCGTGTGTGACAATTAAAGTCTGTTTTGTTTTTTCCATTGTAAAACTCCTCCTTTAATCCCAAACTTCTGTGACTAGGTCTTCTAAGGCTACTACAACAAAGCGCTTATCTTTTGCTGCAAGTACAGTTTCTTTGGTAGATTTGTATAGCGGGGAAATCATCACATGGCTTTTTTCCGTATCGTTAGCAGCTATAACTACAAAGTCTTGGTCATGAAGAACTCGGTGCCCTTGGGTATCATACACGTTTAGTTGCGCCGGATTAGCCTTTACTACTTTACCATAACTATCGTCATACTTCAGTTTCTTAAACCCTACAAGTCTAACCGAGTCCACATTGATCATGTCTTCTCTCTCGTCAACTGTAACTAACTGGTTGACGATGTCTTTAACTTTATACTTACTATGGTCTATACGGATAGTATCTCCTTCTTTTAACGGTAAGGGGGAGATTACCTCTTGGGCTACAAAGCCTTCCTCATACTCCATAGCTCTCACGTAGTACTTACATTCTCCATACAATCTCGTCATCATTATTCCTCCTTTAAATTAATGCTAACCTAGGTAATACCCTTTCTCCACTGCTTCATCCCATTCTGTTTGAGAAAAGACTCGGTTTTCTCGCTTAGTGACTCCATAACAGTTTGTAGTAATATCCGCTGTTACATACTTTTTGTCCGGCAGCTCTTTTGTCCACTCCGCTCTATAAGGCGTAACCTTATGAACCTTAATGATGTAATGCTCTAGTACGTTCAAGGTTGTTCCTCCTCTGTGTAGGGAGCTACTAAGTGATTAGCAGCCCGTTGTTATTAACTACATTTTATTCTAGGTTTGACTATTTGTCAACATTGTATTTTTAACTTCGCTAATTTATTTAAGCTTGGAGAGCTTTTGCTCTATCAGTTTAATAGCAAGCTGGTACTCTTCAAACACGCTAGGGTTTACATCTCTATGGGTTTCTGTTACCGCCTGCGAGAACTCCTTAAGACTACCTGAGAAACATCCTCGAGTACATAGAATACCATTGTACTTTGATAAGTAGGCGGTTAACACCCCGTCTTCACTCCCGATAGGGTACAGGGTAAATACTTCTTTCACATCCCCTATCAGCGCATTACCTCTTACCCTTGCTTTTCCACCCACTACGGCGTTATTGTATAAAACAGCACCCTCCTTGACTACGGCTTCTCCGAAAACTACCGAGTCACCCTGAAGTTTAGCTTTTCCGCTTACTTCTGCGAACCCTCTTACAGAAGCATAACCTCCAATATTTGCAGACCCGCCAACGACCGCAGCCCCTTGCACATCAGCATACCCGGTCACAACAGCTTGATCCTTAACGATAGCCTCTTTAGCTACATACGCATTTTCACTAATCACGGCTTCTCCGAAAACTCGGGCGTTACCCTTCACCAAAGCATCACCTGTGACTTGGGCGTGACCAAAAACTTTCGCATTATCTTTTACCCAGCAGATGCCTGTATGTGAAAGGTTGTCTTCGCACTCTATATAACCTCCCAATTCTCCCTTGGACACGTCACCGAAATCTCTGACTGCTTGGATTCTGTACAGCTCTCGCCCTATTATCCCGAATACGTTGATCGTGTCGTCCTTCAGTAAAACATACTTTTTCTGTTCTGTGTTTTCCATTGTTAACTCCTCCTTTTTATTGTCTTCTTTGGCACTTCGTAAAGCAGTAAATGTTAAAAATCCCCCAGCAGCTAGACTTATAGAAAATATAAGTAAAGCAACTACAAAGCCTGTCGCTGTAACTGTCGTAAGATTAGCAAGAAGTAGTCCTAGATGTGCTGCACCTAGGAAAGCCGGAAATAGTAAGAGCGACTCCCCTAGCGCAAACCTGCCAGCTGCACTGTAAGATATCTTTTCCGCCTTTACTAGTTCTTTATACCTCGTATCAGCTACTGCGTGCACTACTAGGACAGTAACACTGTAGACTATGAAAGTAACCAAATACTCAAAGTCCATCTTCAAACCCCTCTACTTCCCATTCGGTATAAATCCTTTCTCGCACCCAGCTATCATGTAGTTCGTCTAGTGCAGCTGCAATTCCGCCTACGCCTTCTTTTAAATCCTCTTCAACAAACCCTAACTCTTCAAGCGTGAACGACTCCTCCTCCTCAGACCCTAAGTAGTCAGTGGAAAACTCAAACTTTACTTTGGTTTTAAGTGTCAGTTCCTTCGTCATACTTTATTCCTCCATTGGTTTATATTTACTGTAACTACAGTGTAACTTACACACTACTAAACTGTCAAGCTTAAATAAAAAAAAATAGCCTATAAAGGCTATCATCCGACATTAGTACAGGCGCAGTATGTGACATTCTTGCATGTTTTACAACTTCTAATAGTTAAGTAGCCTCCGTCGTTAGGTGAAAAGCTTACAAGAGGTCCTTCATCCCTAGGAAGTACAAGACGAAGAGGTTGACCAAGAACGGACTGAAAGTAGATATCAACGAAGATGTCGTCATCCGGGTTATCGACGTCAAAATAGTGGTCTTCAAAGTCGTCAAGCGCTACCTCCCCGGCAGCTGCGTAGCTTGTCGAAGGTTCTTGATCTACCGAGTCTACTGTGTAAAGATGTCCGCCCCCTACATAGACATGAACAGAATCAGCAGTGTAAAACAAACTATCTCTGTTGCTAAAGTTGCTTCCTTCAAAAGAAATATTTGCTTTCATATTGACAACCTCAAGCTCAAGAATGTCTTTAGCACTTACGTCTAACTTGCGCTTACCGTAGTTAATTGTTATACCGCTGATACGGTTACCTAGGTGCATTAAAATCCCTCCCGTAATGATCTTTCAACTTATCCATCGGGAAACCGTCTGCAATAAAAGCCTCGGTTGCTTTAAGCTTTTCTCTGTAGGCTAGATAAGTGTAAATGTGAAGCATATCCTCTCGAGTAAGAGAGGAGCCAAAGTAGCTATTTAGGGCAGTCAATAGTAATGCTGCCTTCTTCTCCGGGAGAGACTTTCCAATTGGTCGAGAGACTGCTTGAATGTACCGAGCTTCAACCTCTTTCATACTGCTTAGTCCATCGAGTCCCATAAAAATTCCATCTTCCTCGTCAATAATAAGCTCTCCTGCTCCGTAAGGGTTAAGGAATGCGATACGTATTTCCTGCATAAAT